ATTTATATATATCGTTTTATATTGTCAAATAGTTTATAATGATTTCAAATTTTGTTTTTTCATGCGATGCACAAGAATACCGAGCAGTAATAAAAAAGCAAATGGTATTACATAAAACCAAACTGAAGTTTCTACTTCTATATTTTTTTTATTTGTTTCTGATTCATAAGTGAGAGTATCGTCTACTTGACTTGAATTTAAATCATCGGTGTGTGGTGCTTTGGTTTGTTCTACATTAACTATTGGTTCTTGTTGTGGAATTCCCAAACTAGAATTTCCGTAGTTAAGTATGCTTTTTTTAATGCCACACGATGACAATAATACCAAGCACGTTAGTAATACAATTAATGTTTTCATATATAGTTCTCCTTTATCTTGAAGAATAATATACCATACATTATTCGTTATGTAAAGTTTTATTTATTTTTTGCCGTGACAAAGACAATCACATTTATTGTCTTTGCAACATGAAACAAAAAAACATTTAATCTTACAAATTAATTTTTTTATTAACATCATTATAATAAATATTAGTGTATCACTTTAATTTTAAGTCCAGCACGAACAAAAGTTAATTTTACAAATTCTTCAAAAAAGAAGACATATGCAGGACCATCGTAGTTTTTTCTTGCTATTTCGATTTCCTTTTCGTATATCTCCATCCACTTAGTACAATCATCGTACACTTTTTTATCAACCACATCATGGGATAAATTATACCTATGAATATTCATTGCAAGTTGTAATTGATCTTTTGTTAATGTTGCATGAGTTTTAATATCTCTTTCAAACTGAATTTGCATTTCTTTTTGTTTTTGAAGTTCCTCATAAGATTTTTGCAGTAACGGGTTGATTAATTCTTTCCAGTCTTTCCATTCTTCTTTACCACTCAATGCTTCTTTAGGAGTGGGTGCTTTTATAAACCCATCACCCTCGGCACACGAAGTAACCAAGGGTGACATTAAAATAAAATATATAACATTTAAAAACCTAACAAAAAATCGCATTATCTATGCTCAATTCTGTAAGGACTCATTCCGTCAAATGGCATAATCTTTAATTCTTTTTCGAACTCATTGGATTTATCAAAACCATTCAATAATTTATCATCAAATTTATACTTAGTCTTAATTCTATAAGGAAATGTAGACTTTACACTATACTCGTCATCGTCTCCTTCTTCATCCTTACGAATAACACCTGTATCTTCAATTTGCATACTTAAAATTTCTTCCATAGGTGGCATTTCAACTTTAGGATCAATTGCCCACATAATATCATTCTTTTCTGCCCAACGAATCATTCTACGCACAGGAACCATTAAATTAAATCCTTCTCCCGCACCACGCACAATCATGCCAACATATTGTCCATTTTGCAAATAAACTCCACCTCCAGAACTTCCTGGAAATGCAGTAACGGTTGTTTGGTCATATTCAAATTTATCGAGAGTTCGTCCGACTTGTGAAATAATTCCAGTTGTCATTGAATTTGCACCCATTTGACCAAGCAACGAACCAACGTGGAATAAATCAGTTCCAATTGGAATGATTCTATCATTTTCTTCTTTAAGATAAAAATCAACTCCGTCTTTTGCATAATCCTTTGCACGAACCATAAGAAGTGCCAAATCATGACCATCTTCAGCATTTGAATATTTGATGATTTTCGCATCCATTTTCATTTCACCAACTCTACGACCTTTTTCTACAAGTTCTTTTACGATTGATGCATCGTCAAATTCAACAATTTTTACAGGAGTACCTCCTTCAATAACACTACGAACTTTACGAAGATTATCTACCACATGGGCAGCCGTCCAAACAAATGTAACTTTTTTTCCGTCAACTTCACGAATAATCATTGCACCTGAACCTTCGGAACTACTATATCGTGCTTTTGCTTTTATTGTAACCGATACATCTTGCAAGTGATCCGCAACTTCCCTTAATTGTTTATAGTTTGGTGATCCGAAAATAACATTAACGGAAATTGCCATAAAGGCCACGATTGCGAAAATCTTGCTTGAATTCATAGTTTTACCCCCCTGGGTTAATTGGTTAATAATATATTTATATATATTACCCCATTGAGGGTTTTTAGTCAATTACATTAAATTATTGACAACTTTCGCAAACTTCACCACGCATTTTTGCTTCTAAACTACATAAGGACGGAGAGGGTTCACCTTCTGATTCTTTATTTTCAGTTTCGGTGTTATGTTCGTCTACGTTGACACCTGTGCTTTTTTCAACAGCACTTGCGGCCAAATTACGCAAGTAGTAAGTCGTTTTCAAACCACTTTTCCATGCGTGGAAATAAACATCGTTAAGAAACTTCATACTACTTTTATCGTTGTAAAGATTTAAACTTTGTCCTTGATCAATCCACTTTTGTCGTGCAGATGCACAATCAATAAGTTTAAATTGATCTTGTTGAAATGCGGTTTTATACTTCTCTTTGATCCAGGGTGGAATTGCTCCGTTTAGTTTCTGCAAATCTCCATCTACACTTTTAACAAGATTGCTAAGTTCTTTTGTCCACAATCCTTCTGCTTTCATATCGTTCACAAAGTATTCATTCATCATTGTAAATTCACCACTCAATGTAGAATACACAAAGATAACACCAAAGTTTGGTTCAATACTTTGTGAACATCCTGCAATATAACTAATTGTTGCGGTTGGAGCAATGGCCATTGTATTAGAATTACGCATTCCTTGTTTAGCAACTTTCTTTTTGAGTTTGTCCCAATCTTTACGCAATCGTACTTCATCAGAATTTCCACGAAGTTTCATAACTTGTTTCCAAGTATCAATCGGAAATGTTCCTTGACTCCAAAGACTTCCTGAATATGAACTATAAGTTTCACGATCAAGTGCCATATCAGAAGATGCTTCAATTGCAAAATAAGAAATGTTTTCGTAAATTTCATCGGAAATACGAACTGCATCATCACTTTCGTAATTAACATTAAACTCATAAAACATATCATGCCAACCCATTGTTCCAAGACCAACAGGACGATGATTCATATTACTTTTACGTGCTTCTTCAGTTGGATAATAATTAAGATCAATAACATTATCCAGCATACGCATTGCAGTTTTTACACTACTTTCAAGTTTTTTGTAATCAATAGATTTTTCTCCGTGTTTGTTTACATCAACGTGTCGTTTCAAATTCACACTTGCTAAATTACAAGTTGCAGTTTCTCCGTATTCTTTTACTGAACGAGTTCCTTCGTTATCATGAATAGTTGGTTTTGTATGAAGAAGAATTTCTGTACACAGATTACTACTATGAACCGTTCCTTCGTGCTGATTGCTGTAACGAATATTACTTGGGTCTTTGAATGTAACCCACGGATGACCCGTTTCAAAAATACTTTTCAACATTTTCTTCCAAAGGTCTTTTGCTTTTACTTCACGAAAAACACTAAGTTCACCTTCTTGACCTTTTTTAACATATTCCCAATATTTTGTTTCAAACTTTTCACCAAAAATTTCGTGCAACTCAGGTGTTTCATTTGGACTAAACAAATACCACGGACCATCAGTTTCAACTTGCTTCATAAACAAATCAGGAATCCAATTTGCGGTATTCATATCGTGGCAACGCATTCTATCATCACCCACAGTTTTTCTTAATGCCAAAAAGTCTTCAATATCTGCGTGCCAGGTTTCAAGGTATGCACATCCCGCACCTTTTCTTTTACCACCTTGATTAACTGCAACAAGCATATCATTGTAAAGTTTCCAAAAGTAAACTGGTCCTTGATTGATTCCGTTTGTTCCTTTGATGTAACTTCCTCTTGCACGGAAATTGGTAATATCAAATCCAAGACCACCTGCGAATTTACTTTTTCTTGCTTCTTGCCATATTCCATCGAATATTCCATCAATAGAATCATCAAATGTATTAAGATAGCAACTACTCAATTGACTATGAGTTGTTCCACTATTAAACAAAGTTGGAGTGGAACTTACTACGTCAAAGCAACTAAGTGTTTCGTAAAACTTAATTGCGTATGCTTGACGTTCTTCCGGTTTCTCGTTCAAGGCAAGACCCATTGCAATACGCATCCACATTGCTTGTGGTGTTTCCATACGTCTACCACTAATATGAAGTAAATAACGATCATATATCGTTTGAATACCAAGATACTTCCAATCCTTTTCTCGTTCAATATTAAGTTTGTCACTCAATTCACGTAAATCAAAACACTCAAGAAGTTGTTCGTTTAAAATTTCCTCTCGGACTAATTTACGCATATTTGTAATAAAACTTTTACGATACTGAAGTTCAAAAGCATCACTATCTACTCCCTCACCAAAAACTTCTTTGTAAATTGTATTAAGAAGCATTCTCGCAGCCATATAAGCATAATTCGGTTCAAACTCAATTTTAGACCTCGCACTCATAATAAGTGATTTGTCTATTTCTACCGTTGTAACTTTATCATACAACTTGATTTTGGCATCAATCAAAACTTCACTTGCACTAACGTTATCTAAATTTTTTGCGGCTCTTTCGGCACATTTGTTGATTTTATCAACATTGAAGTCTTCTAGTCTACCATTTCTTTTCTTTACTTTCACTTGTAACCTTTTGTTAGTTTTTTTATATTAACATTATAATTTAATTATATAAATATATTTTACGAAATGCATCGTAAAAATACATACTATATATACAGAATTTTTTAACCAATATCAACACTATCTTCTTTATTATATGAATTTTTATTGTTCATTTGGTCATACTTGGATTTTAAAAGATTCTTTGCACCATTCTCAGAATCATTCATTTCCACCATTATTTCCGCACCCTTTGTACTTTGCTCATCATATATTTCAATAACACCAGAAGAAGTGTCAACTCTACTTGGAAATGTCAAACCATCAGGTCCAAACCGATTTTTAATGACATGAAATCTACCTGTACTACTAACCTTGTCAGTTGCTTTTCTAGACAAACTTATCACAAAGTCTGCCGTCATTATTTTACGATAACTATCCGCAACTTTTTGTGCTTCAATAATATTATCATCTAATGACGAACGACTTGCCTGTGATGCCGTCCAAACAGGCACTCCGAGTTCGCCCGCAAGGCCTCGAAGATCCTCATAAATTCCCCCCTGCTCAACATAACTGTTGGCATTATTTCCGTGATTACCCGGAGATAAAATATCTGCATAATCAATTACAACCATATCAACTGGGTACCCCATTGTATTTGCTAAATTTGCGTGTGCAAGAATTGTACTTACTCCTACACTTTTTGTTGGATATTCTTTAATAAGAAGTTTTCCTTTAATATTTGCTACGACATTTTTTACTTTTTCTTCATGCTCCATTATATCTTGAAATGGAATGCCCGTGAAGCAACTATCGTAACGAAGTCCAACATAACACTCATTAAGTTCTAATGTATAATGTAATACATTCTTACCACTTTGCATTGCCGATTTACCAAGTGATGCTAAACACCAACTTTTACCACCTCCTGCACTACTAATAATAACACCAAGTTCTCCAGGTCCCAATCCACCATTTGTTAAATCATCAATCACGTCCCAACCTGTGTTGATTGTATCCCGAGCAGTTTCTGACATTCTTAATGCTATATCACGTGCATAATCATGCCCTATGTCACGTTCTGTTCCTGCTTTTAGTGCATCATCTACAATTCGTTTAATAGAGTCGTATTGACCACCTTTAAGAAAGTCAACACTCTGCATAATTGCGTTTTTAAGTTTTTGATTTTTACAAAAGTTTAAAAACTCATTTTTAACAAATTCAGCATCGTTCGTATCAACTTGTGTGAATATACTTCTAAGTTGATCAATGATTGCGGCCTTTAGTGAATCAATGTTTACATCATCACACTTAATCTTAAATACATCAAGTGTTGTTGTTCTTTTATACTTACCATAATGCGTTAAAATTTCATCTACAATCCACTTATGTGCTTCACTTTCCCAATATTCAGTTTCAATAATATCGTGAGTTCTTTCCAAGAACTTTTTATCGTCAATTAAAGCACGAATGGTTTTACTTTGAAATGCAGTTCCAAACTTTTGTAAGGTATCCACATTATTATTTATAGTCTCCGTCATATATTAAATTAGATTATCAAATGATTGGAATCCAATCAAGACTTTTTTTAAAAAAATTACGATTGTGAAGAAATCGCATAACTATTTAGCACCGACCAAGTTTCCATTAACCAATTATGATGATTCGGAAATGCAGCCCATAATTGGTCTTCGGCAAATTTTTTACTAAACTCAAACTTATTAAGTTCAGTCACAGGTGACTCAACATGGTCAAATATTTTTGTTTGCATACTTGCAGGTAAAATACTATCTTTAAGTTGCATCAAATCATAGTTTCTTTTTAACAATAATTGATTTTCTTCTTTTAGAAAATTTTTATACAAAGGCATCTGCGGTTTTCTGTCTTCGGAAATTTTTAATAAATCCTCAACAGACAATTTTGATTCGTTTGCAAATTCAGGGAAAGCAGTTTTTAACTTTTTTTCACCAACACCCTTTATACCTGCTATATTATCACCACGGTCTCCATCTATGGTTCGGTATACCAAAAAGTTGTTTGGGTGTATGCCATATTCAAGTAAAACTTTTTCTTGTGTATACAAAGTTCTTTTGGTGGGACTATATACTGTAACATCCTCATCAACGAGTTGAATGAAATCTTTATCAGTACTCATTATAGTTGTCCGTTTACCAAGGCCACTAAATTTTGATCTAGCAAGTAATGCGATTACATCGTCTGCTTCTACATTATCAATGCAAATCGTAGTTACTGGTAGCATATTTAAATACTCAATGAGTTTCACAATTTGATACTTCATAGAACTTGATTCTTCACTCTGATCCATATCTAAACTTAACGCACGATTTACACGAAATCGTACATTTTTTTTCATTTTGTAATCTGGAAATATTTTTCTTCTTCGTGTACTACCACCTTTTCCATCAAACACAACTACACATCTAGTTGGTTTTCGTAAACGAATTGCATGACCGATACTTTTTAAAAAACCTGTATATCCACCTATATGATCACCATTTTCATTTGTAGTTGGATACATACTCCAAACTCGCATGAATGTGTTCATACCATCAACTAAAAGTGTGTCGGAATTTATATCCCGTTCCACTTCTAATTCATTCTTTTTTTCTTTTGAAAATTCTTGAAATAAACTAAATATTTTACTTTTATCACTCATCCGATATTGATGCCAATTCTTGTTCTACAATTGTATCATTATCTTCAAATTCAACATCTTCATCAATGACACTATTTGCAGATTCATACTGCATAACAACTTTGTCACAAATTTGAGTATATAACTCGTCTTTTAGTTCAGGATTTTCTGCTAACAAAGTTGGAAATTCCTTTGCCATAAACTTGTGTTCATTTTCTTTAGAATCAACATAGGTGTAATATGCCCCACCTTGCTTAAATACTTTATGAGTTTTAAGTGTAGTAATCCAACTTCCCAAATCATCAATACCACGATTGAAATAAATTTCAAAGGCTGCTTTTCTTTGAGGAGGACCCATACGATTCTTAACGATTGTTGCTTCGCACTTATTTCCGATTACTTCGGTTGTAGAACCCTGTTTGATTTGTCCAAGATTCTTTAAACGAAGACGAACACTTGCGTGGAATGCCAATGCTTTACCACCACTTGTTGTCCACGGATCACCAAACATAACTCCCATCTTTTGACGAAGTTGGTTGGTGAATACTAAAGCAATTCGTTGACGTCCTATTGTAGAAGTCAACTTACGCATTGCTTTACTAATTAGAATTGCTTTGGTTGTTGCAAATCCATCTTTACTATAATCTGCGGACATTTCTACTTTAGTTGATGCGGCCGCAACACTATCTGTCACAATAGTTACGAGTCTATCTTTGTTGCTTTTACGAATCGTTGCGATGATATTATCAATTGTTGCGAAGATGTCTTCTACAGTATCTACATGAACATACAACAACTTGGTTGTATCAACACCGATAGCAGTTAAATATTCAATACTAACACTTGTTTCCGTGTCTATATACACTGCAACACCTCCCTTCTTTTGAGTTTCCGCAAGAATGTGACCACACAACAAACTTTTACCACTTTGTTCTAGTCCAGTTACTTCGGTGATTCGTCCCACAGGAATTCCACCATTCGGACGATTTGAAATTGCCAAATCAAGTAAACTACTACCTGTTGGAATCCAATCGGAAATTAAAGAAGGATCATCTCCTTCATTTAAAAAGAATGCTACTTTACCTTCATCCTTATACGCAGAGTTTAGACTTTCTGCAAGTACAGATGCTAAATCTTCTGATTTTGTTTTATCTTCTTTTTTTCTTGCCATAAATTTTAAATTGATATGAGGGTGGTTGGAGATGCCAACCACCCTCTTGGTTTTTTAAGACTTAAACAACTCTTCAAAAGCTGCCTCTACATCTTCCGTGGAAGTTGCATTGGGTTTACTTTTCTCTGAGGTAGCACTTGCAACTTCGGGTTGCTTTACTTCAGTTTGAGTTGATTCAACTACAACTTCATCAGTTGATACTGATTCGGCCGGTGGTGCATCTTCTTCGGACTCACCACTTACCCATTTTTCAAGAGCATCTTTCAATTCATCATAACTCAATTCTTGATAAATTTCTGTGATTTCTGCTTGGTTGTTTGCAACTGACTCTGCGATATTCTTATTGTCAGATACAGGAGATGTGTTGGGTTTTACACGAATATTTGTTTTTGGAAATGATCGTCCTGCTTCTTCTGCCGAGAGAAACTCAATTGTGATGTCTCTTCCATTAATTGGATCAGTAATGTCTCCATAATCGGGGTCTGCAATAACTCCGAGTAGTTCTTGATATACTTCTTTACCAAAACCCCAAAAACGAACTCCTTCTGCTTCTTCACCACGAACGATGACAGGAACGAAAGTTCTCATTTTAGGCATAAGTGAACGTCCCATACGATAATCATCCTTATCTCCACTACGAGTTAACTTTTCAGCAAACTCAACGATAGGGTCTGGACGACCAAACGATTTTGGGGACAGATATGTCCGGTTGTTGATTCCATAGTGAAAGAACAATTCGATAAACGGATTATCCGGTTGGTGCATATAAGGCACAATACGAACCTGTTGTTTGCCAGGTTGAGGTTTCCATTGGTAATTCTTACGATTATTACTCTGAGAGAGGTTTGTAAGTTTTGCTTTGATTTTATCTAGGTCAATTGCCATTTTTTAATCCTTAATTTAGTATTTGTTATTATTATTCTTAATATAATACAACTCGATTTGAATTTCGTCAATCAGAATTGTATACATCAAGAGAGTTTTTCGCCATTTTCAACGAAATTGTAAAAGTCCGAAGCAATTTCTAATACTTCGTGTGTAGTTGGAATTGGTGGTATTTCTAAGGGAGTATTTTCAAATCTGGCACGACTTTCCAACTCGTCTTTTTCCATGTGCCATGCTTCCCATACCATCTCTTTTGCGTTTTTTAACACTTCTAATCGTATGCCGTGGGCATCGTATTTTTTATCTTTATTACTCATTTTTTAATTATTATTTAGTCAATTATATTTACTATATATAAATATATTTTACTTGAATTTTATATCAATTTCAAGGCAAAAAAATTAACTTTTTTTGATCAATCTTTTCTTAGAAAGTTTAACTGCGTTTGGATTTATATCACAACCAATGTAATTGCGATTCAAAGACTTTGCTACTTCAAATGTCGTTCCACTTCCACAGTAAAAATCACCGACTAAGTCACCTTCATTGCTACTTGCTTTAATAATTCTTTCTAAAATCTTAGGATGTTTTTCACTATAATAATCAGTTGCTTTTTTAACTTTTAAACCAGATGGAATATCATCCCAAACATTTGTAGGTATCGTTCCAACTTTTAGTTTTTCTTCTGTAATATTCGGTCTATCTTGTTTTTTACTGATTACTGATTTATATGGAACTCTGATGGACATATCATTAAAAACAAAATCATCAGACTTTGTGTATACGATTATATAATCATGCTTTTTTGCAAATTCTTTTTTTCCTCGTCCACCTATATTAAATTTTACGACAATTTGATTTCTGAAATTTTCATATCCAAACACACTATCCATTAGAATTCGTATCCAATGTACAATTCGTAAATCCATTTGTAAATAAATTGTACCGGTGTCAGACAATATACGTTTCATTTCATGCAAACGAGGAATATAATGATTGTTTATTTCGTTTTTATTTGGTTTTAAATCTGTGTAATCCTTAAATTTTTTACCAGTTCCATATAAAATATCACAATAAATTAAGTTTACACATTCAGAATCCAATTTATTTAGAAGTGTTAAGTTATCGCAAGTATGAACTTCGTTTTCTATTTTCACTTATCAAAGTTTACCACCTTCGTATCTTTTAAGTTCTCCATTGTTAAATCTATACCTAACTTCAATTTCAATGGTTTCTTTTTCGGCACCGTATCCTTCTTCTACAAGATCATATGTTAAAAGATTAATTGGTTTTTTGATAATTTCGTGTAAGTATGCCATTGTACCAGTTGCATATTTTATATCAAGTGGTCTGCCTTCAAAGTCATGTCTAAGTAATATTTCAGTATTTTTATATTTCATATTCTCCATGTAAATAACAGGTCTTCCCATATTAACATGACGATTTACAAGTTTTTTCTTGATTGCCTTATAATCTTTGCTTACGACAACATACTTGTTTGTAGACTTATCAAGTGCATATTCAAAATACTCATTTTTTTCACAAAACTCTTTTGTAAAAAATTCATTTAAAAAAGTTACATCGTTATAGTTTTCACGAACTTCATAGATTTTTTCACGACCCAAATTAAGATTCTTATTCCAATATCTTTTTTCATCTCCATTGTCGCAATTTTCGTATTCCTTACCAAACTTTCCTTTATTCCAACGATCTTCAATATCTCGCAACAAAGAATTACCAAGTTTATATGGATTATTCATGTTATATTTTCCACCTAAAACACCAGCATGATGTTTTGCATACGCAAAGATTCCTTCATCTCCTGCAAAATTACAAGTCGCCATAATATATGAATCCCAATAACTTGCCCAACCTTCATTTAGAACCTTTGTCATTCCTTGTGGACGATAGTAAATAGATTCATCACGAATCATACTAAGAATATTTTGTTGCCAAGGTTCTAAACGACAATGGTTAATAATCATAAGCATAATATCACGTTCAGGACGCAAGGGAAATTTATTTTCTGCTAATTTTTTTCTTTCTTCACGTTCACTTCTTTGCTTTTCAATATAATGCGTGGGATTAACATACTTTTGCATATACTCTTTAGTATCTAATCTTGTAACGTGTTCACGTGGTTGACGATCTTCAAAGTTAAATTTTGTTGCTTTCTTTAGATTACTTTCACGATAACAAAGTGAAGGATCAATTAGATCGTCAATTGCCAAGGCCGCATTCAAAAAGTCTTTTACTTTTTTACGTCCAAAACGATCCATATACATACGAATTTTATCACTATGATTTGCCATAACATTCATCATATTACGATTAGTATGCTTGAACATAATGTTGTTCTTAAAGAAATCACTATGTGCAGTTGCGTGTGCAACAACAGTCAAATTATCAACAATAGGATTATTTCTTTGTAGGTACATATAAGTCGGATCGGTATTTACCACCATTTCATAAATCTTACCCATACCTGAATGATATTGATGATGAAGTTGTTCAAATTGTTGTCCAAAATTAAAATGTGGGTAACGAACAGGAAACCCACCATAGGCCGCAATTTCAACTATTTCATCCGCATCAAATTCTTCAATACATAAAGGGTATGGATCAAGTCCATTATCATAACAGGCCTTTAGTACATCAGGTATAAGTTTTGCAAGTTCTTTGCAAACTCCATATTGTAATTTATCACTTTCCCATGCAATTCCCATAATTTTAAAAAGGTACTTCCTCTTCGGCAGGAGTTAATAATTTTTTAAGTGACTTTAATACATCACTTCTGTCATCCAACGATGTGGTTACAATGGTTTTGGGATCAAGTTCACCACTTGATAATTTAGATTGAATGTGTGGTAAAAATGTTGCCCAACTTCTGATTGCTTTTACTTCTGTAATTCCGATTAAATTAGAATACTTTTGCATCTTTTTAAGATAATCAACACACACTTCATTGTCTGAACCAAAATTTTCTCCATCACTTAAATAAAATACATAAATATTCCACTCATCGAGAGGAAATGCCTTTTCAACAATGTCATCAACTAAGTGAAACGCACTACTAATTTGAGTTCCTCCTCCACTTTTGTATTTGTAAAACTTTTCTTGGTCTACTTCTTGAGCATGATGATCATGTACAATATATTTTACCTGAGTTTCTTGGTAAAATCGTTGCACCCAGTTATCTAAATACCAACACAATTCACGAACAATTTCTCGTTTTTCTTCATCCATACTTGCAGAGATATCAGATACAAAAAATATTACAGCATTTGTATCAGGGTTTTCGACCGAACTCCAACTTCTAAATTCTTTATCGTCTTTAACTGGATAAAAGTTAGATAAATCCTCAGGATCATATTCACTTGAGGAAATAAGTCGTTTGAAAGCATTTTTTAATGTTTTTCGTTTATGAAGTAAACTATTATTTCCTACTTTTGCGATACGATTCCATTTAATTTTTTCTTTAACCATCTCACCATTTTCTTTTGGAAGAAGATTGGGAAGTTGCAGTTCTTCTCCTATCATATCAAAGTAAGCATCCATACTAATTCCAACATCAATTTCGTGGCCATCACCTTCACCTTCACCACCATCACCTGGTTGACCACCCTGCCCTTGACCTTGGGGTGGTCCTTCTCCTACTTCGTCACCTACGTCTGCCTGTCCGTTTCCAATGCCACTTCCATCGGATGGTTGCCCATAACGAAAACTCGGAAGTTCTACATGAGGAACTTTTACGACAACAAAGTCTTTTCCACGACGAGTGATTCTCTGTCCTGATTTAATATGATTTTTAAGTTTATCGGATACGTTTCCTTTAACGATATCACGATACTCTTTATGATCTTCTCTGATTCTGCGAGATGGCATATAGAATTATCCGTTGATTATTATTATTAATATTAATCTTCGTCTTCGTCTGCGTCACCTCTTGCGAAAATACTACCTACATAAGTAAGAACATCCGAAGCACTATCTTCATCGTATCCAAAAGATGTAATAAGACGTTGCTTCAACGCATCAATTTTTTCAAGAAGTTCTTTGTCAACTACAGTTGCAGTATCTTGAGCAAGAGCAGATAACTTGATGCTATCTTTGGTATCTTCAAACAACTTCTTTTCAAGTGCTTTGTATAACTGCTCATTAGAGTCGTATTTAAACTCTTTACCTTTGGCGGCAAGTCCACCCATGTAGTTCATAATTTCTCTACGAAAATCGTCTTTCATTCCCTCAGAAATTCCTATTTTTTCTTCTATACTACGCATAAGTTGTTCATTTGCAGTTTCTTCTTTTCCAGTTACAGGGTTTGTAACTTTCTCGTCCTGAATATAAGCAACAATATTATCAATATAGTTTGTGCAAGTTGCTTTTATTGCTTCTTCACTGCTACTAAGTGCCTGTTGCACTTCTCTTTTCACAATTCTGTCATATTCTTTTTCAACCATTTCAAGTCTTTCCATCATGTTCTTTTTATCATCTTCTGATGAAAACCCACTATGACTTTTCAACCCTTCACGGATTTGTGCAAATAACATAAATGGATTTAAACTCTTAGCACCCATTCTTGGATTAACAATTGCATTGGAAAACTGATTTTGAATGAAACGTGCTGACACCCCACCATATAATCCTTCTTTTGGAGATTCTTCTTGCATTTCTTTTACGTGTTCATCCGTAAAACCATGCACACTTTGACCATTGTAAAGTTTTGCCTTCTGAATAATACTCATATCTTGCTTTGTGCTTTCTTCTAAACGACTTACAACTGCAAATAAAGCAGCCAAATATGTTGTATGTGGTGCAATGTGTTTGTTTACAGTACTTTTGTTATAGAAGTGATCATAAATCTTCTTTTCTTCGTCAATCTTGAGAAGGTACGGAATATCAATTTTAATTGTTCTGTCACGAAGTGCTTCCATGAATTTGTTGTTGGTTAATTTTTCAAATTCAGCATTATTTGTATGACCAAGAATAACTTCATCAATCGGTACTTGATTGAAACGACGTGGTTTAACACGGTGTTCTTGGGTTGCCCCAAGTAAATCATATAAGAACTCAGTTTGAAGTTTAAGAATTTCTTGGAACTCAATCAAACCACGATTTGATACGAGAAATTCTCCATCAAAATCAAATGCACGGGGATCACTTTCACTTCCGTATTCTGCTAACTTACGATAATTAATATCACCGGTAAGTTCGGTTGCATCTTGTGACTTTTCGTCTTTCGGTTGAAAAGTTCCTATACCGATGCGGTTTTTTTCTGACAATGCAACTCGTCTGACTACAATATGATCTAGTACTTTGCGATAGTCTCCACCATGCAATTCCATTAATTGGTTATAGTAAAATTCATTTACCGGGTTTAATGCTCCATCTAATTTGATTCGATAGTCATCTTTGTCAAGAGTTGAATTAATTTTAGAAATAATAGATTCTTTAATGTCTTCTGGTAAGAGTTTCAATGGCTCTTCGTTCATTGGACACGGAACGAGTTTTTCATTTCCACTTTCATCGGTAAGTTTCCAACTAAATGAATATAATGCACCTTCATTAGTTCGTGTGTATGCCTCAAGACCTTTTTTCAGTGCAGTAACAATTGTAGACTTACTACTTCCAACAGGGCCGTGGAGTAATATAACACGTCGTTCTGGTCCGTAATGTCTACTTGCACTTTTAAGTATGTCCATAAACTCCATTAGATTTTCCTCAAGTCCATAAATTGAGATGTCACCGAGTCCTTCAAAGAATTTGTATCTTACATATGTTCGTTTGCAATAAGTTGTCTCGTTAGTTCCATGAGACATTACCATGTCGTATAATCTTTGATATGAATTTCTTGCGATGGTAGGTTTTTCTTCCACCATATTGATGTAATCCCAAAACGAACCTGTCCAATTTAACGATTCGTATGATTGAATTGCGTCATTGTTTTCAGACTTAATTAAAGATTCAAGACTACTTTTTGAATCTTTCTTTTTTTCTTCATATCTTTTTTTATTTTCCATAACCATTACCTTATATTTTTTTTGTGAGTGAGTCAAATGTTTTATCAAATATTTTGAATTTTAAACAATTTTGTATCAATTTTTCTAATGTCACCCGTAGGTGAAGTTAATAATATACAATTTTCATAATTGTTCCAATTAATTTGGAATTTCAAATCAAGAAGACCGTTATTTAAATGTTTAATTAGCATATTCAGTGAATTTATTGTGTATATAGTGTTTGAATCTTTTTTTCTATGAACACTTATAGTATTACTAAAGAAGTTACTTTTATTTAGTAAAGCAGAATTTATATTGTATGTCAAATAAATCTCATTTAAATCATCGACATTCTGCAAAGCATACACTTTTCCGAATAAAATATCATAAAAACTCGAAACCTGCTTGATAATTTCATTATAGTTCTGAATATCTGTAAATGTACAAAGTAGTTGAGTTTTCATTAATAATAACCTTTTTATTTTGTTAGTTATCCATAAATATATATTAGAAAACTCAAACATGGATTTCTGCTAAATCTCCATAACTTCCTCCAGCATATAGTTTTAAAGGAAACTGGTCATCTGGATTCATAATTTTTATTATATCCTTAATCGAATTAAACTCACATTTATGCAAATCAAACAAAAAAGCATCGTATGTATACAACGATAAATTTATTTGTTTTCCATTAATAAATTGTAAAATATTTTTCAAAACCTTGCAATTTCTTTCAGTTTCTGCTGATTGTAGTAAATAATTAAAAACTTTATATGGGTTTGGTTTATCTTCAAATACATCAGAATATATTCTCCTTTTATATATCCAAGTTTCTACAAAATTATTTTTTTGATAGAAATCTTTAACTTCCATGATATAGTCGTGTATTGATTTCATAAATGGAACATTATCAATTATATCTTGGGTTATTCCACCGTACATTAAATTAAATGTAATCTTCTTGGAAAGATCATACTCTTCTTCTGTTAATTCGTCTTTCCCGTGATACAGTTTACCTAGATATGTGTGTAAAGATTCGTTGGGTAAATTATATCCTACATGATTGGCAAATAATCTCAAATGATAACTTTCATAATCAATCATTGCCATAGCACCGTCATCTCCGTATCTACTTACATAATCGTTTCGTTCTCCTTCCTTTTTATTTAATGCAAGAAAATTTATATTGTTATATCGATTACTTGGTCTTGATGTTGGTGTGAATAAATTATATTGAGTGCTAAGTAATCTATTATTCTTTTCGGAAAATATTTTACTTTTTTCCAGTTCACATAATACTTCACTTAAATCATTTATAAATTTGTCGGTTGGTGATTCGTATGTGTTTAGTGCATTTTTAATACTTTCGAAGGTATCGTTGAACTTTTTTAAAATCATCATTATAGGAATTGATTTATTACTTTTACATCTCGGTAAATCAATTTGAATTTTACTTTTATTTCTATAATAAACATGAAGAGATATATCAACTGAGTTTTCAAAACTTACAATATGATTTGTATCCTTTTTATTTACTATTATTTTTCTACAAGAAGATTTTGCAATTTTATCAAGCACTCGTGTATCAATATTCACAACATCAGGATGTGAAAAGGATACTGCAAATGTATCATTATTATCTATATTTTTAATTAATAAAACTAATGGTTTTACTTCAATTGGGTGAGTTTCCTGTTCTTCTACGAATAAGTGAAAAAAAAATTGTTCTGTACTATCAAGTTTACTAAGTAAATGTTTGAATTCGGATATTGTTTCAACAAAATGCATTTCGTTTATCATAATACGAAATGATTTTTAACTTGTCAATATGAATTTTTATAAAATTGTGTGACAGATGGAATTTTATTTTTTATTCCACTAAATTTTTTTTCTGCGTTGTTCAGTACAAGTGTATTATGTTCAATTACTCCCAATTCATTTTTGATATTTCCAGTAGATATAGAATTTAAGTCTCCTGCTATTTTCCAATCAAATTGTATAATTTCAAAAAAATTCGAGTTTTTAAATCCATTGTATTGATTTATACCAACCTCAACAATTCTATACCGTGGGTCACTTGATTTTTTTATAAAATATCTTGTTATAAATTTATTTAAATAATCATCTTTTGTGATTTCTATAATTTCTTCCTCAGGAAATTCCGAAAGATCCCGCAAATTCATTCGTGTTTGTGATACGAGTAATTGCGAATAAAACGAGTTCAATTCTTCGTTTTCTGTGATATTTTTATTACTTTTCATTTGAATTTGGTCTTAGTATTGCACGAACTGTAGTTTCCCAATCACCATTTTGAACTGCATGATCGATTGCAGTTATTTGCCATATTCCGTTCATGAACCAATGAGTTGGAATTCCTGTACAATTGAAAGCATCAAGCATTCTTAGACCTTCAATTCCATCGATAGTCAATGTCATTTCACATCCATCTATCGGTTGATTATATCCTTTTACTGCGTTTTCAGGAATCATATCACTTGTCATTGATTCTTTTACCCTAGCTGTATCTATATCAACGCATTGTATGTCGTATCCCGCAAGAGTTCCTTTCATTGGAATTATAAAATATTCCTTGTTAGTTTTTTCCGCCTCATCGTCTTCTTCAGTAGTTTCTTCTCTCACCACACCCGGAATTACTTTCACACCCTCTACTTCTTTTAAAATTCTATCGTTTTTACTTCGTTGATAAAACGCAACCTGTGCGTCATCGTGTCTATCGTACACAACCATTGATTTTAATTCGGCAGGAACTTGTATGTCCAAATCAAGTCCACGAACTATACTATTTTTTTGATGTGCTCTGAAAATATATGCTTTATTATCTCGTTTTATCGTTTCAACAGTTTTATTTCCGTAAAACTTCATATCACGTATTGTTAGTTTAGTTTCATTTGAAGTGTTTGAATCAAGTGGAACTACTCTAAAATCCCATATATCACAACACGCAGTTGATATTTTTTTCAGTATCGCATCTAACATTGTGATAATTGTTTTGTGATTTTTTACCGCATCTTTTATAACTGTGGTGTTTATATACAAATCCCTCAACCTTCCACTCATTCCCTTGGTACCAGGTAGAAAGTCTGGAAATGGCTGCGATGGATATAAAACATTTTTATGTTTTTGAACAACTGTAATCACAGAGTGTAAGTTATCTCGCATATTCGTTGCAATACCCGTTTTACTTGTTGATGCGTATATTTCATTTAATCTTAATTGTGCATTTGCCGTTTTTCCAAAAGTGTTATTTTTTGCGAGTGCATTTGCGGTCATTGTTCCGTAGAAAATTGTAGAAGTTGAACCATCAAACTTCTTACTTCTGTTTCTACGTGGTGCAACCGCATTTGGTATCAACAAAACATTTCCATCGGTTGATTTTATATTCGGATGTGCTATACAACGAGAATTTGCTATATCAAGACGATATAAATCTCCTTTTGTTTTAACTTTTCTTGAAAAGAAGTTGTTTATTATGACACTCAGCATATATAATGATATAAATTTATCTTCGTTATCCCCGGCATGATAAACATTTCCTTTGTCTGCTTCACTCGGAGCATAAACATGACGATATGCTCTTAGTTTTTTTAAAAATTCTGAGGAATTAACCCCAAGATCATTGATTGATCTTGAATTTCCTCCGAAAGTACCAGTACCACTATCACCTTCCGCAAGATCAACAACTATATCATCCAAGTCTTCTTCTATAAATTTTTTAAAATTTGAAAGTTTTGTAGGTTCTTCAGAATCTGCACTTTGTACTTTTTTATTTTGTGCTTTTGTTGCATCATTGGTCATCATCTTAGCAACTTGAGCCATGCTAGTTAACTCTACACTACAATCATACCCACCGTCTTGTCTAAGTGAATAACTATAATTACTTATCATACCGATAGCAAAACTATAATTGCCTTTACCAGATTTCATTTTCTCATGGCATACGTGGCCATCATTAAATAAACCTACCAACCCAGTCGGTCTTGAAATTAGTTTACCCTCCGCATCAGCACCTGCACTTATATTTTGTTTACGACCTTCATTTTTTCTACGAGCATTCACAAGTTTTGCTTCACTTTCTGTTAAAGAACCTCCACGACCTTTTGCTAAAACATAGTTTGAAGAACCATCTGCAACATCAGGTGATCCTGTATACATTTTTCCAGGTCTTCCTACATTTTTTAAATCAATTAGTGCTTCTCTTGGAAAATGATTCCAGCCAAACTCTACAATAGCAGTTACACCAACCGTAAAAAAGTAAGGTTGAAGGTAATCTAATTGTGATCTACTCCAACACACAAATTCAATTGTGGTTTTTCGTTCACCTGTTGCTATTCCAGAATATTCTACTTTTACATTCATTACACCAGGTGGTGGACGATGTTTAAAATCTGCTTCTTCAACTTGATGTGGATTACCCTGTGCATCAAATCCTAATACATTTTTATGTGTTTTACTTGGATCTTTAGAAAATCCATAGTTATCATCAAAACTTTCAACACCATGCATGATAAAACCTTCATGTATAGGCAATCCAATTTTATTATCCTGTGTTGTTGCATTTGATACAAATCGTGCCCATGCAGTTTTTGGTCCACGATAAATTGTATCTACATACTGATCATCAAGAAAACCTTGACTTCCTATTCCTAAATCTTTATCTCCAAATTCAGTTGAAGCATGAGTCCCACGATCATTTGTACCTGTTCTTTCAGTTGGATAATGCATTCCATAATTTTTTTCTCTTCGCATTAACTCTCCACGTACATAATTTTGAATATGGGTAATATCTGATCCAGTTGCACCGTCTTCCCAATCTGTGGATAATAAATCAATATCATCCTTTGCCAATAACATTGGTTCATAATTTAAAAGTTGAATTTCGGCATCCTTTGCGGTTGCGTATTGTGGTGCTATTTTACCAGATTCACTTTTTGCTTTTTCTTTTTCTTTTTCTTTATCACCAAACAACCCACCGAATGGTAATTTTGATTTATTTGATAATCCACCACCATGCGATCCAAGTAAATTACTTGCTAAATTTTTTGCACTACTTGAAATGGGTAAGTTCATTTATTAATTGTTAATTTTATTATGATCTAAGATAATTTCACCAAGTTCAGTTGGAATTCTTAATTGAGTTCCTGGATTAACAAACATTGTTCCTTTGATTCCGTTTGCATTTGCAATAACCCACCAGTATCTCGGATTTTTGTAGAACCTGTTTGCCAGATGATCGAGTCTTGTTTTCTCAACCATAACCACAAAAACATCCGATTCACGATTTCTAATTTTATTTAATAAAGTAGTTTCAAGAACTTCTTTATTATCCTCTCGGAATTTTGTTTTTACTTTTGCGTATCTCATAATTTAAATTATACACCAGGAATTGGTATTGATATATCAGTATTACCATTACACTCTTCACAACTACTAAAATTTGTTAGTGAACCTGATTTTATACTAAAATCTGATACTTGTACATCATATTTACCAGGTAGAAACCCTTTACCAAATAAGAATTCTTCAAATAGTTCCCTAACCATTATTTGGTCACTTGACACTGTTTTTGCTAATTGCATTGATTGTAAAAACCGGTAACAACCATCCATTTTACCAAATGATGCCCCATCTTGCGTATAATCACCAATAGTAACAACCGAATCGGTGGGGATGCTCCACGCACTATCAGTTTTCATTATACCCACAATAGGACGGATGTTAGTGCCAGAGCCTGTACAATATTCCAACGCAACCCATTCGTCATTAGAATCATCTTTTGTTGGTGTTGGTGTTGGATCAACTGAAATATTAGTAGTTGCTGAGTCACTGTTTGGTGTGCTGATGTTTTGATTATTCTTGTTGTTTTGTCTTTGAATTGCTTCTTCTTCTCGGTCTTGTTCTTCAAACTCACGGAAATTTATCGTAGACATATCACTTGGTTCTTGAAAATCCTGTGTATCATATTCAGATTCTTCTTTGTAGTGTATTAATTGCTCATTAAACGAACCATTTTTATCATAGGAAGTTCGTACATCTTTCGTAACATATACCGCAGTTCCATCCTCTTTGTTATGACCAAAGTGCCTTTGTTTTGTTTTTGGAGCATTTTTCTCTAATAATTGCATACTAACTGTGATTTCACAACTTTTTGGGTATCTCGCAGCTTTCCCCTTGCGAAATATATTATCATTCAAATATGTGTACTCAGACAAACGATCATCTTCGTTGTTTCCAAGTTCCCAATTAGATTCTGGTAGTGTTAATCCAACTGACTTTATTAAAACAGGTTGTTCTAAGTAAATATCACCTAAATTAAACTCAACAATCGGAGGTATAATGAATGAAGAATAAGTCTCACTTATCGGACCACTTTCACTTTCATTTGTGTAACCTGCTGGACGTGTTAGTCCAACTAAATAATTAATTCGTTGCCACATAGGATGTAACTCTGCCAAACTAAATGATACACATTCAAAACTTAAATTTACATTCCGTGTAAATCCTTGATATACACCAACAACATCTGCACGACCTAGATATTGTGTTTCTATCCAAGTTGCATCGTGTTGATCGTCAAGTGATTTTAAATAACTTCTAAATGGAATAAATTTTCTATTTACCAAATCGTGAAAATATAAAGGCATGAAATCCAAGTTAGCATATTTTTTTGGAAGTCTATTAAGATTTGTATCATCACCCTCTGTTGAGTCAAGTACACTCAATGCATTATATTTATCTATACGTTCCTCATAGGTTGCATCGTATTTTGGTAATCTTTTGTTTACTGTGATTTTGTTGATATTAGTTTCGTTATGATCAAATTTATCCTCATATCTAACTCGTTTACCTTCATCCACCAAATTTGTTATTTCATCTCTTGTTTTTGTATCTCCTGCTATGACTTTTTTACCCTCACGATTATTGGCATCCAAGTTTTCAAGTGCAGTATCATATTGAGATTGAAAGTTTTGAAAATTTTTATCACGAAGACCTATATCAAATCCGTGCTTTTCGTCTTTAAATTTATTAAAATTCATTAATAATTCTTCGTCATCTCTTTTTCTTTTTTCGTAAATTTCTTCTGTTCGTTCGTTAATTTGCTTATTTATATCTGTATTTGTACTATCTGCCCCATGTAAAGGTCCTGATGTTTCGTATTCTGTTACTGGTTTATGAACATCACTAGCACGGTTTTGCTTGTGACCATCGTGATATAAGTTTTGTTTTAATATAGTTTCTAAATAACCATTTTTTGTTGAACCTCCACTTGGTTTCGCAAAAACGGTTGAAGGTCTTTTATCGGAAGAAGATTGTAGTGTATTATTTTTTCTTCTTTCAATTTCCGAAAATGCGTCTTTATCTTCTTTTGTTATATCTTTATCCATGTCTGAATCAACCGGAACTCCTGGTAATGTACCAGGTACTGTAGGTGATACAGGAGTTTTATCACGATTTGCGAATGGATCATACGGAATTGCCATATATTTAAATATATAAAAGTATATATTTTTTAATCAGGTTGTACTTTTGCTATTGCAGTACTTACTTTCTTTCCGTCTAGGTTTACAGCAATTCCTCCGGACTTCATTAAAGCAATTAACTCACTTAATTTTTTCTCAATTGCTCCATCTGCTACTTCACGTGTATCAACAACAGTAGACGGTGATGGTTCTGACATAATCGTAGATATAGAGGGTGGAATTGTGGTATCCACAGATTGAGCAAGTTGCTCTATTTGAATTCCTGTTTGTAGTTCTTCATTTCCTTCGTCTGTTTCTGCAACGGAAAAAGGATTAAATGCTTCTCCAGGTGCAACTTGTGGAGATATGCTCATCATACCCGGATCACCAAAATCTACATTCCCACTTTCATCTTGTTTCCAATCAAAAACATTTAATGGTTTTTCAGGAACTTGAATATTTTCATAAGACTGAAATTGTTCTTGTGCTTTTTCTTGTATCATTCTTTCCATGTAATTGTTTTCCATTTGGAACTTATTTACATCAAGATACGTTGATTCACCTCGTCTTCTGTTTTCTTCACTTGATTCAATTAGTGATTTGTTTGTACCAATGTAAGATTGTAAATCTTCGATACTTGCATCACTGTGTGATCTCTTAAACAATTCATATTTTTTATCAACTTCAGGTTTCTTGAAATCGCCTGTCAAATTTGCAAAACTTTCACCAAGGGAGGATGTGTTTGTAGTTTTCTCAATATCGTCTGTCAAGTTTGCAAAACTTTCACCGAGAGATGATGTGTTTGTAGTTGTAGTTGCAAATGACGATGATTTTGTTGGCATAATATCAGGTGATCCGTCTCCAATTCCCATGCGAATCATGTCTGCTTCTGAATTTACATTTGGTGGTAAAAATCCTCCACCTTCAGACGAACCACCGATACCCGTTCCCATTTGCTTAAGTGCCTCGATTTTTTCAATATTCAAATTATTAATATTTTCACACAATGAATAAAGTTCTGCATTTATGTCTTTTAGTGTTTGTATAATTGGATCGTCTACATTAGCAAATGCACTTAAAGATTCTGTTAATTTTACTCCAAGAAGTTCAATGTTTGAAACTGCACTTGGATCAATTCCTTTTGCAACTTCACTTAAATCTCGTAAACTTGTGGTTAAAGAGATTTCTTTTACATTCGCAATTTTTGATACACCTTCAACGAATCTAACCAATGATGATCCTGCTGATCTAAAAAAGTTTCCTATATCTTTTCCTTCACCGTCATTTAAATAATCAGAAAATTGTTCAACCCCTTTACCCAAACTTGTTAAGGTATTTCCGAAATTTGATGATATACTGATACCTGATAATGAAACGAGAGCATTGGATAACAATGCCATTTGGTTTACAAATGTACCTGTCATTGTTTCCATTTCATCATCGTTTAGATAATCTAAGAATTCTTCTATTCCATGACCAAGACTTTGAAGATTTTCTCCAAATTGCTCTGTTATCTGAATTCCGGATAATGATTTTAGTGCAGTTGAAAGTGAAAGCATTTGACTTGAAAATTTCTGTGTCATCGTTTCCATTTCATTATCGTTTAGATAATCCAAGAATTCTTCTATTCCTTTTCCTAAATTTTCTATCGTTGCACCAAAGCCGTCTGATATGTTTAACCCAGACAACGATGATATTGCTTTTCCCAGTGACATCATCTGTGATGAAAATTGATCAGTAACTACACTTAATTCATCATCATCTAAATAATCTATAAACTCTTCAAGGCCTTCACCAAAGTTTTCTAGTGTATCTCCGATATTTGATTTAATATTTAGACTTGAAAATTTCGTAAGTGCAGAACCTAAGTTTGATAGGTTTTTACCCAAACTTGAACTTACTTTTGCAAGATCAGCATCGTCCATATAATCAATAAAGTCTTCAAGACCTTCACCGAAGTCTTCTAGTTTATCACCAATGTCAGATTGAATATTAAGTGTGCTAAATGTATTTAAAGCATTTCCAAGATCACTTAAATTTGATGCCAATGCACCACTTACTTCTGCTAAATCGGCATCGGACATATAATCAATAAAGTCTTCAAGACCTTCACCGAAGTCTTCTAGTTTATCACCAATGTCAGATTGAATATTAAGTGTGCTAAATGTATTTAATGCGTTACCAAGTGCAGATAAATTAGATGCTAAACTTCCACTTACTTCTGCTAAATCTGCATCATCCATGTAATCAATAAAGTCTTCAAGTCCTTCTCCAAAGTCTTCTAGCTTATCACCAATATCGGATTGAATGTTCAAGGTGCTAAAAGTTTTTAGTGCATTGCCAAGATCAGTCAAATTTTTTGACAAACTTGCACTTACTTCTGCTAAATCAGCATCATCCATATAATCAATAAAGTCTTCTAGTCCTTCACCAAAATCCTCAAGTTTATCACCAATATCAGATTGTATATTCAGAGTACTAAAAGTTTTTAATGCGTTTCCAAGATCATTCAAATTTTTTGATAAACTTACACTTACTTCTGCTAGATCAGCATCGTCCATATAATCAATGAAGTCTTCAAGACCCTCACCGAAATCTTCAAGTTGATCTCCGAGATCACTGCTTATATTTAAATTTGCAAATCCACGCAAAGCATTACCAAGTGCAGATAAGTTTGCAGATAAACTTACACTTACCTCTGCTAAATCAGCATCGTCCATATAATCAATGAAGTCTTCAAGACCCTCACCGAAATCTTCAAGTTGATCTCCGAGATCACCACTTATATTTAAATTTGAAAATCCTCGCAAAGCATTGCCAAGTGCAGTTAAATTTGTTGATAAACTAACACTAACTGTTGCCAAGTCAGCATCGTCCATATAATCAATGAAGTCTTCAAGGCCTTCTCCGAAGTCTTCAAGTATATTACCTAGTTCTGAATTTATATTTAATGTTGAGAATGTTGAAATTGCCGATCCTAATTTTTTTAGATTTACAGACAGACTATCACTTATTGTTGCTAAATCCGCATCTGCCATATAATCAATAAAGTCTTCAAGACCTTCACCAAAATCTTCAAGGTGGTCACCCAAATCAGGATTAATTTGTACACTTGCAAATGAATTTAATGCCTTTCCGATTGCATCTAGATTAGCAGGTAATGTTTTGGACATTGTATCTAAATCTGCATCTACCATATAATCAACAAAATCTTCAAGACCTTCTCCCAAGTCTTCAAGTCCATCACCAAGATCATCACCTACATCAGCAGTTATATTCATATCAGCAAGTTTCTTCAAAGAATCAGTTAATATTTTAAGATGAGGTCCTGCTGATTGCATTGAGTCTTCTACATCGGTAACCGAATCAGCAACCATTTTAAGAGCAGACGTTCCCCGTTGAACCGAGGGTAATATTCTTCCAATTTGTGAAAATGATTCTCCAAGTGAAGTAATAGTCTCTACTTGCTCCATATTAATCATTGTAAGTGCCATCGCAAGACGTGCCATAGAATATGAAATTAAATCCAATACACCAAGAGTTTCATCTGAAATTGATGCAAATTCATTGAGTTGATCAACCATTTTCTTGAGTGGTGCTTGTGACATTTCTACACCTCCACCTCCTGCGGCTGCTTGAGGTTTTTCTTCATCATCATCTCCACCAAACATTCCTGTAAATCCAGAAAATAAACTACTCATAAATCCCTCAGGTTCTTTTGCAACTGGGGCATTACCGAGTATAGATGACATCAACTCAGGTAATACCGTTGATAATTGTTGAATTGGTGCAATATCTACATTTGATATTTGACTCAATCCATTTGCAACTGCTTCTAGTCCTACACCTAACATAAATGCTTGATCAGCAAAAGCAAATAATTCCGTCAAAGGACCAAACATATCATCCATTGGCATTGCTTCTGCATCTTTCATGGGATTCAATGAATCTATAAATCCGGATGCAGTATTTTTCAATGAACCTAAAATAGATGCTTCTTCTTCACCAGAAAATGCTCTTCTTAAATTTCTAATTGACTCGGAAACTGCATCAAGTGCATCTGTATCTATTCTACTTAAAACAGTTGTACCTATCGCAAGTTTTTCAATACCCATGCCCAATCCTTCAAAATCTTTAGCATAAGGAGCAAGTTTTAATATTTCGTCAAATGGACCTTTAGCAGCCTCCTCCGAAGCATCACGAAATGGATTTACTGCATTTACCATATCCGATCCAAAATTTACAAAAGAACTAGCAAGTCCACCTACAGCCTGACCAACTTGAGCAAATGCTAAACTTGATAATGCACCGGATACTGCGTATATAGCAATTGCGGCCGATCCAATTTGTCCTGCCATTTCACCAAGTTGTTTTAAATAACCAACCGTAGATTCCAGTCCTCCACTGAGAACCTCAAGTCCCAAACCAACAACCATTACGGCCGCACCGAATGTAAGAAGAGAACCAGACATTAAAGTTAAACTAATTGCTCCTAATGCAATAAATGGTAATAATGGTCCCAATGCAGCCACAGCAAGTGCTATTCCAAATAAATTTGCAATTGATTCACCTGTAATTTGATTTAACGCATCCGCAGTTAAACTTAATCCCAATCCAAACAAAGACATTCCCACTCCTGCTACTAACAAAGCAACGGAAAACGGAATCAATGCAGCCGTCATAACTCCAATTGCAACCGCACCAAGAACTATAAAAGGTAGCATCAGTCCAACAAGAGATATTGCCATTCCAAGATTAACAAGAAGTTCCGGTGCATTTGCATCACTTAACATTTGAAATCCGAGACCAACCAACGCAACTCCTGCTCCAAACGCAAGCATAGCAACTGCTAATGGTATTAATGCAACACCAAGAATCGCAAATGCACCTGCCGTCAATAATATAAAAGGAGTTAATGGTGCAATTAATGCCATAGCACCAGCAAACAACATAAGACTTGCGGCTGCCTCTGGTAAATCTTTCATGGTATCCATTACCATGCTCATTCCATATCCAAATAATGCCACTCCTGCTCCTGCTAATGCTATTCCAATTCCAAACGGTATCAATGCAACACCAAATGCAGCCAATCCTAATCCTGCAACTGCAAGTGTAGGAGCAAGCATTGCCATTGCACCAACAAAAATTCCAAAATTAAATGCGGCTGCGGGTAATTCAGATGAATGATCAATAAGTTGTTTTACACCAAATGCGAACAGTGTTAAACCCATACCGGCCGCAAGTAATCCAATCGAAAACGGAATTAATGCCAATCCAAGTATTCCAATTGAAACGGATGCTAATATTAATAAAGGAGACATAATTCCAATAAATGCAAATGCAGAACCAAGTGCATATATCATTCCAATATCACCCATAGACATTGATTGTATTGTTTCTATTACTTTACCAAATGCCGAGGCAATAATATTAACTGCCGTTGCAAATGCCATGGCTGCTAATCCAAATACAAGCATAGCACCACCAACTGCAGCCAATGCACCAGCACCTGCTAAAATAACCGGAGAAAGTTTACCAAGCAATCCAGCAACAACTGCCAAAGCAGTAATCGCACCAATTCCAAGTAACACCGCAGAAAATGGAACATTTGCGAACATTTGAAAAGCAAATGCGGCCGGGATAAGTGAAGCACCTAAAATCGCAACTGCGGCCGCACCTTTTATCATATCGTCACTTCCTTTGCTAAGTAATTTAGAAACTAGCACCAAAGCACCTATTGCAAATAAACCTTTTATAACACCTTCCCATGTTACTTCACCGAATTCCTGAAATGCTTTTGCTGAAATAAATAATGCACCGGCTAATATTGCTAATGCTCCGGCTGCTTTTAGTAAACCAGTTGTATCTATTTTCGCAAATTTATCAGCAAATCCAGGTCCTTTATTTGCGGCTGCGGATGGTTTTGGTGTTGCGGATTTAATTGGACTACCTCTTCCAAACGCCCCCACTCCACTTGGTGGTGGAATCGGTGGAGCACCGGAAGTAGTTCCACCTGCTGAAAATGCTGTTTTGATTGCAGAACCTAACCCTGCTACTTTTTTCAATGCTCCTTTTATCATATCACCAAATGAAGAAAATAGTCCTGTCATAGAAGTAGAACCCATTTTCATTGCGACTGCGAGTGCAACTCCAAGTGATCCAACGATTGTTATTGCCGTACTTCCAAAGTCACTGAAACGTTCTTTCAAACGACTTGTATCACCTGTAATAGCCGCAATTAGATCACCTATTAACGCAAATGGTGCAACGATTAATTTTAATAAAAATCCTATAACCTTTAATATAGGTACAAGTGCCGACATAAATCCATTTACAACAGGTAATAATGCTTCACCGAGTTCTACCATCATTTGATTAAATTGATTTTGCAGAGCATTCATTTTTGCTTGTTGAATTTCTTGCTTCATTCTTGCTTCTGCTTGTTGTGCTAAACTTTTTTCTTCACCACCACGAAGTGCTTCCAACTGCTTTTGATACTCAGCGGCCAGTTCTGGGTTTTCACGTGCAAACTCAGCATTTTCTTTTTCAATTTTATTCATCTTGGTGAGTTCTTCTACACTCGTTCCAAGTGCTTCTGCAAGTGCTTGCTTTTGAAAACGATTCATGCGATCAAATCCACCCATTTCTTTCATGATACGTAATTGCTCTTTTTGCATACCTGCTAAATCACCATCCATTGCAAGTTGTCGCATTTTTTGAAAATTAACATGACGTCCCATCATGCTTGCCAATTTCATTTCCGATGAAATACTACTTTCAAAATCAAGTAAGTGACTTGCAGTTGCGGCCGCAGAATCTAAACTACTTCCCATGCGTCTTGCTTCAACGGCTGCGGCTGCTAGATTTCTTGGCATATTACCAATTGCTAATATTGCATCCTCACTTGCGTTTGCAACATCTTCCATAACTTTACCAGCAGGAACTCCAGCAAGATTACTAAGTTCGGCAGTTGCAAGTGTTAAGTTTTGTGCTACTTCATCACTTGGTGCTCCCATTTCCATAAACTTAACTAAAGCACCTGCGGCTGCATCTTGACTAATTCCTAATCCTGCACTTAACTTTGAAACTAATTCTATTTGTCCACGTGTAACATGATTAACATTTCCAAATTCTTCTACTAATGCTTTTGCTGATCCAACTGCTTCTTCAATACTTACTCCAAAATATGCCAATTCTTTGTTTACTGAAATGGCATCTTTTTGTATTTGTTCCATTGCTCCATACGACAATCCAAGTTCGTTGCGAAATTCCTGTGTAGATTTTTCAAGTGCTTGAAATCTTGAAAATGCTAATGCCAATAATGCTACTATACTTCCAATTATTAATACAGGACCAGTTAACACGGAAGTCAACATAGAACCTATTCCTTTAATTGCACCCATCATTTCGGTGGATCCTGCTTTTAATGAATCTGTCAATGTTGCTCCGGGTTTTCCCGCAACCTCTGCCATTTTAAGAAATCCAGCCGTAAAATCTTCTTTTACTTTGTTGGTTGCTTTTTCTAATGGTTTTTGTACACTTGATGCCAGAATTCCTCCTATCAATGGAATTTTTTTGATTGTGTTTGTAATTCCACTAGACATATTATCGATTTCACTATGAAATTCCTTAATTAAATCTTTGTTATTTTCTAGTAGTTTTTTGAAATTAGGTCCTAGACGTTCAAGAACACGTTCTAGTTTTTCAGTTGCATCAAGTTGTTCTTTCGTAGATTCTACCAAAGCATCTGAGTTGTGTTTCATTTGTGCTCTGATGATGTCTATATCTTTTTCTTTCTCAACTATGTCACTTATTTTTTTTAATTCTTCATCTCTTATTTTAACGAGTCCTGCTTGTTGACCTATTATATCTGCGATTCGTGTTTTTTCTTTTCCAATAGTCTCACCTATTTCTTTGACTTTGTTTAATTGATCGGTATATCCTACATCTAATTTATCCATCAAAGAAAGTTTTGTTTGTGCCATGGCCAATTCACTTTGCAAATTTGGCATAAGTTTGTTGTTCGATTCTTCTATTAACTTCTGCCCCAATGCTACTTTGTCATTTATTGCAGATGTTTGCTCGGTTATTTTTAATTCGACTTCTTTGTCGTCTTTTGCTTTTGATAATTCGTTTACAAGGTCTACCGACTCTTTTTTCATTTTTTCAAGCATAGAAGCAGATGCAGTAAGTTGTGTTGATAATTCTTTTACTTTATCACCACCTACAATATTTATTGCAGAATCTATTTCACCTGAACTTAGATTTTCAGATATTTGCTTAGTTATATCATTAATTTGGTTTTGGGTAGGAAGTAACCCATCTCCAATTGATTTTTGAAGATTAGAAGTAAAATCTATTACATCTTTATCGTCCATTTATTAAAGTTCGATATAGTCTTTTACTTTTGGGTCGTTTGCTAATGCTTTTTTTAAATCTTCTTTACTTGATAATCCAATTCTTTTTAGTTCTTGACGAAATTTTTCTGTGTCGTTGATATATTGTTGTAAAGAATTTGCCAAACGAGGGTCTTCTAATTTGCCTTTTGCAATTTTTCTTGCCTTTCCATTGAAAATTGCATTTACAATTCCACCGATGAATTCATTTAATTGTTGTTCTTGTTCTGTTATATTTTTCATGTCATTAATTAGAGTTATGTTATAAATACAAAAAGTCGTATATATTGATAAATATACGACTTCTGTAAATTAAGTTAAATGATTAACTAAATAATGCTATCTAAAAGATGACCTACTTGGCATAGAAGGTTTGCTTGGCATACTCGGAGATTTTGACTTCGCAGATGCTTGTGCTTTTTCAACTTGTTCGTTTTCTTTATTGCGTATGTCAACGAGTTTTCTGATATAAAATCTGCGAAGATATATCGGTAGATTATACACAATATCTTGTGTAAATCCTCCTTGACTATAATAAGCAAGATTAAAAACTTCTTCGTGAAGTTGAATTCTATACTCGGGTGGAAGGGTAAAAAAAGTCGACCCCCAAAGGGATCGTCATCCTTTCTTCATATCCAGTATCTTCCGATTCAAAATTAAATGTCATGTCTAAATCAGGAGTATTTTCCTTGATATGCTCACGAAATGCCAAACTATCACGTGCAAGAAGTTCACGATCAACAAATTGCTTGATTGAATTACGATCATCATTTCCATCAATTGCTTTGATAACATATTTCAATCGTGTTGTTACTTCGTTAGTTTCATTTTTATTTTTTGTAAACTTCTTCATTGCTTTAAGTTCAGCATCAATGTTTTGTTCGTCTTTATGAGACAACAAACTCCAATGTACTTTCTTTTTGCAAAATGGAAGTTCAAACTCAAACAAATTAGAACCACGTTCGTAATTTTCAAAATCAAATTCCTTTGGTTCGATCTTTGATAAATCAATTACATCTTGTACATCTTCGTTTGTGGATGGGTCTTTAAACTTAATGTTATAATCTTTTCCGTAAGCAAGAATTCTGGCTGCTATAAAAATCGCATTTTTATCACCAACCAATACATCATCAAGATTAACACCTGGTGTTGCAATCAATGCTTCAAGAAGTTTGTCAAGAACGACTCCCTTTTTGATTAAATTTTGACTCGTAAGAATATCTTCTTCACGTGCAGTCATGTATTTAATATCAATTTTACCAGATGCAAGTGGTGAATTTGGTTCATAAAACCAACCACGACTTGGTAAATCTACAACTTCAGTAGGATATTCTACCTTTTGCACAACATCAGTTGACTTACTTGCACTAGAAGGAGCAGTATTTTGCGTACTTGTTGCTTCTGTGCGTGTGCTTTGTGTTGTTGCACTTGAATTTGCAGTTGATGCGTTATTGTTGCGTTGCAATGCCTCTCTTACTTCCTGAGGAATGTCTACTTTATCATTTTCATTTGCCATAATTTGTAACCTTTTAAATTGTATATTTTATATATACTATAAATATACATATATACGATGGCAAGTTTTTTTTACAAGTTTATGATTTTAATGCAAACTTTAAAATATCACTGTGTTCACTATAATCAAAAAACTCTTTATCTTTTTTATTCTTCCAAGATTTATATACCAAAATACCAAGTTTAGCATCACTAATTACTATTCGTTTTCCACCCTTAGTAATAAACTCCATTCTACCGGAAGAAGTATCAACATCGTAATTTCTTTGAAATGTTCCTTTTTTAACTTTTGCCAACAAAAATTTAAGAAGTGAATTCATTGCAGAACTAAGTCCTTCGGTTACTTCTGCTTTTTCGTATTCATTTTTTATTTCGCAAAAAAGTTCATTTACTGTTTTATTAAAGTTTGTTGTATCCATAATCATAAATATATATTTAAAAAAAAAAACTTCTCAAGAAGAGAAGTTTTTTTAAGTTTAAAAAACTGGAAAGTTTTTTTAGTATTGGAGAATTGCGTAATCGTATGAAAGAGTAAGTTCAACGGTTGAGAATTCACCGGTTGACCAATCAAGTGTACCTGGGTTCATGTTATTCACGAACGCACCCTTTATCGTCCACTCTTCAACATAATCACCGACAGGACCGAGAACGTTGATTGTAAGATCCTTTTTGTAGAAGTCAGCATAACCATTTCTTCCAGTAACAGATTCGTGAGAAAGACGAATCCACTCCATTGCAGCCTGTGCTCCACTTGGAACTACCGGATCGTAAAGTGTGATTGAGATGTCCTGCCATTCTGCTTTACCTGCTCTAAGTTTGCGTTTAATATTGATATGATCAATTGTTTGAACGTCAATAGCAAGATTCGGACGTGCCGTTGCTTTAATAAGATAAGATGGAAGACCATCGATGTACATGATAAAACGATTTTGTGTCTTCGGTTCAAATGCCGTAAAGAACATTTCCTGTGTTTCAACTACTTGTGCCATAATTTTATTTCTCCAGTTTTTGTGTTTAAATTATATTCTATAAATATGTGATTAATTTTTGAAAAGTTGTTTTTTCATCTAATAATAATTATTTACAATAAACGAAAATATACATATTTATTTTTCTTTTCTTAACTTTTGTCCAACGAGTTTAGCAGACCCATATAATACTGCTCCTACAAATTGAATATGTTGAGGTCCTGGCCATGGAAAGGACAACCCAACAACACCAGTCGCAAACAATGTTAGCAACGCCATGCCCTCAGGTCCTGCGAATAGTGTAGACAATGTAAATCCACCACCAAGTGCCATAATCATATCCCCCATATCAAAGTCGTAATCTGCATTTCCTGTAAATGTCATATTCAACCAAATATAAATTAATATACCTGCAACTGCCAATCCTGCTATTCTTTTTGTTTTTGGATGCTTGGCAAGGAATGCATCTAAGTCTTTTAATTTATCTTCAGTCCATCGTCCTACCTTTGTACTTGCAATATATTCACCAATTGCTTTAATAACTTGTTTATATGCTTTAAATCCTGCTTTAACAATTGAAAACAACTTTGTCATACTAAATTTGATCTTAGCAAAAAACTTAAAAACTATTTTATTTTTAAAAAGTTTTACTAAATCTAGTAACTTTACTTTCACCAAATCTTTTAGTTCTTTTACGAAAGACCATATTTTTTTCAAAGACGATGGAATTGCAATTTCATTCAAGTTTGTTTCGTTCGTAATATTAATTGAATCAACAAATTTACAAAATTCATTATATTGAATTTCAGATACAATCTCAGTTAATGTCATTGTCATAGCTATAAATATATATGATCACAAAAAAAAGACCCTCTAAACAGAGGGTCTTTTTTCTTTTTTTGTTTACAATTACAAATTATGCACCAAATGATGCTCCAGTTGACTGAACGTTAAAGTCAAGTACGATGTACTCAACTGCACGTGCAGGTTGGATGAAAATTTGTCCATACATAATGTTTCTGTCAATCATATCCGCAGTATTATTACTTTCGTCCATAATTACACGGAAAGCATACAATCCAAGTCTTTGTTGTACATTTTCAAGATAAGGATTAACTATACCCAAGAAACGATTACGTGTTGCGGTTACATTTTGCTCGAAAATTAAGAATCGTGCAGAACTTGCAATGAACTTCTTAAGGTTGATAAGAAGACGTCTTACATTAATTCTATCCAATGCACTTGCATTTCTTTGCAATGTTTTCTGACCGAAAGCAACAATACCTTGACCAGGAAATGCGGCGATTGGGTTAACTTTACCTTCATAAAGTGTATCTCTTTCAGCAAAGTTTAATCTATCCATAACAGATACTGCTGACTCAATTCCACCACGATTAAGTCCGGCAGGAGCAAACCACTCAGCAGAACGTTGGTCATTAGAAGCATATACTGCCATCATCAATGCACTCGGAGGATATGGAACAATACGGTTAGTTGCCGGATCAATGATCTTAACCCAAGGATAATATGTAGCCGCATAGTTTGAATCAAGTGTAGATGCTTGTGAAACTGCATCGTCTACACGACCTGGTTGATTATGAGCACTTACACAATCAAGGATATAGAAGCAATCTTCACGGGTTTCACAAAGATCAACACCACGATTAATTACAGTTCTATGAAGATCAAGACTCAATCCAGGTGTTACGAGCAAGTTAATATCAAACTCGTCCTGATTGCTTAATGCCTGAAATGCACGAATATAACCTTGTGTCCCGGATGAAAATCGTCCAGAACAATCAAGACCCTGTACATTAGAAGGAGAAATATTTTTCCCTGTATTAATAGGATGTCCAGGAGCATGGCCATCAAATCCTTGTTGGAAACCAACCAAGAATCTTCTAAGTTTGCTTGTTTCAATTTCTTCAGAAACCGAAGGACTTGTATCAATAGCACTAACGGCAAATTCTTCAACTACTCCATCGACTTCCTCTTTATATGATCCGGGTTTGTCCATGTAATATCCAAGACCTGCTTCTCCAGCATCATTAGGGATCGGAGCAAACAGTTCAAAAGTGTCTTTCTGAGAACGTGGCATATCTAAAATACCATCTGGTGTATCTTCTGTAAATACCGCACCATTAAAGTAACGACCTGGATTTCTTTCATATTGAGAAACATGACTGAAAATAGGTTGTGGAACTTCAAGTCCACCTACTGGTGACATATATGAAGCATGACCATAAGGCATTGCATTTGCAGGAGCAACCATATCAGGATTCAATTCAATACGAATCCAACGACTTGAGTTTCCATAGTCACCGTGCTCAGTTACTTTACCACGTGAGTCAATTGTTGTAAAACGGTCACCTATTACACGTGCGACAAAGTTAGGACTAAGTGGGTCAAGTGTAAGAGCATCGTAGTTTTCAATTACATTTTGGGTTTTGTCGTTATCAAGAAATCCACGAACAACCAAACTAAATGTACCATAATCCGAACCAGAAATGCTACCAGGAGTTCTGACATTATATATACCAATTTTGATTTCACGATTTGCACTTGTTCCCATATTACGAGTATAAACTCTAAACAAGTCGTATCTACGTCCACTAATTTCTTGGGACTGAATATAAGGTGTTACTGCTGGACGACACGCAAACTCACCACCTTCACCGAATGTTGACAAATCAACTTCTTCTTCACCTTCTGCATTAAGAGTAGTATTTTGAAACTGCATTGTTTCTCCTTCACCAATCGCAGCCTCTACATCACAACTTAAACGATAAGTTACACCTGCAAATACATTTGCATATATTCTTTCTTGTTCGTTTTCAAAATAGCAATGGAAATATGCAGGTTCTACATTTTTCTTAGCAGCCCTACCAAATACATTATGCAAACTATCAGGATCACGTGGATCAAGTGAGAACGCATAATCACTAGGAATTTCATTTCCGTTTTCGTCTTCTTTATCTCCAACATTTTGAACAACTCCGTCTTCATCGGTAGTTCTTAATTTAAGTGTTGAACGAAGATTTGAACTAACAACGGTATTTCCATCAGCATCTTCAGTTTCAGAATAAAACATTACATCAGTTAATGAGTCGACCTCAGAACCACGGAAACCACTAAGGTCTACAATTGACTCTCCACCAGGAGAAACAATCAAAGCATTTGCTAAGACACCGATAACACTATCGTCACCGACTTCAACTGGACAACTGCCACTTTCCAATCCGTAGTATGCTTCGTATTTTTCGTCATCTACTGATTCTACCGTTGCTTTAATAATGAGTGCATCTTTCTGCTCATATCCACCGAGTGATCCGACTCGTACTATTGTTACCACACCTTGTTGTTGTAAATATTCACTTGCAGTAAATGGTTGATAATAATCACCATCTGCTGTGCCAAATAAATCTTCCAACTCTGCGGCTGAAGTTACGATGGTTGGTGCATATGCGGGACCTCTGTTAAAAGGACCAACAACTGCTCCACCTATATTTTGAACTCCTTGTGAAAGAAGTGATGAATCGATTTCATTCGTGAAAACTGCTGGACTAATTGTTCGTTCTGCCATTTCTGGATTCTCCTGTTTGGGTTGTTATGTATTGTATAATTAAAGTTTGACCTTTTTTAGAATAAATATTCCTAAAAATTTTCAAAGTTTAATATTTATAGACAAATAGTAATTATTTTTTAATATATACCCCAAATTGTACATCTATTTCACCGTCACCATATTTTTCAAACAAACGTTCCTTAAATAAAATTTCTCGTTTTGTTATGTCATTAAAATCGGTATGTGCTTCACTTGTTAAATTTTCAATATTTGACAATTTGTCTTTAAGTTGCTTTTTTTCAATTTCAAGTTCACCTAGTGATAATACGATTTGTTGGTAATCGGAGTTTAATCTCGTAATTTCAGATATTTCATCTTTACTTAATTCTATTTTATTTTCCATCAAATTAATGATATGTAATAATTAACAAAAAATCAAGTATAAATAATTTTAAAGTTTTACTAAATTAATTTTCACTATTTGAACAGATGATTCATGTACTTCTATATTCAATTTATATTCAGCATTTATAGTCTGTTCGTATATTTCACTTGGTTTTAACTGAATTTCATTTCCAAGATAATCCCACACAAATACTTCATCTTCATTTTCATTTATTTTAGTTGTTATGTAAAATTGTGACTCTTCTGTTTCTATCGTATAAAACTCCTCATCCATCTGAAGACGAAGTTCATATTTGTTTTCGGTATTGTTAATAAATACATTTTGCGTTTTTCTATCTAATATAATATTTTTCAAACCAGTTGTGCTTGTATTATTTAAATGTTCATTTTTAAAACTTGAACTATTTTTATCATATTCTACACCCCAAACAATTTTTCTTGGTGTCAGAGAAAGTTTAGATGTAGTTTTATTATCAAATATCTCAGGTAATAAAAAGGCATTTACAGTTGCACTAAATGTGGTAGTCACATTTCTATCTTCCCCCTCGGCAGATTCAACCGAATTAGAGAAACTATCTATTTTAGTTTTAAATTTAAATCCAGATGGATCACCCCAGTAGTCATCACTTGCAAATGTTATTTTTTCTACAAGAGTATTCATCTGTTCAACGTATTCCGTTGACATGGTAAAATCATAAGTTAAATCAACACGGTCTGGGAATGTAATATTATGAACTTGGTAAACTTTATTTACATCGTTTAACAAACTAAATCGGTCATACATATTTTTTGAATCAAACTTTTTAACAAACGGAACACTTAATTGATTATTGATTGGTGAAAAGTTATCATCTTTAGTTACACTCGTTCTTATAAAAATAATCATTGGCCTTTGTGCCTGTCCCTTTGTATCACGAAAAAAACCATCATTTTGAATTGCACTCCATCGTTCAGGTGAAGCATGACGAACAGGAACTGTTACAAGTGACCCACCCGTGTCAACTACTTCGGGTTTTATTACTTTTACAAAATAGTCATACAATATATTATCAATATCAAGTAAAGTTATAGAATAATCACTAAATGAAGTATTTTCCATTCTCATTTTCTCGGCACGGTTATCAGAATAATCCGAAGACTTAGATTGTTTGATATTTGATAATTGTTGATTATTATCTAAATTTGGTGGTAATTTACCCAAAGAACTTGTAAATTCGTCTTTATTAGTCGACAAATTTCTTAATGTAATAAATGGATTATTAACTGAATTGAAATTTCCCACTATAAATTCCTTTCCGATATATTAAGTTTGCTTAATCTCGTAAGATGACCATTACACAATAAACTAAAGTTTTTTTCTGGTTGACCACCTAAAAATTGATTTTCAGTAATTGCACTTATTTCAAAATAAGAATTTTCCCAAAATATAATGTCACCATTTTCAGGATAAAATCCTTTAAGTTCACATAATTTTTGATGAAAACGAAATATAACTCCTTTTTTTACATCAGGTCCAAATCCTTCATAACTCGTGGTTTCTGGATTCGTTTCAACTAAACAAGAAGTTTCAATACCAGGATAATAAAATTTATTTATGCTTTCACCATATACATTTTCATGTGTGTGTGATGTATCTATTTTAAATAAAATAATTATTTGTTCTATTATATCAAGCATTAATTCACCGGAAAGACTATTCATTAAACGAACATCTCTTCTTGAAAAGTATCTTCCTCGTGATCTTGACATTTTTTATCCTATATACAAAAAGTTTGGTACTTTTCTTAAATTTTCTTGTAAGTTATCAGAGATTTGATTTAACGACTCACTTGTTGTACTGCGACTTGTGACTTCTAAATCTTCTCTTAACTCTGTTATTAATTGTTCTTTTTCGGTGGCAGCCTCTGATCTTAGTGCATCTCCATCTAATGATGTTTCTCCACCTGGTATTGGTAAACTTTGATATTTTGATCGCACAGAACCCAATAATTCTTTACACAATGCCAAGTAATATTTCATAATCCAACGTTTCCCAACATCATTGATTGTGGAAAAACTATGAAATTGATATGGTGCATTACTTACATCCGTAATTGCATCGGAAGACGAATATGATAAACCTGAGTCATATGATTTAGGTGTTCCATCATTTAAACCAGTTTGTGTATTATCAACAACCACTTGCTCGGTCGTTTCCTCGGTAACTTCCGTTTGAGTTTTCGGCATAACATTAAATTCATCAGCATCTACATAACCCTGAACTGCGGCTATATCTCGTTCTCTTTTAAATACATAATCAAAATATAAAGTATAATCTTTAGTTGGTATTGGAAAAATTGTAAGTTTATTGTTAATTAATTCAAAACTATAAGCACTTCTTCTTATCTGTTCATTAAATTCAATTGCCTGTAAACGAAGTAAATCTTCATTGATTGGTCTTAATAAAAACTGAGTACCTTTTGGTGACATACCACTCCAACCAAATTCACTTAGCATATTTGATGCAGACATACCAGAGTTGGACATTGGGTCATAGATTTTATTTATACTCGGAGGTGGTTCGTGAAATACTCTTTTTACTTCTATTTTTTCTAACTTTTTTTCACCGGTGTGTGGGTCTTCATAGTAATAATTAAACATTCCTTGTAAATCATATGTTTGAACACCCCGTTTGACTTCAAGGCCTGCCCGTCTCCAATCAACATTTCCACCTGCCCCCACTTCAGCACCATATGCCTCGGACAATTTTAAATAAAATGGTAATGGTTGAGTTTGTAAAACAGATGTAGTTAAATTTACACTTGTAGATGTACCACGTAAACTATACATATTTTGCTTAATTGAGAATTGATTTATTTGAGCACTATATTCAGTTACTGCTTCTTCATAACAAGCATAAAATTGAACATCTATCATTTCAACATCCACGATGGGAAAACCAAGACGAGTTGCAGCCCAAGCTGCGGCCTTTGGAGCAAAGGACACAAATTCAACATCATTATCAAAAAACCCAAACGGAGTTTTTCCTATTGGTGATGATGTTTTACCGTCCCAACGAACTCTTTCAAGTTCATGCATTTTATCATTGGGACTTTGGGTTTCTTCTTCATATTCTTCGTTGTTTTCCATGAATATAAATATGATAAAGAAATATATTAAGTATTTTAATTATGAATAAAAAAAGAGAGGTCCCGAAGAACCTCTCTTTAAATTTTTGATCGTTTGCTCTAAGATTAAATCTTATCTGCGTTATTAACAGAGATCTTACCATAGAATTCAGGACGTACCATTTTCTTAGCATAACGAGTCATAACCCCACGACGTGGTGTGAAGTTCACTGGATCGTATACCAATGGTGTTTGAATTAATGGGATATATGGAGCATAAACCGCACCTGTTTCTAAGAAGTTTGCACCTCTGAAACCTACGAGAACGTCACCACTTGTCATGTATGGGTTCTTGTAAACTTGGAAACGATTGTTCAATGCACCTACCTTGGTAACACCCATTGCGAACTGAGACTGATTTCCGTCTGTATCAGCTGCATATCCTGGGATACTCTCAAGAACGGTAGCAACTTGTGGAGAACATACGAGGAAGTTTGCACCACCACGAAGAGTCAATTGATGAATTTTGTTACTCATTGATTGAATCTTTGTTCCGAGTTTCTGGAACAATGTTCCTTGAGTTTCACCACCTTGTAATCCAGCGGTTGCGTCAAATGCAGTTGCATCAACGGTACCAGCATTAACGATAAGCATATCAAGAATTTCCAAGTCAATTTCCATTGAAACATACTCGGAAAGAAGTGATGTTAATTCTGCTTCTGCGTCAATACTATGATAAGCATTAAGGTCTTGTGCCAACTCAGGTGTCCACACTGCTTTTAACTTACGTGTTTTTGCAACGATTGGTTCACTTTTAAGTTCCAAGTTAACTTCAGGGATACCAGCATCTTGTGATCCTGTTACTGCACCTTCGGTAGCATCGTCAGCTGCTTCAAAGTCACCACGTGTGATGTCTGTTGTTGCGACATGATAATGAAGTGTTCCGTCAGCAGTTGCTTTGTTGTCTCCGTCAAGAGAAGTTTCTGCTCCACCTCCGTCTACAACTTTAAATGCACGAACACCGTCAAGGTCTGCGTCAGTTGCAACGTCAACTCCAACTTCTTGACCAGTTGTGATAGCAACTGTTTGGTCGTTAAGAGAATAACCATGACGACCTGCTCCGTAAAGACCACCTTCTGCTTTGTCAGTTGATTTTGTTGCTCCAGAACCACCAAACAAACTACCACTTGCTTGACGTGATTGTGCTGTTCCGTATTTGAAGTCTAAATAGAAAATCAATCCTGATGGAAGATTCATTGGTTGAACCGAAACGAATTCCTTCGCAGCGATTTCTGCAAATACACGACGAACGAGAGGAAGTGCTACTCCACTCCATTCTTCTGATCCAGAAGATGTTCCTGTACGTGAACCTTCATCAATTAATTGCTTTGCCTGATTTTCAAGAAGAATTGCCATTCCACTTTTTTCTGTATCTGTATCGATACCTTCTAATAAACCAGTCTTTTCCCACTTTGAAACTAACCCACGGGTTTCTGCCATAAGTTTTTGTTGTGGATTCTGACTGTTTTGTAATAATTTACTAATCTCACTCATTTTATTTTTTCCTTTTGAATTTTAGTTGTTGTTTTTTCTAACAGTTTTTAAATTAAACTATCCCTGCAAGTTTTTTGAATCGGTTAGCAAGTTCATTGCCTTCTGATAAAATCTGCTTGGATGGTTTAGTTGATTTTATTGCTTTTGATGCCATTCCTTCAGAAATTGACTTTTTTTCTATTGTTTTTGCTTTTGGTGCAGTTGCAACAGATTTTTGTACTTTTTCTTCAGATTGTTCGTTGATTGAACGGAATGATTCACCAAGAGTTGCGTAAACAAGTTTTGCTTCACGAACATTCTTCGTAAGATCAAAACTTTCTACTACTTTTAATTTTTGTGATTCTGCAAGTGCGAACTCTTTAAACAATTTATTTGTATAAAGAAGTTTTGCATTTAACAAATTCACTTCATTCAACTTACCACGCAAATATTTGTAGACCTTGCGGTATTCATCGTTTTCTTTTTGAAGTTTTTCGTTTTCTGTTTTCATTTCAGACAAATCGGTATTTCCAACTTCTTCTTCAATATTTGATTCTTCCTCAAGTTCTTTGAGAATTTCTTCAAGATTGATTTCTTCGTCTTCGTCTTCTTCTTCGTCTTCTTCTGAACATGAACTTTCTTCGATTGACTCTTCATCAGATTCTTCAGATTCTTCTTCATCGGATTCTTCAACAATCTCGATGTCAATTTCTTCATCAATATCTTCTGCTTCGTCTTCAGCCTCTTCTTCTGTTAATGAAGGGTCTCCTGATTCACAATCTGCACAATCTGCCACATCGACATGATTGTCTTTCGTTCCTATATCGGATGAGTCGGATTGCTCTTCTACTGACTCTTCATCTTCTTCAGATTCTTCTGCTTCAACTTCTTCTGCGTCTTCAACTTCATCTTCTTCACTAATTTCAAGTTCTGCTTCAAGTTCTTTAATGATATTTTCGAGATTGATTTCGTCGTCAGATTCTTCGTCTTCTGCTTCATCATCTAATTCAAGTTCTTCTTCAGCACCGGCGTCTGCTTCTTCAGATTCCTCGTCCGATTCCTCGTCCGATTCTTCTTCAGATTCTTCTTCAGATTCAAGTTCATCTTCGATTTCATCTTCAACTGATTCTTCGTCTTCTTCGGAATAACTTCCTTCTTCGACTTCTTCAGCAGATTCTTCTTCAGACTCTTCTGTTTCTTCTTCAGAAATTTCAGGTTCGATTTCTATGGAATCTTCTGCATCTAAATCTTCAGATTCTTCTGCGTCTAATTCTTCGTCTTCTCTTAACTTTTTTGTAAGCATACTTTGCAAACGAGGTGCAAATGCTTCTTCTAAAGCAAGACGGGCATTGGCTAATGCTGTTTCACGGACTGCTTTTGCGTCTGCGATTGCTTCTTGTAATAATTTACTCATGATTTTTGTTTTTTTCCTATGTTCTAAAGTTATTATAAAACTCTAATTGATGAAACTTTTTTGACGTGTTTCCAATATATGTGGAAGCATTTGTAAAATAAATATATACTTACGTATGAAAATATTTTAAAAATATATAAAAAATTTAAAAAAAAAGAGAAGAAACCTTCTCTTTTTCATTTTTTAAACTAAAATTTATATAACTTTTCGGTCTCCTAAAATGCGATTAAGTCGTTCCGAAAGAGTTAAAGTAGACCAATCTTTACTTGCCTTGTAAGTTTTTCCATCGATCTCGATTTTATTTTGATCATCGGAAGACTCTTTAACTTTGTATGTTTTTCCATCAACTTCAAATTCTTCTTCTCCGTCTTCTTTTGCTTGGGTAACAGCTGCACCGAAAGCATTGCCTTCCTCCACATCTTCCTCATCCTCTTCGTGTGTATCACACGATGACTCTTCTAGTTCGTCTTCACCGACAAATTCTTCTGTGTCTTCTTGTTCGGTGATTTCCTTTTTTTCTTTTAATTTATATTTTTTTCCACCAACTTCGAATTCTTCTTCCCCATTTTCACGGGCATTTTTTACTGCGGCTCCAAATGCGTTACCTTCTTCAATGTTTTCGTCATCGGAATTTTCATCTGATTCTTCTTGTTTTTTAAGAATTGCTTTCTTTAATGGTTCAGGAAGTTTTTCTTGTGCTTTGGTAAGACCCTCAAACAATTCAAGTTCGGATATTACTTCTTTAATAATTTTTTTAAGTTCAGTTCTTGTGATTTTCATAATATTTTATATTTTAAGGTTTTAGAAATTTTTACTAACAAATAATTTATTGTAGTTTTTTAATATTGATTCATCATCATACTCAAATTTATTGATATGTTTATTTGTACTTTCTTCGATATATTTTACTACCAAAGAACTAATCTGAGATATATCATTTTCATGTAATTCATTTAATGAATCACTTTTATTGCTCGCATCTTTAATGATGATGTTGGCAAACTTGCTAAATGTTGTTGGATCAAACATTTCGTTTGCTCTTTTAACTGATATGTTTTCAATAATTGGTTGAATGGTAAATTCATTAATATCAGAGTTTTCAATAATAGTTTCTACCTGTTCCGTAACAAATGATTCGTTCGTTTCACTGAGAATTACATTGTTTTTACCAGAAATTCTTTCAAACGATTTATACGCAGACATGGTCTGTTCCATTAAAGTTCCGTAAAATTTAGGATTTGGTATAAAATCATAAACATCAATTTCTCCTTTGTAATAACCACCAAAACGTGACTCTTCACAAGAATGAAAATTTAAATTGGTTTGCTTTGCATACTCATTTACATCAGAAACAGTACCTTCTAATACTTTTTCTATGACATATCCATTAAATCCAAGACTTTTTTTATTTAGTGTTCCCTCAATTTCACCTTTAAATGAAATTGTTTCAAGTATTTGTTTTTGAACAAGATTTTTAATTTGTTGTTTATTCATTGTTATGTTCCTGTGAAATTTCAAAGTATCTATTTAATATATTACCCATATCCTCGTATAGTCCTTGCATTCGTTGAGTGTATACCTGTCGTTCGGTTGCGGTCTTATGAAATTGTTTTGCAAGTGATTTTAATTCTGATAGATTTCTTTTTACACTAACTGCATCAAACCAGTCATCTGTTTCACTTAACATATATTTTGAAGCAGATGAAATGATATTGCACACATCCTCTGCAATATCTAAATCCTTTATTTCTGTATTGATATGCTTTTGGTAATTTCCAAATTTATTTATTTTCTCACTGGAAATTTGCTTTTCTTCACTTGACATTTTTTCATCATGAAATAATGACTCAGTTAATATATCTTCAGAAACTTCATATTTTTTAATTTCTTCAGATATAACATCCTCGATAAGTTTTTTCAATTCCGATTTTTTCATTTTACAGAGTCTCCCAGTTCTCCTAGTATTTCATGTATAATAGACTCTACATTACAGAACTTAGTACAAACACGACCGGCGGTAATAGTTTTGTCCACATTCACAGATTCGTTCATCGCAACTGGCTCCAAGAAAGCACCCCGTGTTGAAGGGTTGCTAACGAAATCAAATGCGACCAATTCAAAATCATCGTTAACCATTGTTTTACCCTCACTCTCACGAGTTGTTCCCATTCCACGTGAACTAATACCAAGAGTGATTCCTGATTTAAATAACTCACGGAGAATATTACCAGCAGGTGTGCTTAAAACTTCAACCGTACCAAGCAAGTTGTCGTTTTCCCACCACATCTTTGTTACATTGTGACTTACATTTTGAAGATTTACTACACTGCTCTCTGGATGATCAAGTTCTCCAAGTGCTCTCTTATCGTCTATAAGTTCTTGATATTTAGTTGCTTCTCGTTCAAGAAGATCACGACTATATATACGACCATTTTGATTTTGTTCTTTTGCTTTTTGCAAAATACCCTGTACAACTAGATTACCGTTGTTTTTATCTATACTTTCATTTATTTGAGTTCTGTTGAACTCAAATGGCATTGTTGATACTAAAACTTGCTTTGTCATATTATATAAGTATATATCTAAAAATAAATATTTATATCTATTTTGACAAAGTCCGTATAAATTTAACTAGCAGTATCTTCTCTCGATATAGTATCTGTTGTAACATACTCCTCCACACCTTGGTTAGTATGGGTGGATTTAGAGTTTAATAAATTGATTTCGTGTGTACACGCCAACCCAACATTTTTTAGTGACTTGATTATATTGTCTATACTATTTCTTGCCGATAAAAGAGTTTTTGTTAAGTCGACTGAACTGAAACCTTTTCCACTTACAGATGTGTTGCAACTAATTGAATATCCATATAAATTGGTTCTGTCGTCTTTGTTGATTAAAATTTTTGTTTTTGCTTCATCAGTTCCGAGTGTAAGATGTAGACCATTTGAACTTTCTTTCCAATTATCAGATAAAGCACCTTTTAATTCATGTTTCCACACATCTGACTTAGTAACTCGTGTCTTGCTCAATTTCTTAGTCAAGTTTTTTCTCTCAAAATTACTTGCATTAATTATATCCATTCGTGTACAATCTTCCATAATATTTACCTCATGTTTCTAAGTTTATCAGAAATTCTTGATATTCTTTCATCTATTTTTGATATAAACTTATTTGTTGTTTTCCAATACAATTTACTGTCTGTCCTTGTTTCGTTTTTAAATTTTTCCGCAACACTAATTAATTTTTCAATTTCTGTTAAATTTTTATTAATCTCACGGATAGTAATTCCAATTTTTTGTACAGGTGTATAATCCGGATGATCACGGAATAAATGGAATAAACTTTTTCCTTCGTGTATTGTATTCTTGTGCTTTTCTTTTGAAATTTTAAAATCAAATACTTCAGCTGATTTCTTTATTGAATCTTTGTGTTCTTCTTCACTGTCTTCTTTATCAAATGCAAATGGTGTAGAGTATCCATCTATATTTGATGTAGAGTTTAATTCACTTAATTGTTTTTTAATATAAAGACGAACCAATTCTCTAAATTTTTTTTCAGTTAGATTCATGCTTTTTGATCTCTTTGATTAACTCATATGACATAAGCAATGTAGTTACTTGTGAATCTCTCACTACACGACCATCACAGATTTTATCAAGTTGAGTAACAACCTCATCTAATTTAATTGCGACAACTGCATCGTCAATTATACTTTCTTTCAAATCTATAAGTTCTTTTTTAACGTTTGGTATTTCTTTATTTACATATTCACGCAAACTATTTGTATTTGAAATATTGTTTATATAGTTTTTAAGAAGAGTTTGTTGCCTTTCATCTAAACTACTATATTTTTTATTAAAATTATTTACAAGCAATCTATAACTAATAAGTCTTAAATCTTCATTTTGCTTTTCATAGGTTTCAACTATTTCATCATTTTTTAAATAATTTGATTTTGTATTAAGAATGTTTTGCACTATTGTACTCTTTGACTCGAATAATTCTTTTGGATCACAGAATACATTTGGCGTCTTGCTTTCAAATAATTTATAAATACTTGCGTATGTTTTATAGTTTCGGATTTTAGAACGAAGAAAATCATCGATTGGGTAGTTGTCTTTCATCTCACGAACCAAATTATATCTTGCTTTACTCAAATTTAACGAATCTAATTTTGAGTGAGATTGCACCACAACCTCCAAAAACTTTTCAGCAGAAGACTCATCGGTAAAAGTTTCTTCCATAAGCAATTGATATAATCTTTGCTCCTGACCCAACACACTTTCTTCCGAAAAGTATTTTCTCATAAGTTTATTTGCGTAAGACTGTTTATTATCATTGAGAATATCTGCTGTAATTTGGCGTACCAATAACTCGAATAATATTCCGGTATTTTTAAATTTGCTATGTTTTAATTTTTTCACGTGAAGTTGCGATGGTAATGTATATAAATATAAATATAGTTAATATTTGTTAAATTTAATTATCATGTAAATTTTATTTTAATCTAATTTTACCTGTTTCTCTAGATTTTCAACAAAATTTTTTGCATCTTGCTCAGTTTCAACTATTAAATGTTGTGGGTTTGAATCTTCTGTATTCTGCTTTCTTGTTAAAAACTGATCAAGTTTTTCTAAGTCAGATTCTAACTTAAGTGGACTTTCACTTGTCCGTCCAGATACTTTTCGTTCATCTGCACCAAGTGGGTCACGACCCATTGGTTTGTCATCCGGGTGGTCATACTTGTTGTGTCTATTTTTTCGTTTTTCTTCTTCTCGTTTTCTTTTATGAACATTATCATCATCAGACTCTTCAAAATTAAAAGAACCTCCACCTTCATCATCACCACCGTCTTCTGTTGAATCATTAGAACTTTGGTCAGCCGGATCTATTCCTTCATTTTGAATGCTTTCCAATCGAAAAAATTCTTTAGCATCATCTACAAAATCATTACGAATTCCTTCTACTTCATCTTCTGCAAGACCAAATATTTTATCATATATCCAATCTTTAGAAAACATTTTTGCATCAACCATATCACGTGCAGTATTTAATTTTTCGGATAGAATTCTAACACGTTCCTCTTCAAAAATAGTAGACGGGTTTGTAAGTGATAAATTAAAATCAACAAGTTTACTATCTTTGTATCCCTGTGAATAAAGATGAACTACTGCTATTTTCGTAAGTTCACTTAGTAAAATTCGTTGAACCCGTTCTATTGTTCTTGCAAATCTTATATCTTCAGCCGCAAGTGTTGCTTTTCCTGTTATTCCTTCTTCATACCCTAGAAATGCTTTTGGTATTTTAAGTGCGGACATCATTTTGTTTTTTACATACTCAATATCTTCAGTTCCATCATACGTCATTCCTCCTAAACTTTCTATACGAGTACCACTATCACCGCCACGCACAGGTAAGAAAAAGTCTTCTGTCATATTTTGTAGATTAAACTTTAAATTATAATCACCAGTTTGTTGGTCTACATAAGGAACTTTTTTCATCTTATTAATAACTTTTTGCATAAAGTTATCAACTTCGTTCGGTGGGATATTACCAATATCAATGTAAAACATTCTTTTTTCAGGTGCTCTCATAATTCTATGAATAAGCATTGCGTCTTCCATTAGTTGAAGTTGCTTCCACGAACGTCTAGCAGATTCAATCATGCTTTTTCCGTATGGTAAAAAGTTTGTATCACCGAGCAATCTAAAGTGAGCAATTTCATAATTTTCGTATGATGCTTTTGCAGAACCTTCCTGTTTAAAGCAAACATATGATGGATTTTCAGGATCCATATCCTCAAGTCGTGTCATTTCATACGTTGAAATTGGTTTTACGTTTAAAACTCCATACTCAGGTTCAATCTCTAAATGTAAATAAAAATCACCATACTTACACATATTTCGTGTCCATCCCCATAAATTAAATTCAATATTTAATATCTCGTAAAAAAGATTTTCTAAGATACCCTTTACATTGGAATCTTGACTGGAAATTTTTAAAACTTCACCAAATTCACTTTTAGTTGTGCATTCATCCGAATATATGTCCAACGCACTTGATAAAATTGGGTCATTATCCATGACATCATAATCATTGAATAACTCTAATCTAGCAGTTTGAAATCCTATACTATTGTGCATACTTACATAATCACTATACATTGTATGCATTCTATTGTACTTATCACGAACACTACTCGAATGCTGAATATCATCTGTGTCTACAACTTTAAGTTTTTTTCCACCTACATTTCTAACTACTACATCCGAAGAAAATAATCTTTTTAGACCTGCGAATAATTTATTTTTTGGTTTTGCCATTTTTTTACTTATAAGTTTAAAATTTTAGTATACTAATGATAAAACGTCAAGTTTATAGATCCAGGTCACTGGCTGCCCCTATAATGTCACCTCCATCAAATCCTTGAAAAGGACCCAATGGATTTTTTTCTTTTTTAAGTGTATCAATGTTTTTTTCTCCGGAGTACAAAACATATTCGACTTTTTCATCTACAATTAAAATTAAAACACTTATTTTCCATCCAGTTGTGTGTACATTTTTTCTAAAATTAAGAACATCGAGTATAACACTTCCTTCTCTTTGATTTTTTAATTTTTCTAAATTAATTTCATATGCAAGTCCATCTTCTCTGGCAGCCAGAGTTTTAAGAACTCCTGAAGGTAATTCAATTTTATTAAATAAAGTATATCTAGAAGGACTATCAAGTTTAAATTTTTCCATTATATCAAGATATGTTAATTTTTTAACATTTGGAATATTTTCAAGATCAAGTCCAATTTTTACTAAATCAATATATGTTGTTTTCCCGACTTCAATTTTATTAACTAAATCTTCTACTTCAGCATATGACTTATAGGTTGTTTCTGTGTAAATTTGTTGTGTTGGTAGTAGTGACTGACATCCTGTGTTGAATAAAACAGAAAAAAGTATCAGTAATAAAGATGTTTTATTTGCTTTCATTTTTGATTTCCTTTTTAAAATAACCAATTGATATTTTCTTTTTGACCATTTACCGTATTCATTTCATATGGATTGTTTGTTAATCCAGATTTACCAAACGGAGTTGAATCTAATTGATTTGAACTTCCCATGTAATCGAACAAACTTTTTTGAGTTTGTACATTTTCACTTCTAAATCTCAATGCAGTATCTCTTACCCACAATGACATACACAAACTTAATGTTAAATCATCATTATATCCTTGCATTGCTTCTGCTCGTTGACCATTCCATACAAATGTAAATAATTCTTCAATCGTTCGTTCTGATTGTATTTCGACCTCTTTTTCACGAACATAACTTTCCATTTTGGAAATTATTAATGGTCTCGTTTTTATAGAGGTTGTAAATCCAGGAACTTGCTTCTTTTCCATACGATTTATTTTATTAGTATGTTGTGTAAGTTCATCTATATATTGAAAATCTCGTTGTGTATAATATAAATTACTATAACCTTTATCTATAATTTGTTGTAATACTGCCCACCCTATATTCGCATTTTCCACTACAAGTAAAGCATTATTAAACTCACTTGCTACTGCCACAAGAAGATTTCCGTAATCTTTTGTTTCTATATCTCCTTTAAATTCTGCGACTTGTTTTACATTATCTACATCAAATACATGAAATGCACTTTTATCACGACCGTCTCCTCTTGCAACATCGGCAGAAACTACATAGTGTTTATTGTGGTTCGCATATTCCCATAACCAATATTCTTTATTAGCACCTCGTTTTTCTATTGGTTCTTTTACTAAATTGTTTTTATACCAATCAAGAATAGAAGCATCTACTACCGAACGACCACTGCTTATAAAATCACAATCACACTCTTGGGCTGCGTCCTTTTCTCCAAGAACCTTTGTCTGTAAATCTCTCCACTTTTGATCACGTTCAGGGTGTAATGACCAGTGCAAATTAATTGGATTGAAATCATTTGATCCGTCCATAGTACCAACCCACGTTTTGTGGAAGAAATTACCAATTCCGTTTGGAGTAGAAAGTAAAATAGAACGACCACCTGTTGTAATTGTAGATTGCGATGCAGTCCATATTTCTTCCATATTCGTAATGAACGCACACTCGTCCACGATAAGTAAACTCAGAGAGGATGAACGGGAAGCATCTACACTACTTGAAGCCGCACGAATATTACTTCCGTTTTTAAAACGCATACTTAATTTATTTTTTTCAGTACACTCACTTCGCAACCAACTCGGTAAATGCTCAGACATATGCGTTACTTTTGTAACAATATTCTTTGCAGTTTCTTGGTTAATAGCAATACAAAGAATACTTTTATCTGTAAAAAAGGTCATCAACCACAAAGCATAACCCGATACTAAAGTTGATATACCCATTTGCCTTGCTTTTAATACAATATTAAATTGCTCGTCACGAAAACTCTCTAAAGTTTTTTCTTGAAAATCATACAAATGAAATGGTATTGTACCCATAGTTGGGTGCTGAATTTTACAATACTTTTTCATAAAATATGCAGGTGACTTTAAACACTCAGCATATTCTTGTTTTATTATTTCTCGTAACGGAATTTTATTACCCATTACAGATAAATATGTATATATTTAATTTTCTTATAATATAAAAGTTTCGACGATACCTTGAAACTTTTATAAATCTATATCAGCATACTCTTGAAGGTTATTTTCTACTTCTTTTAAACGAGTTTCTAATTCTTCCAAGTCGTTTTCAAGTTCTTTCATAATTTCATCTTTGTTTGGAAGATTCCATTGTTCAAGTGAACCATCCTCGTTTAAAAACTTTGGATCATTTGTAATGTGTTCTTTTGATTCTACTAATTTTGTTTTAGTATCTAATAAAAAACTAAGTTCATTTTCGAGCATAGTCTTTTTTTCATATACTTCGTATTTTCCTTCATCTTTAAGTTTTTGTTCATATTCTTGAACACAATCAAAGCACATTCCTTTCATCGCAAGCATTCTTTTATCTAAGTATTTTGTGTGATCAACTGTACACATTTTCTTTGGACAATTGGGTGCTTCTCGTAAACTTTTTCGCACAGTATCCATTAGAGTTTCTGTTCTTACCTTGGAGTTAGTTCCAACTTGCTTCCACTCTTTTCCATCTTTGTCGGTCCAAATTTCACCTGGCTGTCTTATTACAAGTTCTTCAACTTCTCCTTCGTAACCATGAACTTTAGGAAGTTCTTCTCCTTGAAACAACTTACGTGATCGTTTAATCACATACTTAATATCATCTTTATCCATTTTTGCCATATCCAATATTATCACACTTTTTTTCTAGTTTGTCAAATATTAAGATAATTTTTCAAATGATTTTACGCATTCATCTAAAAAAACGTTTATTAAAAAGTTTAAATACAAATTTCTATATTTATCTCGTTGAGAATCACTTAAATCATATTGCATAAATCTTAATTCTTCGGAACAATGTTCTTCTTTTCTCATTCTATCCTGTATACACAGAATGACTTTTTTTACAGAGCAGTGTTCTTCTCCGTATCCATATAAATATCCACAATGTAATGATAGTTTTAGTCCTTCATCTTGAATAGAAACTACAAACTCTCTATCAAGATACTTAACTGGTTTAGGTAAGACTGCACGTTGTGATGTTCTGAATTTGGTACATACCGATGATATTTCTTTTTCAACTTCAATTGATTTTAAATAAATGTTACCATTTAACTTAATCATACTTTCCTTTTTTAAAGTCTTTTCTATCATATGACTTTTTACTTTTCATTGGTCTACTTTTAGGCATTGTTTGTTTTCTTACCTTATTATAGGCATCAAGTTTTGTTAATAGTTTTTTTTGTTTTGCTTCCGACAATTTTTTTATTTTATGCACTAGCATTTTAATATATTCTTTTTTGCTACCACGACCTTTGAAATAAGGACTTTTGTCACTCAGCATTTTTGCAACATCAAGTATTGCTTTTAAATCTTTTAAATTTTCTTGCTCTTCCTTTCCTTCGTTGGTAGGAACTTTATTTGGTAAATCATCATGATCAGTTTTTGCCATTTTTTTTGCATCCTTTTTTGTCATGCCATTTGCTATTTTTTTTATTTTTGTATATAAATCAGTATCCACATCAGTCTTCTTTAAATCTCCTTTGTTGTAAGCATGAACCATTCCAAATAATCTTTGTTGTGATTTCGATACTGATTTTTCTGTTATAGGTCCATCTAATTTCGTAAACTCAACATAATATATATTTGTTTTGGGAGATTGAAAGATTTTTCCACCTACGTTCTTTTTGTGCTGAATTGCTTCTTTTTTGCTTTTGAAAGAAAAAGGTTTTAGTTTTCCATTAATATATTGTGCAGATACTTCTAATTTAGAACCATTTACACCGAGTGTAAAAACTCCGTGCTTATTTTCATTTACTGCATTTTTATTATTAATTTTACTTCTTACTTTTTTAATTCTTTCTTTTTCTTTTTGTTTTACTTTAGGCAATAACTTTCTTGAAATTTTGTTAATCACAGCTGTTTTTGTTGCAAGTTTTTTATCTATAAATTCTTTTTGACTAAGAGATAATTCTTGATACTTTTTTCCTCCTGCCAATTTTTTTACTAATATATTTTTTGCGGCCTTATCTGCTACCTTTTTTAGTTTCGCAGGGGACTTCATTCTTTTTGCAAGTAGTTTTCTTTTAATTGCACGTTTTTTTGCAGTTCTTTTTGCTGATCTTGCAAGTTTAATTCGTGCAGCCCTTGATAATTTTTTTTCGTTTGTTTTCACTTTAAAATCTCATTATACCCATAATTTGATTTATAGGAGCAAATGTTCCGGTTAGTTTATATGTTCCACCTTTATATTGAAATACAACACCTTCTGTTGGTGCGATTGCGTTGCTTCCACCAATAGAATTAAGACGATTGAGATTTTTATTTAACTTCTCCATGTCTTTCTTAAACTTATCAGGTGATTCAACAGAACCAATCTTTTTTGATTCTAATGTTTTAACATGAACATCAAGTGCCTTTGCTATATCATCACTTCCTCCGGCCGCAACGAATCCTTTTACATTCTTTAATACTTCCGCACCCAATTTCAAAAAGATGAATTGAAATGGCCACATATTTTCTTCAAATTGTTTTGTAACATCTTCTTTTTCAAACTTAGTAACCCACGCAAGTAACTTTGGATGATCAGATAATTCTTTTTTAATTGTAGTAATTTTATTGGACTTATCGTTATATGCCCAACGACCGATGAGTGCCTCGTATACTTTTGATGGAAATATCTCTTTAGTTTTTGTTTGTTGCTTATTTAATAAATCTCTCCACCAAGAATCATGATACTTCATTACTTTGTCGTTGTCTTTTAATCTAAATTTATTTTTAAGTTTATCTATTTTAGCAGAATACTTTGTATAAGAATCTCCGAATGTTTTGCTTTTAGGAAGTTCCACAACAATTGGTGCGTTCAGTGAATAACGACTTTGAACATCTGCGTTTATTTGTTTAAGCATACCTTTAAGCATTCTTGCAGAGTCTTTAAGTTCACTTGTTATATCGTTTCCCTCGGAATCTACACTAACTGCTTTTCCTGCGGAATCATATGCTTGTGTTCCGTGAAATACCAACATATCTACATTTTGAGGAATAACATTTTGTGTTGCGGGTGTCATTACCTCTATATTCATAAAACGTTCACCTTCACGAAATACTTTATTCTTTTGTGCATCAGTAAGACCCGATATAGCAGTTTCCAAATCTTCAACTGCACTTACAAACGCATCACGAATATTATCAGGACGATCAGCAAATATACTAGAAAATTCTTTTACATTAGGTGCGGCTGCTCCTGCATTTTTTAAATGTCCTTGATTTCTTGCAGCCACCAATTCACCATCTTTCCAAGAAAACATTAAATTTTGACCATCAAGTTTTTCAGTAACTTCTTTTTCAACATTTAGTTCACCTGCCAACGACCTACGAATCATTTCTTTTAAATCGGCAAATGTTAAATCACGATCATCGAAAGGATGACTCATATGACCAGCCGCACCTCCTTCTGTGATTATTTTGCTTTCCTTTATAGCATGACCTTCAACTCCTTTATCAATTTCTTCACTACCACTTGCTTCTTTGCTAGATGAATCAATTGTATTTTTATCAACAAGGTCTTCATCTCCTTGTTCGTTGTTCTTACGAATGGATTTTTCAGAACCAACAAAGTCTACAAGTTTGTATCCTACAGTTTCGGCAACATTTTCAATGAAGTTAACCCATTGATCGTGGGCATTTGAAGTTTCTTCTGTATTAATTTGATTTGTAGGTGATCCTACATCAAAATCACCAGAAGGATAAAAAGATACCGCAGGAACTGGACCAGAGTATTTTCCCCACTCACGATAATCTGCGTTACGACCTAATCCGTTTTTTCCAACCACAAAGTCAAGCACATCATAACCAAGTTGCTTTGCACGGTTTGATGTGTAACTTTCATAAGACTCACCTGGATAATAAACAGAAGGTCCATCATCAACCATTGATTTTCCCATTGAAGATATTGAACTTATTTCGTTTATTATACTTGGAAATTTTTCAATAAGTTTTTCAAACTTTGGATATTCATTTAAAAAGTTTTCAAAAATTTCTTCGTTTTCAAATAATGTTCCGAACTTCTTAGTAAGATACTTAAATATTTTTTCATCATACCAACCGAAGAGCTCTTCAAATGCTTGAATCTTTGTCATTTCATCGTGTTCAGGACTACCCAATAAATCACGAATCCGAGTACCACTTACTTCTTTTCCCAAGACCTTGATACTTACATGAGGAGCAACAATAAAATAACCATGTTCACCGTATGGTTTTAGATCATTTTTATTTTTCTCATATGATTGATAGTATGCAGGTGATCCATCTGCTTTAGTTGTTTTGAGACGACCTGCATCTTTTTCTCCAAAAATATAAACCACCGCAGTTGTATTCGGATTATACTTTTTTAAAATCTCTTCGCATACATACGGATTTTTTACTTTAACTACATTCTTAACTCCATGCTTCGTCCATACCAGTTTCTTTTCTTTAAAATTCAAAGGACTTTTTGTGGCATCGGTTTTATTACTCGTAGCAACATATGCTTTATCAAACTTACCATCTAACCACTTGTATGTTTTGTAATGATGCACACCTGCCGGTTGAAATCTACCAGGATAAATTCCAATTACCTTTTTTATTTTAGGTGATTCATTCAACAACTCTTCAACCATAAAGTCGGTTAAGTCATTTGCAAGTGAGTTAGTGTTTTTGTAATTCATTTAGTTTCAAGAATTTCTGCTAAGATAGTTCTTATTTGGTTTCTAAGTTTTTGCTCGTATACTTTTCGTGAAATGAAACGATTAAATTCACCCTTTGACATTCCAGTAAGTTCATCTGCCATTTCATCAAATCCCTTTCTTTGTAAAAACGCAACAACTTTATCTTTTGCTTTTAAAATACTTGTATGTAATCCTGACATAAAATCAATTGCCTTTTTGTACTCAGGACTTGTTAATTTAATTTCATTTGTTTTTTTCATTTTATTTGATTCCTCGTATTGTGACATATAAAAGTCTTCATCAGATGCAGCTGCCTGAAAATCTCTCCAAGCTTGTTCTGCTTCTTTTCCCACCATTATTACTTTTCCTTTTGGATAATAAAGTATTTCATCTCCTTTTTTAAATTTAATGCCACCCTTGCGAAGTCTTCGTTGTACAGGTAGTCTTTGTTCACCAGATACTCCATCATATTTTGATTTCATCCAAAATGGATCGTCTTTATATCTTTTATATTCTGATATGTTTTTCATAAGTTATCCTTCTATATAATCTATGGGTTTGTTTGTTTTAATGTTTTTCTTACAGGCCTCTTTTTTTTCAAAATACATATATGGAGAATTTTTGATATACCACTCTGTACAATGATAGACGGTTCCACTTAAGATAGGTCCTTCCGTACTCATTGATTCTGTAAACGAACCTATAAATTCATATTTGTGTTTTTCTTTTAAAAAACGGTTTGCCATATTTTTTGACCAAGATTCATTTCCTTCTTTTTTTGTTTCAAAACTATATTTCTCACCCGACTTTGCGAGTTCAAGTTTATATGATTCACCTAAACTTTCGGATACTAAATTCATTAATCAAACTTCTCCGATTTAATTTTCATGTAAAATCTAGTAAATTCGTCACTATCTAGTTCTAAACTTTCAACTAATCTTGATAATACTGCCAAATTCCGTTGAGGTGATAGATTAAACTTTTCTATTATATAAATTGTACGACTCAAATATCGTTCAAGGTCTGCTGGTAAAATTGCTTTATCAATTTCATTTAATAGTTGTTCAGTAACACGATTTCTTTTATCACCACTTTTGCTCATTTTATCGTATGCCATCATCATTTTGATCCATTTCTTTCCAATTGGATTTTTAATTGGTTTTGAAATAAATTTTGCTACCTCTTTCATAAGTCGTGGAACTAAATCTAATCTACCAGGTTTTGTTTTACTACGAGTATCTTCTGAATTGTCTACTATAACAAAGTTTGCTTTGAACAAACCTTGAAACTTACCAAGATTTTTTTGGACATCTGTCCAAATATCCTTTACTATTTTTCGTGGAAGTTTTCTTTTACGCATTGCGTTTCTTTGTTGTGCGACATCAAGTGTTGTGTTTACAAACACCATATAACAATCGTATCCTAGTTTTTCAAGTTCTTTTTTTTGCTTTGATATTTTGTTATAGTTGTCACCTGTCCCATCAACAATAATACCCAAACGACCATCTTTAAATAACTCAAATTGTTTAAGCATTATTTTCTTCGCACGGGAACGAATACTATTTGGATCATCACTTGTTACTTTGGCAAATGTTTCATCATCCATTTTAGATAAATTCAGATCATATCCTGCCTTTTTAAGTAATATTTCAAATGCAGGATCACTGTTTACAATCTTTAAACCACTTGGTGATAAATTTTTTGCATCCGGTGGAAAATTGAATAATGTATCAACAGTAGCAGATTTACCAGAACCAGGTCCTCCTGCTAAAAATACTGCTTTTAAAATACCAGGATCATATACACCCTCTACAAGTGTAAAGTATCCTTTACGCAATCCTGCTTTAATCAGGGTTTCTTGGACTTTTTGATTTTCTTCGGATTTTTCCATAAATACAATTCAGGTACATAATAAATATATATCTAAATATGTTTTATGCTCCGTATTTTATCTTACTAAATGAACCTTCTTTTTGAATTTCTACAATTTCATCCACCATATCTCGCATAACATCCAAATGGCTAATGACTACGATGAACTCAAATTGCCCCTTTAAATAGGTAAATAGATTAAATACACTACTGATGTTATCTCCGTCTAATGTACCCCACCCTTCATCAATAACAAGGAAATTAGAACGAGGAAGACTGCTTACATTGATAAGTGCCACACGCATAGCAATACTGCTTATGAATCGTTCCATGCCACTACACATCTCTAAAGGCCAATGACGATCTTCATAAGTAATCTTTGAGTAAATGTGTTTTCCGTCCATTTCAAGATTCATGCCGAAATCAACGATTTGAGAAAGAATATTATTAACCTCACTTTCAATACTAGGAATAGTTTTAGAAATAAGTTCATATGAAATACCATCTCGTTTTACTGCATCAAGATATAGTTCATATCCTCGTTTTTTTCTTTCATAACTTTTTGCCTCTTCGATAGATGAAAGAACATCTTCGTGTTCTTTTTCAACAATCTTAACTTCACCAAAAAGAGTTTGAAGTTTTTCTGTTTCTTCATTTGCTATTAAATTCACTTTTGTAAGTTTATTTTGTATATCAGCAACTTCAACTTGTAAAGATTTATTAAATTCAATAATATCTTTACATTCATAATATTCGTTGATACTTTTTTCATTTAATAGAATATCCTTTTCAAGTGATTCTATCATACTTGACAATGCAAGAATCTTGGCATCTGTTTGATTTATTTCATAAGAAAGTTGTGTATTTTCTGATTTTAAATTATTATACAATTCATAATCACTATCAACATTTTTATATATTTCAAGTTGTTGTTCAAATTCATTTTTTCTCTTAACAAGTTCATCTGCATCTGCTTTATCTTTATCAAGTTCTTTTTTAGTAATTTCCGCACTTTCTATCAAATTTTTTGAATTAGTAACACAATGCTTACAATTAGGATCGTATTCATGACTATCATAATGTTTCAATTTATCAAGTTTAGCATTAACTGATGTTCTTAATACTGCCAAATCTTTATCGACTAAATTTATATTTTCACGAATTTTTAAGACATCTACATATTTTTCTTCTATACCGTCAAGTTCAGATATTTTTTTGAATTTTAGTGATTTATCGTTTGATAACTTCTTCTTTTTATCAGACTCAAGTGAACGATTATCTTTTGCCACATCAAGTCTTTCTTTTAAGTTTGTTTTATTAAATTCTAATTTATCTATATCTACGGATGCTTCCTCAAATGAGCAATTTTTAAATTGTGCATTTTTGTCTGCCAATTCTTTATTTAGTTTTTTCTGTTTTAATAAAGCAATATTAGTTCTACTATCCTGTTCATTGTATTGATGTTTAACATCTTCTAATTTTTCTTGAACATTGTTTAATGTTTCATCAAAATCTTCACGATTAAATCTTTTTAAAAGTGCGTTTATTTCTTTTATATCTTCCGATGCAGTTGTATGTAACTGATCGAACATATCTATTCCCATAAACTGAGCAAGTAAATCTTTTCTCTCACTTTGACTTTTATCTATAAAAATTGCATTATTATTTTGCAAACTAAGTGTAGTCAAAACAAAATCATCATATGACCCGACATGATCACGTATTACTGCATTGGTTCCTGCTCTTTGTTCTCCGTTTAGTGAAATTGTTTGACCTTCTTCATCATGTTTCCAGAAATCAACAACAACCGTTACATCTCCGTTCTTTTTAGTAGTTGCAGTTCTTTCTATAAAATAATTTACTCCACTTATTTCAAAATTAAGTTTACAGTAAAAATTATCAGTTTGTGTATTCAATACGTGTGCGGCCTTGAATGCACGATCACATTTATCAAATAAACAAAAACTCAAAGCACTCATCACACTACTTTTACCACTTGCATTTGAGGCAAATAATCCCATAACACTTTTCATGTTTGAAAAGTCTATTATGTTTCCATCTCCGTAACTAAACATATTACCGAATTCAAACTTCTTTGGTTTCCAAATACAATTTCTTAAAACTTCTTTTACTACCAACTTTTCATTTATTTCTTTGTTGATATCAAGAGCAGTTTTTACTTGCTCATCATCAACAACAAAATTCCTGCGAAGATAATCTTCTATTAAATCATTTTGAACTTGTATTGTAGTAATGTCACCGAAATCAAATTTATTATCACGATCATATTTTTTTGCCTCGGAAATTGCATCACAACGAGTTACATTCAAATCACTTATATTTGTTTTCTTTCGTATATCTGCTATAATTTCTTTAGTTTCAGTTGCAGTAGTATTATATACCTTTACACGAAGTCTTGCTTTTCTTGGTAATAAACTAAGATCACTAATACACTTTCCATCACGAACTACAATTGTATAATATCCATAATCATTGTGAACTTCGTGGTGCGTATGTGTTTGATTATTTAAGTCCCACAAAACATATCCATGACCATTTGGTTTTTCACCGTGATTTTGTTGAATCATACTACCAGAATAAACAACAATTGGTTTATTCTTATTGTGTCTTTTTACTTTTATATATGTTTCTTTATCTTCCATGTGTAACAATTTTCAAAATATTTTCACCAACATCTGTGTCACTTAAGAACGGACTGAGGTGCATATGACCTTGGTTCGGAAAGTACATATTTGGTCCTAGAAATGGAACTCTATTTTCAAGGTTGTTTAAATCTCCTCCGTTTTGTTGCCAAACAACTCCTTTTGGCCCGAACATCTGGTGAATATAGTCGGTTGTGATAACAGTTCTGGTGCCCAGAGCAGATGCCATATTTGTAAGACACCCCTCAGAACCAATTACAAAATCACAATTTTTTATTAAACTTGCAGTAAAAGAAAACTTACTTGTAGAATTAATAGTTGGATATCGTTTAGAAATTGTGTCTTCGAGACCAAGTGCAAATAGAATTACCCTCGGATGATGTTCCATGCAATTAATTATATCAAATGTGTTTCTTGTTTTTTGTCCATATCCAGAACCAGTTTCTCCACCGTCTGCGTTATTGTATTCTTCTTCAGTAAATAAGAAACTTTTTTTATGCCAATCCATTTGGTATCCGACTTTTATTATATCAGACTTCCAGTCACCTATGTTTTCTAGTTCCTGCATACTTTTTTCAATTGCATAGTCAAGAATAGTATTTGTAAAAATTTCAAAGGTATCGTCAAAATTTTTTATTTCACATATTTTTTGAAATTGTGAAGTAATTGATTCGTATGGATTTAATGTGGAGTTGCCAGAAATTAAATTATATACTTTATCGTATACACCCTCGTTTTCCATAAAAAAAACTTTATCTATATACGGATTGCAATTTAATAACTCAAGTGGTTGTAAATAATTTATATCAAAGTGAATTTCACATAACTTGTTTTGCTTTATTTTTTTAGCAACACTACTTGCAAGTAGAATATCACCAATGTGAATATTTCTACATTTTATCAGTATCTTACTCATCTGCTATATTCCAACCATCAAGTTTATATTTATCTTGATTGCTTTCTGCTATAAATTTATGTTCAGTTTGATATTCCTGTAAAACTTGGTATTTGTGTATATCACCTAACATTACTATGTCATATCCGTCAAACATACCCAAATCAATATCACCACCCATGACCACATACCCCACGTCTGTGCGACTTCTTTTTACTGCTCCGTGATAAACTGCTATCTTAGTTTTAATTGATTCATCTTTTATGTCAAATCCACGAACATAATTACTCGGATCGTCTAATATACTAAAAACACTAACTGCAACATCTCCTATTTTATATAACCCACTATTCTTTAAATAAAAAAGATTTTCATCATCCATCATATCCATTATTGGAGATAAAACATCAAGACGGTCAGGATTATTTAAATTACAATCATGGTTTCCTGCAATTACGAGAGTTGGGTGTAGTTTTGAACATTCACGTAAAAAAGATGATATTTGGTGAATAAGTTCAGGACTCATTTCTGTTTTAGCATGAGCAATATCTCCACCAATAAAAATAATAGCATTATCGTAGTTATCTTCTTTAACTTGATTATAGAAGTTTTCAAAAACCTGAGAATATTCTGTATGCCTCTTTACATTTCGAATGTGTATATCTGCAAGATGGTATACTTTTTCAATATTTTTTAAATCTGTTTTTAACTCAAGCATAATTTCTGTTTCATCAACTCACCAAAATCAAGTAGTTTGGTATTTTTTATTTTAGTAATCACCCGAAGAAATCCTACATCAGATGCATCCTCATCTTCCATTTTAACTAATCTAACTTTTATATTTTCCTTCATAAGAGATTCAGACATACTAATTGCATTTTTGTATGCATCACTATCCAACACAATCGTAATTTCTTTTACATCGTGTTCTACTAATTTTAATCTTAACTTATTTGGAATGTTTTTACCAAGCAGGGGAATGGCATTTCTTCTTATCGCCATTGCATCAAAAACTCCTTCGCAAAAAATAATGGGTTCTTCGTAGTTTATTTGATTTTCAAAAACAACTACATCTTTACTAACAGGTGGGTTTTTGTATTTAAGATATGCAGATCCTGTATAGTCCCTTGCTAGAAAGTAATTTAGTTTGTTGTTGCAATCAAATGACGGAACTATAATACGACCACCGTAATCCCCACCCGAACAATATCCTATTTCATATCGTTCCATGTCATATGATTGTATATTTCTTTTTTTCAAATAATTTAATGCCTTAGAGTAATCTAATTCATTTCTATAATCACTTAGTTTTTTATATTCATATGGCAATGAAATAAATTGTTGTTCTGCATTTTCAAGTTTGGTATTCTTGGGTAACTTTACTATTTTTGACAACTCAGCAAAATAATTATTTGGAACTTGTAATCTTTTAAACAATGAAAATATACTACGACCTTTTGCGTTGGTATCAATCCAACTTTGCCACCTCTGAGTAACGAGATTTACTGCCAACTTAGGTTTTCTATGATGAGAAAATGGGCATATAAACATAACCTCGTCTTTAGAGACGATTTTACCTGCTCCTAATACTTTTTGCAAAAGATTAAGAAGTTTTTGTTCGGAAATACCCACTATTTTAAAGAATACCAATGATAAAGAGATGCTACTACCGCATCAAGCATATCGTAGTTTTTTTTATCATAATTATTCTTATTATTATAGTGAACAAACTCGGACAAATCAAGCATTTTTTCAATATTATTTTTTACAAAAGTTTTACTATCCAATCCCTTTTCTCTACTTTTACCGAATACACTTTTCCGCAAGGTTGAAACATTGACGTGTTCTATTGGTATATTATACAATGCTTCTATTACATAACTTATTACCGCATTGCATTTTGCGAGTTTTACAATTGTTTGTTGACTTGTTCTGCCACCACCAAATCCACTTAGTGAATCTTCTACTATTATTATATCAGGTGAATAATCAACTTTATCTATACACTCAGCCACATAATGTGCTTTCGATGTTACATCAGTTTGCTTTTTGATATCAACAAAACCAGCAGATACTATTTTAGTTTTAGAACTTGAAAAGCAATATCCTACTACTGTAGAACTTATATCAAGTCCCAAACATATATTTGTTTTTTGCATATGCAATTATATGCAAATAAATCTAAAAAATCAAGTAATTAATTAATATACGTTTTGACCACTTTTTGCACGAAAATCACCAGTTTGTCCGTTTCGGTTACCACGTGAGTTATCTGTACCACGAGAATCACTAAATGCAATAGTTTCTCCGTATCTACGTGTATCCATGTTTAACCGATAAAAACTTGCATCGGCCGCACTTGCTGGATTACCAGAACCGTAATCAGAGTTGTCTATTCCATAACTCATTATTTTACCACACATAAAACCACGATTGTTTGGTTTCCCGGTTACACCCTCTAAACTTGCATCGGCAGCTGCAGCCGAACGTGCTTGCTTTGTGAAAGCATTTCTGCCATTTCCAGAACCACGACCATATCCACCCAATGCTGAATCTTGTCCAAAGAAACTTACACCAGGACGATTATATTCTTTTAATTTATCTTCTGGTATACCAGGAGATCCTGCTAAGTTACCATATGTAGGTGCGGCCTGACGATATAGTGTACTTGCTGTGTTAAGACGTCCAAGAAGTCCTCCTGTTCCAACCCCCCCAAACTCAGAACCCATCGAGGGACGAGTTTTTCCGTTTTTAAATTCTACTGCCGGTGTTGCTTTATATTGTAGTACTGTTGCCATAGTATGTTTCCTTAAAGTTTAATGTTTAATATAAATATTACATAAAATTCCTAAGAATCGTATTTTATTAAAAAATTAATTGGATAGTTTGGTATTATCTTGACAGGCCTTCCTAATTTTGCCACCATTGCAAGTTCCGCACCGTGATATAATCCAATTGTAGTTGCATATGGTGCTAAATAACTTCCTTTTCTATCTTTTGCAGTATTTTCACGAAAATCAAGAAAATCTTGTTTAATTTTTCTTCCATAATTCTTTCCTGTTTTTTCATCAAGATATTTTATTATTTCAAAAGAAGTAGAACGTTTCGCATTCGAACTTTCATCAATTAAGTTTTTTGTTAAGTCGTTTCCACGTCGTCCGACAAAATATCTTGCCAATAAATGTGCGTCAATTGAACTTACCACACCATCACCGTCAATATCCAACCCATCTGATCCTAGTTCTTTTAAACGATCAAGATTATTAATTATTTTTTGATATTCACTTTCTTTTATATCAAACTTAGAAGTAGAAGAAAATAATGAATTAATTAACAACACATCTTCAGATTCTGTCATAATTATATCATCGTTTGGATTATTAGTATTCTGCCCCTCTTGAAGTTTTATTGCACCCGGGACATCACCTCCGGATGGAATTTTTAAAACCTGACCCACATATAAACTAAGATCACTTCTTAAATTATTTTCTTTTCTTAGAACATCTGTTGTAACCCCTGTCACGAGTGCAATGTGAACCATAGATTCAACTCGTTTTACAATGTGTCTTATTTTATTTTTAATGAGAACAAGCATTCCTATTTTAAATGTTCTGTCGGTTATTACATTTCCATACGAATCTTTAATGTCAGATACATCTACCTCATACTGTCTTGCTATTGTTTGTAAAGTTTCTCGTCCTACTATATACTCATCTTCACTTGAATCCCGTTGAGTTGGATCAACAAGTGATCCCATTATATATTTGTAAATATTTGCGACATCTCGTATATCGAATAAAGCATCTTCGTTTATATCAAATGCTATCTTTTCATAAGTTAGTGCAGTTGGATTTGTGCTAACGTTAAATTCATAAGGTTCTACTCTACACAAGATTTCGTTTTCATAAATTGTATGAGAACCTTCAAACTCTAGTTCAAATCCACGTTCACCTGTACCGGAGAATAATTCGTCAAATTGTTCAAATACATTAGATATAACGGCAATTCCATTCTTATAAAATACATTTCCCACATAAGTCTTTTTGTTATCACGAATTGCAGTTGATTCATATGCAATAACCTTTCCACCAATATTATAGTTTAAATAGTCAAGTTGGTTTATGGAAAAGTTACCAAAACTTGTGGCAACCGTTCCAACATCACTGAATAAGTAAATTTGATCTTCTTGCATGGTATAAAGTCCAGAGACTGGAAATTTTCCTTCTACTGGACATCCAGAAAACATGAAATCTGAACTTAGTGCAACAGAAGTACCTGCTTGCTTTCTTATACTATAACTCTGCTTATAACTTCTAATGGAGTTTCTTACCACAGGTTTATCTTCGTCAATTGAATAATAATAAACAGACCCCTCTACTGAATTTCTCTTTCCATAATAAACAAAATCAATTTCACTTATATCACTTGTAGAGTCTACAAGTGAACTTATATTATTTTGATCGATGCTTACAAAAAAATCTATAAAAACCAAATCGTTTTCATATACCAACTGTGTTTGATCTCTGTAAATTCCACTATTTATAAATCCAAACTCACTATTATATCCACTTACCGAGGTGTCTATAAAATTAGCATATACTTCAAAATCTTTTAAATAGTCCAACTCTGGTTTCAAATTTGTAATGTTAATTCTAAGTTTACAATCAATAGGAGTTCCACCGAGTAATTCATATGTAAAATTTGTTTTAAGTATATTGTTAGAAATATAAAAATCTGTTTCTGATCCGTCAGAACCCTGTGTGTAATCAGATATACTTACGTTTTGCAAATCACTATTTATTTCAATGCTACTCGTTTCATTACACGGAGAACCAACAATAAAGTTATTTCCGAGTATAGACACAGAATTTCCAAATCTAGTGGAAAATACAAGTTCATCAGTTTCCTCTCCATATATCTTATCTACAAAAATTAGACGTCCACTTTCTACCTTAAATACATACGCAGATCCTGCGGTCAGTGATGTTGAGTCGTTTCTTTGATTAAACTGACGGTCTGTTGGATCTCCTATAATACAGAAAGACTCATTTGCATCCATACATGACATAAAAGAACTATCTATATTAAAATTATATTCGTATATTGTTTTAACCAGTGTATCCCTTGTTTGTACACCGTATGGGGAAACTCCTGTTGATATAGATATAACCGATTCGTTTCCATATAATAAACCAAATTTTTCAAGACCAAAGTAAATTTTATTTACACCAGGTTCTAAATCAGAAAAGGGTATTTGAATACTATAAAATTTTCCACCAAAAACTTCAACAGAGTCTACGAATGTTCCACCGTGGGTAATCACCCGTTCAATATTTTTATTTAATGGTTGATTAACTCTATATATAAATCCATCTGATATATCAGAGTCATCTAAGACTAAATTATTAAGAGTAACCGAGACAATTTCATTTTCATAATCCACATCAAATGTAGTATCAAAATAAGAAGAAACTTCGGTTGGTTCTAAGTTATACTCAAACATACCCAAATTGCTTATTGTTTGTTCATGTGTGTATGTAAATTCGTTATTTTCATTCATGGACCAAGTAAATACCGCACACATTTTATGTTCCCGTGAACCTATAAAAATATTTGTTTGTGTAAGTTTTACCACTTCACCAAATCTTTTAAATGATTTTAACTCATCATTTTTTATTGCTATTACACCGACTAAATCATACGTTGGATCACCAATTGCAAAATCAGGTGTTCGTTCATATTCACCTTTTGTTGATATATATTTATCATCAAAAGTTACAACATCTATTGTTGAGTTCTCGACATAAGAAATTGGTGTATCTCTTTCCGAAATTACATTTTCTATTTTCCACCTAGTTACATTCTTATTTATTCTATTTACTTCATCTATATCAGTTGGATAAGTTCCAGTGTGGGTTTCACTTTCCGTATCATAGTTATACTCATCGTAAACACTTGATACTCTAATCCAAGGGTGATTTTCGGTTCTAGATGTCTTTTTAAAAACATAAACAACACCATTATCATTATCATGTGCAGGTGAACCTACAATCAAATAATCTTGATGCAAAGAGCACGAATATCCAAATTCAGAACCAGGTTCTCCTTCTAATATATTTATAAGACCCCAGTTGTCTATTCCACCTTTATTTTTATTGTAAATAAAGACATGACCATGTGCGTGTGTTTCATTTGTTCCTCGTATGTGTGATTGAGGTGAACCCACAACGCATTCAGTTCGTGTTATGTCAACAGACTCACCAAACATATCATTTGTTGTATAGTTATCCTGAATGAGAAGATTGCCGAGTTGATCGGTCAATATATCATTTCCGTCACTGCTTATTTCCTGCGAAATTCCATTTTGAGTAAATGGACAATACAATTCCTTTAATAAATTAAACCCACCATCGTTCAGTCCTGATGTACTGTGTAGTAGTATTTCTGCTTTTCCAGTTTTAATATCAGTTGGGGCATCTTCAGACACAGGACAACCCACTATTAAATATTTTTGATAAGCAGACACATTCTTACCAAAACTTAAATTATTAAAATCGAACTCATTTCCATCACCCACTTCTCTTGATATTTCACGTGAATTTGAAGATATACCAACGGAATCACTTGAACTTAATGAAGAATCACTTATTATTAAATTAGTTGCACCATCATCTATTATCTTAACTGACCCAAGTTCTGAACTTTTATCTTTTATTGTAAACGAACTAGGAGAAACTTTATCTCCCATTTTATTTTTTGAAAAATCAAGAACCCACGCAGAGTCTCCGAGTTTTCTAATCTCTTGGTTTAGGTTTTCTCGTGAATTAATTGCATCAAGGTAATTCTCCTCCGTTCCATAAACACCGGTTTCTGATCCAAATACCATCAGTGGGTTTATTGTACCAAACTCTTCTTCTTGAGTTCCATAGTTGTTGTAAAACAGATGTCGTATTGAACTATAAATAGTTCTACAATATGTACCATCCTTGTTTACAGGTTCTGTGTTTTCATCGTAATGGGAATGCCCCCTTGGATAAAATGTCCCATCGGTTTTTTTAGCAAATCTAATTGTTACCGCACTGTCCGATTCAGATTGCTCAAGTGATAATTTATTGTTGATATCCGAAAATAAAGGTATTTTTGTTCCACCGTCTACTTCTTGTTCAAGAATTAGTTCGTTTGTGGATTCCAACGAAGAATACTTCCACTTTCGGTTCGCACGAAATTTTCTTACATTCTTATCAGAAAGTTTTATATTCTTTATCATAAATATAAGTATATATTTACAACAAATTATTTAAAAATCTAACTTTACCTTTATAAGAGTTTCAGAGTCAAAACTTTTCAGTACAGGTGTACTTAATTTTGCAATAGCAACCAATTCATTGTTTTCCGTATACAATCCTATTGTTGTAATATACGTACGGGGATCAGATATAAAATCTTCATGTCGCACTCTTCCATACCAATAGTCCTTTGAAATTCCAGTTTCTATATTTTTTTGTTTTGCCTCGTCATTTTGATAAACATATGTCGGATTGTTGCTATAATTAAAGTCGGTATTTTTTACACGAATAAAATAATGCTTAGACGGAATATTTTCTGTACTTCTACACTTTAGGTTTTCTCCATCTCGCAACGCATAAAATAATTTTAGAAAATTTTGATGGTTTCGTTCTGTTCCATATCTAAAATTACTATCAGAACCTTCTACATTTTCAATTCCACCGCACCAAGCAAAAAATGTACCAGCATTTTTATCATTATCTTGTGTTGAATATTCAGGTATTGCATTTAGTTGTGATCTGAAAAAGTTTCCAGAATCGGATGCTATTGCGTATGGATTAAGTATTACGATTCCTAAGTCAGGATAAAATAATCCAAAACCCTCTCCGTCTCCAGTTAACCCACCTCCATCGGAATAATAGTCTTCGGTTTGTGGTGCTATGTCTGTGAGAGATCCTTTTATTATATTAAAAACCTTTCCTATTCGTGATCTACCTGCTTCAATTTGTGTATCAGATTGGTATCTACTATCGTCTCTAAATGTCTGCTCATACACAAACTCTTTTAGTTCATTTGTAGATGGATCAACATATTGATGTTTTAATTTTAAAGTAAACTCAAGATTTCCTTCATCCAATTTTTCTTTAATTCTACTTGAAGCAAAATTTATAATATAAATCGACTCTCGGTCCGCAACTTCGTCTCCTATTTTGGGAAATGTAAAAAAGGAATCACCAGGTCCCAAAAGTATATTTTTGTACTGATTATATATTGCCTTTGTAACAGATGCTGATTTTTCTCCAACCCTTGAACCATAACCATTTTTATCACCATAAGAAACTGTAAATTGAACTTCCGAATTTGCTTCTGTTGTTGGTAAATTATACACATTCGCATAATAGTCTCCACCTTTAACACTTGTCCAGTTATCTGTATGATATAAAGCAGTTTCTGACACATTAATGTTTTCAGAATAATTTTCTGTGTATGTTGGTGCGGTATTTGATGCAATGTAACTTGGTTTTTCAATATCTAGTTGTCCATCACCGTCATTATCTGCATTTGTTACCACATATGATAGTGGTGTGTCTAATTCCCCTCCGTCCGAATTGTCTATAAACATATCAGTCAATTGAAATTCATCATTAGAGAAAGCACCGGATGAAATCTTGAGAGTTCTTCCAGTAACTTTATCACTATCTTCTAGTTGTTTGTAAATCATATTAGTAATTTATTGCGTTTATTAGTTCACTCTCTGATTGGGATTCTGTGAATACTCGTACAGGGATTGTAATTGATCCACCGGTTTCATTTCCAATTATAGTTAGTGTTGTTACTACACTTTTTGTTAAAGAAGCATTTGGACGAAATGTAAATTGCAACCCAACAGATGTAGTTGATTGTTCACTTGAGGTGTCACCTATAAACAATGAAGTTGTTTGTGATACAGAAGCATCTACACCAGACCCCTCCAGTGTACCAGCATCACTATTTGACAACACGGCCGTATAACCAAGTGTTGTGTTGTATACAGGATCGGTTGTTGGAGTAATTGAAACAAATCCTTGGTAATCGGTATCCAATGTGATACTTTGTTGACCCAATTTTATTTTTGGGACCATTTGTGTTCCAGCTGGAAGTGTTACTAATTTATATTTCAATGCTTGTGTTTCATCAGTAAGTGGTTCAAAAACAGGCATTGTCCGTAAAGCTGCGTCATAATATTGCGAACCTTCTGGATGATTCGTATCGTAAAGTGTATAATCTATTTCGTCATCCGCAAGAGCAAAACTTGTAATGTTAAGTCCGTTTTCCGATGCTAATAGTTCTCTTCCTCGTTTTGTGAGGACTGCTTCAACCGTAATTGTTTCGTTATTTAAGTATCCCATGTCTAATATATATATTTTATAGTATAAATATTTATATACAATATTTTTATGTTGCAATAATTCTTCCTTTTATTTTTCTAAATTTTCCGTTGGCAACTTTCCTAATTCCATCGTTACTTCCACCAGTTACCACAAATTTCTGTTCTTCTATTTTTTCAGAATTAAGCAATGCCATTGCTTGTTTTTCCGTAAAACCCATATTCATTTTATCAATTATATTGTTTGCATAGTTATCAAATGCTTCAACATATTTGTCTGATTGCATATAATAATAATCAAGTCCTCCGTTTATTTTTAGAAAATCTTGTTTTGTGATTGGTTGTCTTTCTGATTCATCTATATATGAAGTTTGTTGTGTTGTTCTTCCTTCGTGAAAAAAATAAGAAACTTCGGATGTTGTGTGTTCATTCAGTGAAACATTTCCATAATCAAGTATATCGGAATAAAACATAACATTATCTATCATACCACAAAATCTACCAATTTCAATATTATTAAAAGTAACAAATGGTCGTGTGAATCCAGTATCATGTGATCCTACATACACATTATCCACAAACAGCCTGGTAATTCCCGAAGGATAAAAATTTACTACAACACAATGCCATGTCTCTTTTGTGAGTTTAAAAAAGAAACTTGAATCTTCACCGGATGCAGGTGTATTCCAATTTATACCAAGTTCAAGTTCTTCTTCGTTTGCGTTTACTACAACTCCTGTTCTATTATCAGTTTCAGGTGACCTATTTAACATAATACCCGAAGATGGAGCACTTTCTTGATCAAGATAAACCCAAAACGCCATACAGGCAGAATTTGTATACACACTACTTTGTTGAACTACTTTGATATATTCGTGTGTATTTGTTTCATCTTCACTTACGTTATTTTTTAATTTAACTATATTTCTATACTCACGATCAGGACCACCCGTAAGTAAGTCACCTCCATATAATACCCCATAGTTTGAGGTGTTGACTGAGTTTATTATTTTAACTGCCATTTTGAGTAACCTTTCTTAGTATATTAGATCCTATTGTGGTTTCAAGTTCTCCTTCGTAACAATCTCCATTACTTCGTATAAATCTAATTTTTAGAGGATTTACAAAATTTCTTGATACTTCGATGGTCATACCACCTTGACTAAAATCACTAACATTAAACGGACATACATAGGAACGGGGAATCGTTGGTTCGGTTGAAGTATCATCAAAGCATATTGTTCCATCTTCTGATGATGAAACTTTAATACCCAAGTTGCCAAAATCACCAACCAAGTTTTCTATTTCTAATATAACACCCAACTGACCACAACAATCAATTGGAGTTTGTGTTGGAGTTGGAGTTTGTGTTGGAGTTGGAGTTGGGGAAGGTGTGATAGTTTGTGTGGGTGTGGGTGTGGGGGTGAGTGTTGGGGTCTGCGTGAGTGTTGGGGTCTGCGTGGGTGTTAGGGTCTGCGTAGGGGATGGTGTGGGTGTTGGGGTTCGTTCCAATCGTGTAAATGGATAATTAACATTAAATTCGGGAGACACAGGTAAAATAGTTTCATAACAGACATTATCGTTTGTCACAAATCGTATCAATGTTTCGTTTACTAATTTTGAAGGTAAAGAAAGTGTCAACCCACCATTACTAAAATCTTCTTCAACAAATGGACAACTATAAATTATTGTAGTTGGGTTGTTCGTACTTCGTTCTAAATTGTTGTAACATAGTGTACCTGCAATAGATGTAGTTACAACTATTGATTCAGATTCAATTGTATTTTGGCCCTCATTTAAGTTTTTTGTTTTTAATAAACCTTGACAACACTCATATGGTGTGGGTGTCTGTGTTGGGGTTTGGGTTGGTGTGGGTGTCTGCGTTGGTGTCTGCGTTTGAGTAGGAGTTGGTGTTGGTGTTGGTGTTGATGTTTGCGTTGGTGTCTGAGTAGGAGTTGGTGTTGGAGTTTCTGCCAAAGATGTGGGTGTTTCTAAAACAAATGGTGTGGATGTGTAGGTTGGTGTTTCTGTGGGAGTTGGTGTTGGTGTTAAGTCAACATTGTCAGTTTCTTCAAACTTAAAATAAAATTCAGGTTGTTTATCAAGAGATAACATCGATGGATATTGATCTTGTCTAAGGGTATTTGTGGTAACAACATTTTCAGTTGGTTTGTCTTCGATAAACCAAAATGAATCGTGCGATGCGTTTGTACTTATAGACTTTGTTCTAACGACACATGGAGTGTAATTCAAATTTCCGTTAGAATCAACGGTAGTAGTTGAATTGTTAGTTGTTGACTTACTGAATATATATCTTTTCTTCCTGCTTCTAATTTTAGGTACACCACTTTCTATGAAATCACCACGATTTCCAATATCCACAAGGTTGTATCCTGAAAATTCAGTTGTTATATCGTGTAATATATTATTTCGTATAATGTGTTGATTTAGATCATAATCCAAATCAAAATTAGAAATAGAAAAATTTATATCAGTTGGTAAATTATATCTTTTAGAATTTGTATAATTTTGAAATCGTCTTATATTAAAATTAAATTTAACATTATACTCTATTTCTTTTATATAATCTGGAACATGAACTCTTGAATTATTTGTTGAAATGACATCAGATGCTTCCCATGACTTCTGTGTATAGTTTATGTTTCTCCAATTGGCACTTTTGCTTTTATTATTAATTGTATTATTTACTGATATTGTAAGTGGTGGAACAAAAAAGTCACTTCTGTTAAAATTATCATTAAAATTAAATTCATATTTTAAAAAATCACCCAGTTCCGACGAGAATATATGTGGTGATGATTTCATACTAATTGGACAAATGTTTGTTTTTATATTTTCATATGAATTTTTTGTGTAACCAAAATAAAAAATAGAAGTTTTGTGGATCGTGTTTGACCCGGAGTCTTTAAATTGTGGTAATAGAAAATCTTCTCCCAAAAATAAATTTTCATCAAATGACCAAAATATATCAACAGATTTTAAGTCAACATTTCTAATTAAATTTTTGATTTGAATTTCATTTTCCTCGTTTGTTTGTAAGTTTGTTAAAATTGTTTCCGTAAAATATTCACTCGTTTGATTTACAAGTGGGTGGGGTCTAAAGCTATCAAGTTCATATCCCCTCGGTTCTCCGTATATATTTTTTTTGATTTTATATGTGTAAATAGCAATCGGTAAAAGTGGTCGTTTATATGAAGTGTATGGCAATTTTTGTGTATTTGTTGTTTGTACTGTGTAAATTGGTTGTCTTTCTCCGACACACCCATCACATACATTATCAACGATATATCCAAATTTTAATTCATCGTCTTCAAATTTACGCAAACTTGCGTTTTTCCAAGCAAATGCGTTTTCTTCGTTTTCATCAAAGTTATTAATCTCTGAATTTGTATTTGAATACCCGACTCGTAAGTTAAGTAGTCTTTTCTCACAATTGGTAGCAGAATTTTCAAACATAACATAATAAGAACCCTCGTCCCTCGGATCATCGTTTACCAATTTCCATGAAAGATTTAAATTATCATAAAAAATATACCAACCATTTACATTTTTATACAATGGATATTCATTTAGGAAATCACTGGTTTTCATGTAAAATCCATCAACACCATCATACCTACCTCGTATATTTCTATTTGAAATAGTTATATATGGTAATATTTTATCTTCATTCAATTTACGATTAGTTAATATGCAAAATGTTTTTGTTTTATCATCATGATATTCTCCATATGCAGGTAAAATTAAATTCAAAGAACGTACAGATACTGTCCATGCCAAGTTTTTGTTACTTATCGTTTGAAATGTTTTGAATAATCTTTTATTGGGAATCAAAACAAAAGAATCACCAGTTGCCACAAAATTTGTTTTTGATTCAATATTAATATCTTCGTCTGATTTATATAAATCCTCAACGGCAATAACATCTGACTCATAAACCGACTCGTGGATTGGTGCATGAACTATTGTACCAACTTGAAAGTCAAAATTATTGTTGCTTTCATTTAAAGATGAATCAAACGTTGTAGTAACATTGCTCGAATTATTACGTATCCAACTTTTGTTTCTAGTCTTGTCGGCATTACTTATTACCCATTGCCACCCCTCTTTATATATAATCCACTCTCCGATGGGTTTTTGTCTATAATAAATACCAGACTGAGAACTTATTTTTTCATATTTTCCATTTACCCCTTCTCTGCTTTCTCGGAAACCAGATACCAAAACATCACCCTCCGAGTTAAAAACATTCGTATTTTTTGGAAAATAAAAATCACCCCCACCACCGTTTAGTGTGCTAAATTTAATAGGCCTACTTGATGCCTTTTCTTCATCAAATATGTAAACTAAATTTTCGTTTTTAAAATATTCTGATTCAGACTGGCCACTTCCGAGTGGGTCTATATTAGATAAAATCCACCGATCAAACAACACACTATAAAAAACATACCACCAAGTATTTTTATTATTTGTGAAAACTTCTTTTCCATTGAATGTTTCATACCCACGTATATATGTTCCATTTGCAGAATACATTACTCCGTGAAATGATGAAATTTTAAAACCAGAATATTCTCTTTCATTTAGTATCAAGAAAAAATTCTCAATTCCTCTCTGTGTGTATGTGTAACTGTCGTTGGAGAGTTCGTTTATTTCTATTTTATAGTTAGTGTACTCATCATTCATGTTCAACATAAGTTTACTGTCTAATACATCTTCTGAATATATAACTATTTTTTCACTTATCTGACTTTCGTTTTTACTAAACTCTCGTATGATACCCTGATCAAAAAACAAAGAATGCTTTGCTCTAAGAGCAAAATATACAAATGAATCATTTTTAGTTGCGGTTGATTTTAATATCTCGTTAAAATCACTATAGTCTGTTGGTTCGAAAACTATTTTGTCAGACTCCGACTCTATGAGAGATTGTTCCCATTTACTATCACAGTTTGAAAGAAAATTTTCACTCTTTCCATCAATAGTTTCTGTTTTAAATTCATCAAGATAGCAAACAAAATAAAATTTATTATCATACGAAACTCCCGCATCTGTGTATGTGTTTATTGTAAACTCAAAGTAACAAGTTCTAAGTCCATCTTCGTTTAATAAGACATTGCTTTTTGCTTCCTCAAGTGCCGTTTCATTTAAAACAAGATTTTCATTTTCAGAAACCTCATTAGTTAAGTTATCTAGCAAATCTTGCTCACCTCCTCCGTATGAAATTGGTAAATTTGTTGGTAGTTTATAGTCTCCAATTGAATTTTTAGAGTTAGGAACAAACCCACTTCCATACTCTACCTTCTCAGGTGAATCACTTTTTAAAAAGGGTGTTGTAAATTTATATATACGATTTTCAGATAATGCATTTAAAAATTTATTACTATATTTTATGTTGTGTCCAGTTAGTGTTCCTTTTTTATTTAAAATAAGAGTTATATCGAGTAAATCAACATCTGGTATTTGTGTGCTAATTTCTTCAATTTGACCAATCTTCCAAATAAAAGAAACTTCATTTTTGATTTGAATTTGTTTATACTCGTTTAGTAATTGTTGTGAACAAGCTAGTAACTTTAAACTTCTAATATTATTTGTTTTAAGTTTGATTGTAGTCGCAATGTCATAATCTAACATAAAAGGTTTTTTAATGACATCGTTTACCATCACATCATACGAAGATGCATATAACCCAGAAGAAGTTCGTATTCCATTTTCATAAAAAATACTATAATCAGATTTTCGTATCCTAGCATCTATTTGTAGTTTTTCAGTTAGTTGCACGGTGTGTTTATTCTCACTTGGAAGTGGAATAAAATCGTAATAAGAAAAATTTTTAAATCTACCGGTTGAGTTTGCATTGCTCTGTATTACTGGTACTAAATTAGAAGCACGAAATCCTAAGTTAAAATCAACTATATCATTTATACTTAACTCACCACTCGAATTTACCCCATCCGATGCTATATACGGAGAATTACAATCATAATAAGAAAATTCATTAAAAACTTTACCAAGAACAACTAAATTAGATACATATCCGGTAAATAATCTTCCTATAAATTTACCAGACTGAACATTAATATTTTCAAACGAACCGTCAAATATTTTTTTATTATTTTCTGTATACTCGTAGAATTTACCATTATCATTTAAATCGATGTACCTACCATAAAACTCTCCATATATTCTGCAATTCAATATCCCTCTAATATAACCCCCACCAACACGATTAATTTCAGAAGAGTGAGTATTTATTTGAAAAATTCTGTCATTTTTTATGTTTGTTGCTACGGTTGCTCCTCCATCCGAGTTTACATAGAATGTACTTATTGACGATGATACCTCCATTGATTGTAGTGGTGTTTTTACACAACCACCATCAAACTCACTACACATATTAGAAAATAATACAGGTAAATTATCTACATTATTATTTGCAGTATCATTCTTTTTTTCTTTAATCCAATAATCCGCATCATCAAATATAGAAGGTTCTTGCAAGAACTCAGGATTTTTATTTATCAACATCCAACAATTATATGATTTACTAAAAAATATAAACCAAGTATTTGATTTGTTTTTGAATAATGGTTTGTTATTTATATTTTTTTCAGAAGTGTATTCACCATTTGCTGAATAAAAACCAATGTACTGATCCCCTATTTTGGTATTTTTTATAAAACCTGAAATTGTTAATACAATTGAATTATATACAAATGAATTTGTTCCTTTATTTTTATTTGAATTAAATAAATGCAAATTTTTGTTTATTTTTTCTACTTTATATTCATTTCCATCCGATGAATATATACCATTGTTTATAAATGTTCCAAAAACTCGTTCATCAAAGTCATTGTCAGGTATTATATTTCCTGTATAATTGTCGTTGTATGCATTTCCTTTGATTCTATCAATTGACATACTACTATCGATACTTAAAATATTTTTATCTCCTGGTTTAAATTTTACTTTAGAATCTTCGTTTGCGAAATTTGCAATATTTTTTCTATCGTAACTTCTTGATCTTAAATTAATTTGTTTTAATTTCTCTATACTTTTGTTCGTTTTTGTTCCGTCTATAATAGTAGTTTCAATTACATTTTCAACTTTGGGTGATTTTATTTTATGTCGTTCTAGAATACTTGGTTCTATCAAAAGACCAGAAATTAGTCTTGTTCTTGCTGGCACCAACTTTTCTATATTCTCAAAAAACGAAGCATCTACATAGGTTTTTAATATATTTAGAAATGCTTGCCAATCTATCTTACCAAACCCTTCTTTATAGAACACTTTTCTAAATTGTTCAAATTTTTTGTATTCTTTATTGTATAAATCAAGTGGGTCTCCGATATATTCACCTATATCGTAGTTTCCAAAAAACCTTATTATTTCTCTGTTTAATATATCAGTTGGACTTATAGTGCATAAAACCGTATTGTTATCAATGGTTACTCTGTCAAGTTGCTTTCTTGTTACACTTTTTCTTGGATTTAAGACTCCTGTTCTTTTTTGTTTTTCATGCCTGATTTTTGCATTACTGAATGCCTGCGATCCGAAACTTGGAAGTCTTGCATACTGAACCGCTGCACTTCCTTTAAAGTCAAACGGATATTCTGTGCTTGTAAAGTTATATGCTTTTATATACTCCACCGAACTCGCAACCGCAGAGTTTTCTAGTTTTCCGTATCCACCGTCCGTGGATTGGGTGCTTATATCATGTGGTAAATCAAAGTTTAACTTTACAAACAAATTATCAACAACCAATTTAGGGTCATCCAAACTATATCCTTGGTCGTAAAATATATGGTCATTAAAATTATCAGAAGTAATTTCTTTTTTATATAATCTTAATTTATCAAGTTCTCCACAAAACAAAGAAGAAGAATAATTACCAACATATAAATTATTATCATCAGTTTCGTGTAAATCACTACAAAAGTTCTGATATTCATAGTCTGTTATTTTTATACTAGAAATTTCGTTCAAAGTAACTTTTCCGTCAATTTGCTTTCTAATGTATGTTTCTATAAAATATGATGATAGTTTGGTATCATCTTTTACTATTTGCAAAAGAACATGAATGTATTCATCTGTGAAAAGATATACAGGATTTTTTTGTTCGGTTGGTGTATATATTTTATCATTTAATACAAACGAAGAACCTATATTTTTATATTGAAAATAGAATCTTCCGTATTCATAATTTTTATTTGAATCAAATTCAATGCAAAATTTCCATGTATTTGTTTCTAATAGTATTATGTCACTTACACTACCAGAATTTAGTTTTTCTGCTTCTATGATGTTTTTTACTTGTAATTCATTTAATTTAAAGCACAACTCGATGGATTTTATTTGATGTGAGTTCCATTCTATCTCTAGATATTTTGACGAGTCTAGTCCACCAATGTCATTATTAAACACTAAAGAAAAACTATAAGAATCAAATTCAAACCAATTATCACCACTTGATGTTTCGGTTGAAAGTCCACCATATTCTTTTATACTTAAGAAGTGATTAGGAAGTCCATAGCACTTCATTAATGCACCGATTGACTTTTCAGTACCTATGTGTTTTATTATATAAGGTAGGTTATTTAGTATACGTCTCCATATTGTCGATCTTCTTGTAGAAATCAACGATGACGTACTATTAACCTCTGCACTTGCATCATCACCAGAGTCATCTTCACCCGTAAACGATAATCCTAATGATGACAACATATATTGTACTAATTTGTTTGGAATTCCTCTATCTGGATGGTTAGATGCGTTTCTAACTTTTCCCATGTTGTCTATATAAGACACAAGTGTGTCAAACTGCACTCCAACTGAATTTAGAAAAAGTAAAAAGTCATTGTTGTCTTCATTTCGTGTGAGGAATTCAGGTATGCTATTTACAAGGGAAGCATCATTTTTATCATCGTAAGTTTTTGCATCTTTTGCTTGAAATAAATACCACTGATAAGTCCCTGTTGATACAAAATCCTCGATTTTCTCAGGAAGAATCTCTGGTAGTCTTTTCAAAACACCTTCGTGATTTTGAATGCTTTCGTATCTAACCGAAACAACTTCATCTTTAAATGAGTTACTACAATTAGAACTTAGTTTAATTTCGTTACTTATATAACTCAGTGTTGAAATTTTAAACCAATCTGCGTTAGCAGTTGTTCTTTCTTTATTCGAAACTACCCAACGTTTGTGTGTTTCGTTAGTTTCTTCCTCAAATACTACTTCGTAGAAAATGTAAAAGTTGGAAATTCTATGCTTGAATTCACGTTGATTGTTAAAAAACCCAATTTGTTCATATGTACCGTTTGCCCAACCAAGAGAACCAAATGTATCTTGGTTTTTGGCTATACCACTTACCTCTAAATTATTTGTCCGTGGCCAGGTCGTTGATACTTCTGATATATATGTGGTATATGCAATTGATGTTTGCTCTTTATTTTCATCCTCGTATGTCCATAGCAGATTTGAAATAATTGGAGTGCTACTATCTGTAAATGCTTCATCATTTATTGAAGATAAACGCACAACTATTTTATTTGCTGTGGAAAATGAAAAGTAAGGATTTGGTGTTTCACTTTTAACAGAACTTGACTTGTCATGTTTTTTTCGAAACCACCTTCCTATTTGATTGCTTATTTCAGATGCAAGTGCATGGGGTTGCATTCCTTCGTATATACTAATATCTCCGTAGTTTGGTGTCTTTTTGGATGTAAACTTTATTGTAATAAAGTCATTATCAGGTAGATTTATTTCAAATCCATATATCTGCGGAATAGACTGATTTCTATTAATCGTTGTCTGTTCACTTGGTTGGTTTGTTATACTATCTAAATTATTAAATTCTATGATCGCAGTTGCATCATCACTTTTATTTTCAAAAAACAAATATCTTTCGTATCCGTCTAGTTTTGCTAAAATTTCACTTTTTGTTTTATTTTCTTTTGAAATTTCAAGTGTTCTAAGAAGACGTATCGAGTTTTCAGAAATTTTTGCTTCAATGTTACCTATACTTGTTTCGTATTGTAAATTGTATATTTCTTTTTCTATATTTTTTATCTTGTGAACTATAACTGAGAAGTTTGTCATTTTGAACAAAAACGAGTCAATTCTAGATTTTGCAGAAGAGTATTTAACAAAATTATTAAAATCTGAATAATCTACATTCAAATTTAAGTCAGATGATGATGATGTATTGAAGTATTTTGCTACATCATCGGTTACATTTTCAATTAAATCTTCTTGGTTATACTCTTTCGTTCCACGTGATGTACTTACTAAAGTTAAATCTGGTTGTCTCAGTTTTTTTGTTGGGACAATTGATGTTTTATTCAGTATTGTTGTAAAATACAGATCATCTGAATAATATAATCCACTTATATACATTCTTGTATTTATTTCAATGTCTTGGTCAAGTGGTTTGGCAAGTTTAATTACAATTGGAGTATATGCAGAATCCGATACGACCTCGGTTGACTTTGCGTATTTTACAATAGGAATTCCATTACCAAATCCAAGATTAATTATGTTATTTAAAAATCTATCAAATCTTCTTGCGTAAACTTCATTTACATAACCCACATCATAAGAATACATTATCAAATCACGATAAAACAAAACGGAAGTATCGGATGCTGGCAATAAACTTAGTGCCGGGTGTTTTGAGATTATATAGTTTACTGCAAGTGAATATTCTTCGTAGAAATCTGACTCAGCAAACACATTGTTGTATTTTGTTAAGATTAAGTTGCGATATAGTTTTTTACACTTATCATAAAACTTATTTATATCAATTAGTAAATCATTTTTACTTAAGTTTAATGATTTTGTAAGTTCGTTAAATTTTGTTTCAAAGTCCGCTATCTGCAACTCAAGTTCATTAAATATATCTGAAGACGAGTAGTTTATTGTTTTTATAAACTTTTCGGTTTCATAAAAAATATGAGACACTACAATTCTTCTGTTCGCAAAGTTTTCAAATTCAAACCCCAGTGCAACATCCTCTGACTTATTTGATGCACGGGATGCTTCTGGTATTATCTTAATCTCGTTTCTACTTGGAGATATTTCTTTAATTATTAGAAAAGAACTTGACTCAGACGAACCAACTATATCATTACGCATAGATATACCAACTTTATATGCACTTGGAGCAGTTGCTCCAAGTTTTTTCAGTTGGTCAGTAAATGACAATATTAATTTTCCATCTTTTACGAAATATCGTGAACCAATTACATCTATACTCCCTTGTACATTATCATCGTTATAATCAAAAAAATTAAAGTTTACTTTTTTAAAGTCATCATCACCAGGAATAGTTGACCAATACAATAAATCATTAGAAGTAGAGTATACCGAAAACTCAACTATATCCTTCGAGGATTTTCCAAAAATAAGTTTTGTTGGTTTTTCGTCTAATACAATATCAAGTAAACTTTCGTCTACTACATACCCACGTTGAAACGGTTCGTTTTCTTTAATATTGGGTTCTTTAATATGTTGTATTAACGAATTCATGAATTATTTATATTTTAATTTCCCAAAAAAGGAAATTGATCTACATCTAGGTTCATACCTTCTTCAACTTGGTCTTGCGTAAGTGGTAGAAATGGAAACTTTGAACTAAAGTCATCCTTGGATTTGCCTTCTCCGTTTTGAATTCTTTGGCTTATTATTAAATCTTTAGTCGCCGTGTACATTTCAGATGCCTCTTCTTTAAATTTTACATTTCGTTCCATTTCTTTATCAAGAATAGAACTTAATTCATCAATCTGTGCCTGTAATAGTTGTTCCTCTTCTATTCTGTTTTCTTGCTCTTCTTCAATCTCCGAATATAAATCAGAAATGTCTTCTTCGGTATCCACCCCCTCAACAGAAGTAAATTCTTCAAAGTCCACGGAGAAGAATGTTTCAACTTGATCTTGTTTTTGAACTGTTTTTTCAACAGGAACACCGACTAAGTAATCTCCAATTTTGCTTTCTTCTGTAATGTCATCAAACGAGATATTATAGTTTCCAGTGGAATCAACATTGTTTACAATGCTTCCGGTTTTCAAAAGATTATCCAATTCTTCTTTATTGAAATTTTCTTCTGAAATATATTTTGGTAAATTGTACATATTATGATATAATTCTAAAGTTTCGTTTATCTATGTGAATTTCTACATCTTCGTCAATTTCTGTTTTTATGTGAAATGTATAAAACCTCCCCACAGCAAGACACCCAAAGTCAAAATTAAAATAGTGGCCGTTTGAATCACACGATATTTTTGTATATTCACCGAACCCAATAACAACCTCAGATGTCTCTGAGTCTCTAACTGAATAAAACATATTGTTGGTTACAAAATTATCAAGAGAGTAGTCTGACTTTGAAGAAAATGTTTTTATTGGTCGTTTGCTTCTAATCCCAACTCTTATTTTTTTTCTTTCAGATTGTTTATATTCTTTTTTAATTGTTTTTATTATTGGAATAAACTCGTCAGAAACGATCTGATTTATATTAGATTTTTTTACTAAAATTTTTTCTGTTGGTTTTCCGAAGGTACCAGTTGTGTTGTTTTCGTCTGAACATTGTTTATTCGTGAATATATCCGTATCTGTTATTGATGCGGATTCAAGACTCGTGGATTCAAGTGAACTAGATTCAATGGAACCCGACTCAATGGAACCAGATTCAATGGAACCCGACTCAATGGAACCAGATTCAATAGATGATGATTCTATACTTCCTGAATTAAGTACACCAGATTCTAATGAACCAGAATCAAGTGTATCAACATTAATTGACATATCAGTTTTTGTACCAAGTGAATCTGTATTATGACAATGTTCTGTCGTACACGATATGCTTTTTATATATACTTGTTCACATGGTTCAAACTTGTAATCATCGTATAATATTTCTAAATAAGGGTAGTAAATCGTATTTGTATCCTTCGAGAAAAATTGTATAGATGAATGTGCGTCTATTGTTTCTTCTATAAATTTTATTAAAAATCCGTTGTTCTCGATATCACCAACCAACCATGATTTTACAATACTTGTTACATCAACCTTTACATCAGAGAATGCACCTTTAAACTTAAATATCAGATCGGTGTCATCGGTGTTAGTTCTTTGTGGTATTTCGTTGTGTTCGTAGAACTCACCACCCCCCAAATAGTTGGTTGTGTTTGCATCTTGATTCCAAAAATTTTTACCAAAATCTGCGTATCTCCAACTTGCACCTTTGTATGAAAAAGATGATGATTTTGTGTCTTGGTATCGTCCAGTTCCTTCGTCCCAATACTTTTTAACAGGGTATACACCAAGAGAGTCACCCATCGATAACTCAGACGAATTTGCTACTTTTAAGTTTAAATAAAACTCCGAATTTATAAGTTTGTTTTTATTCGCCGTGAACAATTCATTATCGAACTCAATTAAAATTCTACTTAAAACAAGTCCATCGGTGTCTGTGTTAATTTTTTTAAGTTCAAGAATCTCATCGTATCCAGAGTTGAGTTCAAGTAACCGTCTGTGTTTATACAAAGTGGTATCTTTGGTTGGATATATAAAATAAATCATAAAACTCGTCCTGTTATGTCCCTGGTTGGGTATTTTAATTCAAAAATAGATGGGTCTTTCGATGGATAGATTGTTTTGTTCATAGTTGCAGAATTTATATCATATTCATTTTCAGAGTAATTGCCATCGTTTATATTAAGATTTTTAATTATAAGTTTTGTAACATTTTTTACACCAGAAACCTTTGACATCTCAACTTCTAGTGTACCGGTGTCAATTGGTTGTGATATTTGCCATTTATCTATATCAAAAAAATCTGCTATTATTTCATTTAATGAAAAAAGTATTTCTTTTTTATTAAAGTTCATATAAGAGGTTACTTCGTATTCTACTCCTATGTTAATAATAAAAGCATTTGTCATGTTTATTCCATCGGTTAGCATTCTATAGTTGGAAAGATACTTACTTAAATTTTGATAAACAAGATCATTTGGGGTTATTAGTTTCTTGTTTTCGTCAAAACTCAATACATACAAATTTACTGCAAACGGATTGTTTATCTCTCCATACACACGATTTAGTTCTTGTGGTTGAACCTCCTGATTAATTGAATAAGAATTTTTGACTATATCCGTTTGTGAGAATGAGTCAAGAGAACCATCTTTACTTACAAATGCTTTTGCTATACTTCCAAGTCTCGGTGGCATACTATATGCTCTTATTACATAATCTTCACGGGTGACTGCTCTATTTTGCGAAGAAAAACTAGAAAGACCTTTGATTCGTATTTCGTCAATTGACTCCTCACCACGACCACCCAACGCAGGATCTGGATTATTCACCCCAACTGTATTTTTGATTGTCTCCAATACTCCCTCTTCACCCTCTGATAAAAATGCGTTTGTTTCATTATACTTAATTTGGGTAATAGTTGTAAGTGTATTTGATTTCAAGTTAGACTCGACACCACCACCAGAATAATACTCGATTGTAAGTGTTGTGTTTGCAGGTGCTTCTCCATATGTATCAGACTTCAAGAAATTTGCGGGATCGTAAGACGATTCAAATTTTTTTGTTGATTTTAATGATGATCCAACAGTGTTGAGGGATGGAATTACAATCTCTTCGTCAATTTTGTCCTTTCCTGCACCAAATTCTAAGGTTGTGGTGTTATCACTATTTACAAATGTTGAAAATCGTTTCGATGTTTTAATATATCGCAATAAATACGGTACACTTAATGATAAATTGCTTGTGTTTGGACTCGTTTTATCATTGTTTGGTTCTTCGATCAAAATTGTATCTTGTGATAGATAATCAACTTCATAGTATTTGTTTCCAGTCGAATCTATTACTGAAATTATTTCGAGTACATCCGTATCAGGAAGTTCAACTTGAAAAAACTCACTTGCTTCTCCAACTGTTATTGTGTATGTTTTTCTGGTGCCGGCCGATGCCATTACCTTTTTGTTGAATAAGTAAAATTGAGGTTGACCAAGTTGGTCTCGTTGAAATACACTTATTTCGGTTGGTGAACTTGCTTCGTCAAGACCAAAGTTTACAGGTTCTGTTGTTCTAAAAATAGTTGCCGAACCTCCAGTTGAAATAACCTCCATACCCTCATCAATGTTTAAAGCAAATTTCATGTCGGGTTCAACTGTGCCGTCTTCTGAAATTTTCGATGGTATTAGTTGAAATATATCCAACATGGTTGTGGCTGCCACACTTGCCTTTGGTTTATATCCCAAGTAATTTGCAAGAGTAATTACATTTTTTCTTTCACTTGCATATTGTAAAAACCCTTCTTTAAATTGATAGTCTACATAGTAAGATAAAACATCACCCACATAACTTACCAAATCTACAAACATCATTCCAGTTGAGTTCTCACTGAAGTCTTTGTATGTTTTGGAATAATATGTCTTAATATAGTCGATTAAGTTAGACTTAAAACTATCAAAGTCTTTGCTTAAATAGTTTATTTCTTTTTTTCCGTCTTGGATGGTGTTTAAATTATCCATTTAATTATCCTGCATCTAATGATAAACTTAGTGTGCTTTCTGTGTCTGGGACACTTGCTATCATATATTTAATATTTAATTCTACTTTATGTGGGTCTTTATCAAAATCAGAACTTACATCCACGGAAATAACTTCTACATCCGGCATCCAATTTGCGGTGGTATCTTTTATTTCATCTAAAAATATTTTATCTACGTGTTCTGTAATATTTGGATCGAAAAGCAGTCTACGTAAATTACTTCCATATTCTGGCATCATAGGCCGTTCACCTTTTGCTGTCATTAAGAGCATCATTAAATTATATTTTGACCTCTCAATTACAGAGTAAGTTTGAGCAAAAAATCCATCTTTTTCACCCCGTGTATATGGAATAGAAATTCCAACTGGCACTTTAAGGTTTTCGTACACCTACTATTTTCCTTTCTTTTTACTCTCAATTGCGTTTATCAACTCAGAGTAATCACGGGTTAGTGCGTTTGATACACTTTCCGGTAAGTCTTTTATATTCAATTCGTTTCCGTTAAAGTCTGTTTGCTTGTTTGTTTCCATAGTCGATGAAACCAACTGACCTTCTTGGGGGACTCCACCAACAGTAGCACGAAGTGCTTCGTTTATTTTTTCATTGCGAGAATAAACTTTATCTGAATTCGTTGATTTGGTTTTTATTTTTGCCTCGGTTTTTTCTATTTTAACATTTGACTTTTTATTTTGTGTTTTATATTCAGACAATATTTCAGGAAGAGTCGTTTTTAACTCTTCTCTAACTGCTAATTTTATTATCGTTATTAGTTCACTTTTTTTCATAATATCGGTTTCTTATAATATATATTTATTTATTTACTTATTTATCCATCTATAAATACTCTCGTACTTAATAATGTTGGCAATCTTGAACGTAAAGATGCCAAACTTCCTTGTTGAGCAGGTCTTGATGTGGTTATATAAGGGTCGTGGTGTACATGACTAGATAGCCAGCCACACAAAGAACTTAACCAGTCAATCGTATTATTTCCTTTCAAAACTGGATGTCTTCGTGTTATATATGCTCCGAGGTGTATTGTAGGAGAAATAACAGATGTGTGTGTTTTTGTTTCTGTGACAAATCTGTCTATGCAATTCATAGTTATTTCATCATCAGTTGCTACGAAAAATTTCTTTTTCGCATAAATTCCTGTTTCTTGTGTTTTTGAAGAAATTAAAATTCGTTCTGAGTTTATTATAATTTGATTTCCTGTTAAAGCCGGCAATTGTTTTCCGAATATGACTTTTGCCTCAGATGCTTCTTTTAAAACTTGCTTTTCCAGTTTACTAAGGTTTGAGTTTAATTTTTTCTTTTTTGCTTGCTTTGCTGTATTAATTGATTCATTTACCTTATCAGTATCTTTTAATGTTTCTAAGTCTTCAGGATGTAATAACGAAACGGCATTCATATCAGCATTTTGAATTGGTGTTCCTTTTAATGAATCACGTGTAATTGTTTCTCCTGTGTGAAATGATTTTACTTCATCAGGATCTTGTGGGGCTGCTTTTACATTATTAGGTTTTGTTGTTTGTGTTTTTTTGGACTTTACGCCTTCACTTACACCATCGTCCTGTTTTTCGTTAGACTTCGGTGTATCAGAACTTTTGTTGTCTGATCGAGTCTCTTCTTTTTTGTTTTCTGTTGATGTGTCGTTGGATTCGTATTTTACACCATCAGTATCCGTTTCATACGATACTCCACTTTTTTGATTTTCTTTTTTTGAATTTACAACTTCGGTTTTTTCGGACACTGTTACACTTGATGATTCTTTTAAAATTTCTTGATTTCCACTAGGACTTTCTATTTTGGTTCCGGGTGTTGCATTTATTTTAGTTCCGGCGGGAACATTCATAGAGGCAGGATTATTGTTGTTTTCAATATTTTGGTTAGTCTCTATACTTGAACCAGCTGCGAGTGTTATATTTGAACCGGCTGCTATTTGATTAGTTTGACCAGAATTTGTTTTTGTGAGTGTAGTTCCTTGAGATGCGGTAAAGTTTGTTCCTGCTTGTAGTCCAACACTTGACATACTGCTATTTTGTGTTCTGGTTGGTTGTGGTCTCGTCCCACCCCCACTTAGTGTTCCACCAAAACTTGCACCAAGTTGACCTACCCCCTGATTATACTGAATACCTGATGATGATTCTGCTTGGTAACTTATACCAGAAGATCCAACATTTCCAGTGGATTGTTGCATAGACATTGTAGACGATGTGCCACCAGTACCTTCTTTATTTCTATATAACCCAGTCATGGGGTCAAATGTCATAGTTGCCACTTCTTCATTTCCCTTTTGCAAAGATGCAAATCCTGACACACCACCACCACCACCTTTGAGTGAAGTACCGAGGTCACCAAAGTCATCTCCGAGAGCAGAAAATTGTTGATCAAAGTCTGGATGGTTTTTTGCATAAGGTCCGAATGTTCCATCTGCTTTCATTTGATTACCCATTTGTTGGGTAAGCATTTTGTTTAATTCTGTATCAAGTGTATCGGTCAACGAGTTTCCCCACTCTATTTGATTTACAAAATCACACAAATCAAATAAAAAATCTTTTAATGAGAATCCAATCAAGAAACCTAAAGCAAATTTAAGATTTCTTAGTTTGTCAAAAATTGACATTAAAATTCCAAGCAATGCAATGTTTATGCCAAATGATAATAACCACCCAAGTGATTCTTCTGTTTTTGATCCATGTGTTCCTTTCTTTTTTCCCAAAAGTCCACAAATTGCCATAATTCCCATTGATGCCAATTTAAAAATCTTAAACATCAAACTATCTTCTTTGTTTATTCCGATATCACCAAGACCAGGTATATCAATTCCAAGTGAATTTGCGGCCGATAGTGCAGGACCGGCTGGTGTTCCTGCAAGTGCATTTTGTCCAACCTTGTTTGAAGATGCAATTGAACCTACAATACCGGTTTCAAATGTTTGATTCAATTTAAAGTTACCAGAACCAATATCACCTAAAAAGTTTGCACGTTTAATCGCACCGGATGAAACCGACCCTCCTCCAGTTTTGCTTAACCCACCACTTATTGCTATACCAGCCCCAACGGCTCCAATTTTTCCTAAAGTTCCAACTCCTCCACTTGATCCTTCTGTTGATGCGACTTTTGTTTCGACATTTATTCCAGATGAGGCAGACCCCGAGACTATGCTAGTTCCGTTGCTTGAGTTTGGTGTTTCTATAAACTTGCTTGCAGTTTCGGTGTCCATTTTACCTATTCTGTCACCAATTACTTCTCCATCTTCTTCTCCAACTGCTTCTTTGAATCCTTCTTTCATTGCCGATCCGTGGTCACCTTTTGATGCTTTCTCGGCCATTTTTCTCTGAGTTTCGTGACTTTCGTCTGGAGTTACAATGTCACTTTGTCCATTTACTTCTTTAACATCTTCGGTTTTTTTATTACTAGGAGAACTTTTTGGTTTTATTTTTTTAGTACCAACTGAAGAGTTCGATAAACTTCCAAGAGATGCAGATATACCTGGATTCTTAACTCGTTTTGGTTGTACTAAAGCCCTACCGAGTGTGTGGGTAAACTTTGATAGTGTTTTTCCAGAGGTTATTTGAATTGAAGAACCATCACGATTTACATCCTCAAGTATGGTGTGACCATATTGTAATTCAGAACCAACAAGGGGACGTTGTCGGTTGCGAATTAGAATCATCGGATTTCCCAAGTTTCCTGCATAAGACTCTCCGTGACCAGACGAAGTACCGATATCAAAGTTGGGAGAGTCAACAAAGTTTCCAAATCTAATGCTACTACCAAATCTACTTTCTATTATAGTGTCACCTTCATAGTGCATAAGTGGACGAATCATGTTATTTGCTTTAAAATATTTTCCCAAATTACTTCCTATCTGATTGCTAACCTGAGATACGTTCGATTTGTTTCTTGTTAACGAAAGATTTGCACTTTTATCTTTCGTAATGGGAGTTCCTCCACCAGTTCTTAATTCATGACGATAATCTGCGTTATTGTTTATAAAATTTTTATCATTTAATCTACGAGAGTAATATACAGTAGTCATGTATCTGGAAGCAATAACTACTTCATTGATTAATGGAAATTCTTTTACTCCTGCTTCAAGTGGTATTGCCCAACTCAATTGTTCTATTGGTAAATTAGTTTGACTAAATAGCATTCTTATTTTTACACGACCTATCCAAGAAGCATAATCTAAAACCTGCGTATCATTGAAACCCTCGGGCCACTCTTCTTCTGTAACAAATGGTTGAGTTGATTTATTTTTAAATATCGGGTGGTTTTCATCACGTATTACATCAATAACAACGGCTGGCTCTAATTCGTAGAACATCAACGAATCATTTGATTTATTCGCAACAGACCTACCACTTGCTAAACTCTTTTGTGAAGCCTCAGCAGTTATGGAGTTTTTTAAATAATTAGTGTATGCCATCCTCAGTTTCCTCTTCTATCGTTTCGTCTAGGTCTTCCGAGGAAATTTTTGGTATGCTTATAGCTTTTTTGCTAATTTCTTTTAATTCTTTTTCGGCAGACTGTAGTAATTGTTGCTTTTCTTCATCGGTTAGTGAGTAATCCCCGCCACCGTCAGAATCCCCACCACTACCTCCGTTTATTATTCTCTGTAACACGGCCGAAAGTTTTACTAATTGATCGTCATTTTTAACACCCACATCTATATAGTCACGGATCATTGGGGCAATAACAGTGGCACTACCTGCATCTTTTACCATTGTACGCAAGTCTTTTATTAATTGGTTAATTTGTTCTTTTTTATGACTTGAATTGAAGTATATATCTTTTACCAAAGAAGAAAAGGTCTTTCCCTCGAAAATTTCAATGTCTTTATCCATTATATATAAATATAAATGTATATATTTTTTTTAATATTCGCCTGAAGATAATGTTCCCTTTTCTAGATACCTAGCATATAAATTTGACTGAATATCTTTCATTTTATTTACTACCTTTGTGATATGCTGAGTTTTACAATTAGTCATTTCACGAATAAATAAATAAAGTGCTTTTTTATTAAAGTTTTCTATAACGTCTGATTTTCTGAATATTTCAAGAACTGCATATGCTATTCGTTTTTCTTGGTCTTTTTTGTATATAGTATCGATGTTATCTTCAAGGTGATCTACCATTAGTTTTATAAACTCAGAAAGTTCCTTTTTTTTAGTCTCTGCTCTTGGGTTAAATGTAAGTTCTTTTTGCTCGTATATAATTTCATCGTCATCAACACTTGTGTGTCTTTTAAATTTTTTGTAGTTTCCGTTATTGTATAGAATTAAAAAATTTTTTGCTATAATACTAAAATATGAAAATGCCTTTCCGTTATTTGCTTTGTATTTGTGCATATTGCTTACAAGGTTACTAACCACTTCTCGTTGAACATCTTCATGACTGCACTGGAAATACGAAAACTTAAATGTGTTTAGAATGTTTTCTGCCAATTTCTCAAATGGATACTTTATATGTTCTTCGTATATTTTATTTCGTTCCACCATGTCATCTGAGTTATTATATAAAACTATATTGTCCTCAGTTTCTTGTGTGAAATACATTTTCTTTTTCGATTTTGGTCTTGCCATTTAGTTTAGTTCCCTTTGTTTGAAGTCTTCTATTATTTGCTTAATTTCATCAAATGCAACACCGACTTCATCGTCTTTTTCAAAAATTTCTCGTTGATCAACATTTTTAATATTTTTATACAAATCTTCAAATTTATTTCTTATGTCAATCGTCCAATTTTCATATATTATATTTTTTCTATATAAATTGAAAGATGTATAAAGTGTTATAAGTAACAACATTGACAGAAATATAAGTAGATATATATACATTCCTATATAATAGTCTAACATATATTGATATGTCAATAAAATTTATTTATTATCATCTTTTTTTTCTTTAAATGGAACATTTCCGAGGGTACTTCCTGGAATATACCTTTTTTTGTATACAATTTTCCCTTCGTATTTTTTATATGCATCCATGCTTGTTTTTTTCCAAGGAACATAATAAGGTCCTCGTGTGGGTGGTTCTGGTTCAACTTCCTGGGTGTCGTACATTGGGGTTGATGTTGAATTTACATCTTCTTTTATTTTATTTTTTATTATATAACTTTCAGTTTTACTTGAAAACATAGTTGGACTTGGAGTAGGACTTGGAGTTGGAGTAGGAGTTGGTGTAGGGGTGGGACTTGGAGTTGGAGTGGGAGTTGGACTTGGGGTAGGAGTTGGAGTGGGAGTTGGTGTAGGAGTTGGTGTAGGGGTGGGACTTGGAGTTGGAGTGGGAGTTGGAGTGGGAGTTGGTGTAGGGGTGGGACTTGGAGTTGGAGTGGGAGTGGGAGTTGGTGTAGGAGTTGGACTTGGGGTAGGAGTTGGACTTGGGGTAGGAGTTGGAGTTGGAGTTGGACTTGGTGTAGGAGTTGGTGTTGGGGTGGGGGTAGGGCTTGGAGTTGGAGTGGGGGTTGGGGTAGGGCTTGGAGTTGGAGTGGGGGTTGGGGTAGGGCTTGGAGTTGGAGTGGGAGTTGGACTTGGTGTAGGAGTTGGAGTGGGAGTTGGACTTGGGGTGGGAGTTACTTCAATTACATCTTCTATAAAATCACCTTCTTCTTGGAATTTATCAGCAAAGGGTAGATTATCTATCCAATTTTTTTTTTCGGCAACTCTTCTCCTAGAGTCATTTTCCCACCTACCATAATATTATATGCCAATACAAGTGCAACTGCAACAGGGTCAAAAACTAAAACAATTACAATAATAAACCACTTTACAACTTGGTCTACTGGCATTCCAAATGATTCTGCTATAAAACGAAAACTACCAATATCAGTTGCACGAATTCCTTCTTTTTCTTTTAATATCTCTGCTTGGTTTTCTTTTATTTTGTCGTATTTATCTTCAATAGTGGTTACATTATCCAGGTCGTTTGTTGTATCACGAAGACCATTTACTTTTTCTACAAATTTATCATATTCACTTGAAATTTGATCATCAATTTTGGCAAGAGCATCATTGTATGATTTTGTTGCAGAAGTTTCTTCGTCTGTTATTGCTGATAATGATTTTGCGATAGAATCTCGCTCAGGTTGTTGTGTTATCCTTAGTTCTTCTATTTTCTTTTTGTTATTACTAAATAACCCACCTGGTTTTGATTCTAATTCACTTTTTGCTTTATCCAATACCGCAAGACGATCCATAAATTGTTGTCTACGAAATCCTCTTGCTTCGGTGTCTGTTTTGTTTCTATTAGCAAGTGCTTCCTGTCGTTTTCTTCCGTCTGCCACATAATCGTCATAGATTTTTTGAAAACCTACTATTGTTTCAGTTTTTTTATCTTCTACTGTTACATCCGTATTTTTAAGTGTTTCAATTTCAGTTTCAATTACTACTATTTCTTTATTTAGGGTTTCTATGTTATTTTCATGCATTTCCACCCTTGATCGTGTGTCATCGTAAGCATCACTTAGAAATCCGTAAATGCCCAACGAGGTTATTCCAATCAGAACCACAACTGCAATTGTACAATACCATTTTAATATCCTTGGTATTCTTTCCCAATAACGGTATAAAAATGAAGTCATTGCTAATTTTCCTGCTTCAAGAACTCCCGCCATTACCATGGCTGCGATAGCCGCACCTGCAAATAATAACCCAATACCTCGCACAGAAAAGAAAGCAGCCGTTCCTGCTACTGCCAGTGCCAACCCACCTATAATCGCAGTAAATACTTTCATATTAATACATATCTCCCAATTCTATTTTATTAAACCTTATCAATGTATATAAATATAATATAGTTATAAAAAAAGAGGGTAAAATTAAATTTACCCTCTTATAGTAAAATTAAATGTTATTTTTAAAGTATTTTAACTTTTTTGGTTTTCGTTTCTACGATTTTTCTTTTTGGAATACTGATGTTCAAGATTCCGTTATCAAACTTAGCAGAAATTTTGTCAACTTGAAGTGTTGCTTCATCTACCTTAAACGAACGACGAAACGATGATCTTTTAAGTTCCCTGTATACATACTTTACGTCTGGATCTTCTAACTCAGTTTTTTTATCACCGGATATAGTAAGCAAACTATCTTCGTATTCAACAGATACATCACTTTTGGTGAGGCCTGCAATTTCTGCTTCTATTCTAACTTCGTTCTTATGGTCGGCAACATTTACTCTCGGGTATGAACTATTTCCGAAAAAATTTACACCAAACTCCTGCCCAAAGTTGGGGAATGCTTGATTTACCATTTTGTCAAATATTGAGTCAAACGGAGTTAAGAACTCATCTCGCATAGTTGGAACATATTTATTAAGTCCTGTTCCAGAGGACTTATTTAATCCTAAGTTTTTCATTTTAGTTTTCCTTTTTTTTTAGTTACAAACCCCGTTTTGGGCATTTGTCGAACAACCTCAAACGAGCATTGTTCTACTTATAAATATTAATTACATAAAAAATTATTAAAATTTAAAATTGTGGTCTGTGAGTGACTTTTCGACAACACATGACATATGATCTGCCCAGTGTATTACCCGTGGAAGTTCGGTTTTAAGTCCGTTTCCAGGATTATGGGTCTTGAGGTATTGTATATTTGCTTCATCATACATACCGTCTGATAGTTTTATCGCCAGACATTCTTTTTGTGTGTATTTTATATCAAAGTGTTGTAAAAGAAACAGTGAACGATCCGTGACTCCCATCCAATGAATATCTGTATTCATCTTATATACCTTTCCTTGGTTTTTAATATGCCACTCACTGTCGTTTGGTGTATATTGCTCACCCTCAAGAGAACCAAGTTTACCTAAGTCGTGGTTTAGTGCAGAAAATAGCAACTCATCATCTGTGAAGTCAATTCTTGCACCCATGCTTTGAAGTAAAACCTTTTGACCTCTAGCTGCCTTACATACATTCATTACATGGTCTATATACCCCCCTGCATAACAATTATGATAATGGATTGTGCCACTTGCAGGCGCAATAAGTGCTCTTAGACCAAGACACCCCTCATCAGTTCCGTACATATGTAACAGTTTTTCTTGTCGTTCACCTTCAAAGGTATCCTCAATAAACCTTAAAAATGATTTGTAGTTTTCTTCTAATTGATTTTCTGTATAGTTCATAATCCCATTATATTATATAATTCTGGGAGTTAAGTCAATTAAAAATAGAATATATGTTCTGAAGAGCATTTTGTTGCTCTTCTATACCAAGTTTCTGTATGTCTTCTAGGAGGTTACTATATGCTTGTTTGGTTTGTTTTAAAATTAAGTCAGACGATATTAAAAAACACCCACTTGTGGTTGTTTGTTTATTTTTTATAAACCTAGTTTTTTCCGGAAACAACCACTCAAAATCTGCGTTGCGTTGTTCATACTTTTGTAAGTTAATGTTTTTTATTTTGTTTTTTAACAAAATTATATCTTTTTTATTTTTAGAAAATAAATTATTAGCAAATAATAAAGTTTGATTTATTTCAAAGTTATCGTAATTTCGTACTATATACTTTATGTAATATGTTATCGCACTCTTTTTTATTTTGGTTTTTCTCATCCCACCTCGGGTGTAAACAAGTTTAGGTTCTTCTACTATTAATGCTTTTTTTATATCTGTGTTTTCGGTCTCAATTTCTTCTAAATAATCAACGCAGATAATCCCATGTTTGGGTCGTTTCCATACTAAATTTGTTTTATTTGCTTCTTTATTACCTATCTGAGGTTTATGAATTATAGTAGGGATTGTTGTTTTTTTATTTTGTCGTGATCTGTGTTCTATTCTTATATTATTTGGTATATTTTTAACAGTGTCCACGGAAACTCTGTTTGTCGGTTTATTAAAAGTACCACCGAGGTTCTCAAACAAGGTACGATTGTATATAGCATTGGATTTACTTGCTTTGTCGTGGTATAAATGAAAAGCCTGCCGGTCTACGAATGATTTGATGTTTTCCTCCTTTAACCGATTTTGAACAAAATCAAGATCTTGAAAACCCCACCCTCTAAAGTCCTCATTCATACCACCCACATCATTGAATGTTTCGGTTTTTACTATAAAACTGTATTTTCCGTCTTGTGAATTTGATATATATTCTTTGTTTTGAAGTTCTAGTTTATTTAGACTATATAAAGATTCTGTTTCAAGTTTATCTAACAAAACTACATTGGAGAACGGACGAATAAAGTCAGAGTATTGATGATGTGTATTTTTTACTTGTTCAATAATGTAATTATAGTCTGTGTAAAAATCCGCATCCATAACCCAACCATACTTGGTTGATATACTTTTAAATGCTTTATTTATTAATAATGATTTGTTGAAATAATCAATATCTAGTTTTTCACACGTATATGAAACATAATTAAATCTTTTTAAGAATTTTTCAACTACCAAACTTTGTGTAGATTCTTGTTCATAAACAAGTATTTTGGAGTTTACGTTTCTAAGTTGCTTTATCAGGAAGCAAAAGTTATTGAATCTATATCCCCTTAAATTGTAAACTGGTATTACTATCGTCATAGGTTACACAAGTTAGAGGAGTAGAAAGTATCATCCATTTGCTTAATTTCATCTAGTGTGAAATGACTTCCTCTAAGTGTACCGTTGAACTTGAAAGCAATACAACATGACGCACGACCATCTGGTTCATTTGCATTTAGTGTTAACCTAATTGTTTTTCCTACCAATGATTCAGTTGCTCCGATTTCAATTAATGTAAATCTTGGATCATAGTCTTCCGATGTTCTATTTAAATCCGGATATGCGTGTTTTGTTGCGAGTGCACTGTTGTCGTAAATTGTCATGAATCTAGGTTCATTACCGGCCGGAAGGTTTCTTGGGTAACATAGTTGCATATTTTCTCTCATGTTTTTCCATGATACAATCATTTGACTTGTTTGGTCTATTTGTGAGAAATTATATGGTGATTTACTTGGATCAAATGTATAAAATCTTGGATCAATATTATTTCCAATTATGTCAATGTGACTTGGATCTAATATTTCAAGTATAGCAACCTCTGTTCCAGAACCCTCGGATGTAGTTGTTGATATAATGTTGTATGCGGTTTCTGGTTCACAACAAGAGGTACTATCACAGGTAACTGAAATTTCCTTTTGTGGTATTACTCTATTTGCCCAGTGGTTTGGATGAAGTTCAGAACCATCTCCGTTTACCACCTTTAGTTTAACAGGACTTGTTGTAATCCCCTCGTTTGTGTCTGTTGCAGGGAAAATTTCAACTTCAGGTGCACCGTTCGTGAGTTTAAATGATGTAATAATTGGATTATCAAGTTCTTCACTGCTTATTTCAACAAATAGGTTTTCTGCCATTTCTATAATAGCATTACATTCGTGTGTAGAGGTTGCGTAATTAGCAATTGGTTCGTATGTATTTGTGCTTGGATTTAGTCTCAACCCATATCCTTTGTTTGCACCTAGAATCTGATATGGACCAGACTCAAGATCAACACACGCAGATGAACTACTTCCTTCACAATCAACGCATTGATTTATAATTTCCTGCTCAGTTGGATTAAATAAATTGTTATTGAGTCTTGTATTCTGTGTGCCAAGTTTAATGTTAAAGATAGCACCATCCGTAATATCGTTCATTTCAGATTCTGCCAAGATAACTTCACCTGCACTTGACTCTGGTGATGTTACATATGTATTCTCAATTTCAGGTTTATCGTTTATGATTTCTTCGTTGCTTACAGTTCTACAATATTCGTCTACAACAAGATTCGGAATTCTTTCCACGGCAGGATGTTCCTCCATTATTTTTAGTCCATCGAGCAGAGTATTGTTGGGATTCATAATAGGAGTTGTTTTTACCGCAACCCTAAGTTTTCCAACACCGTTAATTCCGTTTCTTCGTATATCCGGATTCGTACTTGCTACTCCGTATTCAGTTGATGATGCAATTATTTCTGCCTCCCAGTAGTTACAAGTTTCACTCGATGTGCCTTGTTGTGCAGCTGCTTCCTGTGCGGTACACAGTTCACCAATTGGTATATATCTTGTATAAACCTCCTGACCCTGTAGTTCGTCTCTAGGACCTACCATTCTGTCATAATCAAGTTGTATGAATAGGGGATAACGACTTGACAATGTTCCGATGTTGGTAACACGTACTCTCCAACCACCATCAATAACTTTGGTTGTAATTGAGTATTCCTCACGCAGTTCACGACCACCGGTTGGTGATCCAGTTAGAGGACGATATGATAATACGACTGCTTCCTTTTTTCCTGTTGCTAGGATTAGAGGTTTACTTATTGCAGGTTCAAGTGTTGTTACATTATTCGCAATTCCGTAAATACTTACTGCGTCTGGAAATGAACCATCCCATAAATAATAAACTTGCCCTGGATATAGGTCGTTTGATAATTTGTCGGAAAATGAAATCCTACCCGCCATTACAATTGTTGCATTAAAGTTAATGGTGTCTCCGTTTTCGTCAAGTTGCTCTTGTTGCTGGGTTCCGTGACAATCTACCGAAACACTTTCAACAACACCCACAACCTCAATGAGGTGTTCCATGTCAAGTTCATTGTTAATGTCAATTGCAGCCATCGCAAGATCATATCCACCAGTTCCGTTGTTTAGTTGTGGATTCCAACGAACCGCATCACCCACTTTGGGGCATTCGTAGTCAAGGTTCACCTTGATTGCAATTCGGTCAGACTCAAGTCCGTGTCTTTGAATTTCACGAGCAACCTCCTTGCGAATTACTTCGTTTAGATTCTGAGGAGAACCTAAATTTGGCACTATATCTGTTGTGAGGTAGTCTTTTAGGTTTACCAACTCTTGTTGTGTGAGTTCGTTTTGCGAAACCCAGTTTACGTTTATCTGATCGGTAGATACATTTAGTCCACATGAACCACTTCCACCGGAAGCCGACCCACCGAAATTTTGACATCCTCTTAAGTTAAATGCTGATCTGTAGTTTCCCATCTTATGAATTAAAATCTAAATTAAGTGTTTTTAGTGGTTTTTGTAGTGAAAGTTGCCATATAGGTTCTGTGTTGTTGTCTTCAAACAATCGTCTATATACATATATATTTTCAACTTTAGTATTTAGTTTACCATCTACAACATTTTGAGAAATATATGTTACATACGCATGATCACCCTCTGAACCAAAACCATAAATCCCTTGCCATGGCCATACTGCATTTAAGTAGTTTTTTATTTGTACATCGTGGTGAATTTTCTTGGCAAGATTTTCTTCAACGAGATTTCCCTCAGAATCGTATGTTTCATCACCTGTATGTATGTGACACCCTTCACCTGTTTCTGTACACCCATAAAATGTGAAGTGTTTATATCTAAAATTTCCTATATCGTACAATGAACCCATTTTTAAACCTTTCTCCAGTTGCCCCCTATTGTACCCACACCACCACTAATTTTTTGATATTTATAGTTAGTAATAGTTTTGGATGTAAAATTAATTAAAACAATATTTGCCAAATCGGACTCAGTTGCATCCTCCCATAGACTATTTAGTTGTTCACTATAAACAAGTTGAGTTTCGGAATCTGCCCAATCACTTACATGAAATGTGCGTTCTTCACTTTTAACACTAAAGCAGGTTTCTGTTTGAAATACTTCTGCTAAATTACAAGTATCTATTGTGCTTGGGTATGTGGGACGATCAAGTAATACAATTCTATCATCGTCAATAGCATGAAATACAGGTTTTGAATAAGCACCAACACTTCCGTCACCAGTTCTTCTAAAAAAGGGATTATGCAATGTACTGTTTCTAAATGGAGTTATTTCTCCAAAAATATCCTTAAATTGATCTTCTTGTTGTGGTGTGGTTACACTTTCAGGGAAAGAAGCACTTTCAGTTGGACTTAAATAATTGGATATTTCGTGTGATGTATAATCATAAATAGTATTTCTAACGATCCCCGTTTTTAGATTTGGGTTAATATTAGATTGATTATTAATTTCATAAGCATCAAGGTAGTATGTATATCCTTTCTTAAAAATTTTATCTACTCCAGTTGGTTTGTCAAATTTTATCATCCCACTTGTTTGGATTTGAAAGTAGTCTGATGTGGCCACAATAACCATACCAAGAATTTCGGAAGCATATGCATCTTCACCATCAGGTAAATTATTTGAATCTGTTTTCTGTGCGGCTGCGTTACTTAAAACATATGGTGACTCCCCTGTGGCAGCCCCAAGGTTGTCTGGTTTTACTATTTCAGGATTCTCATCTGAATATATAACGATTCCATCTGAGTTGATTCTTGGTTGGTGGTTTCGTTTTACTCTTACAATATCTCCAACTTTTATGTCACTACATGATGCAGTATACTCTATAATAAACTTTTTTGCCTCTTCTTCGTCCCCTTCACATATGAGTCCACGATAGTTCACAATTACTCCAGATTGCTTTCCGGTTGCAATGAGCATTGGTTTTGATACATGAACTCCGGTTGTTTGTAGTGAGGTTGATGGATCAAATTCAGCAAGACATCCTTGTGTACCTAGAAAATATGTTCTTCCGTCAACTAACTCACTCTGAAGAGGGGGTTCATTACCAGACAATGTTTCGTTTTCAATAAAGACAAGTTCTTCAAAGTCAATGTGACCATTGAATACAATGTTTATATAGTGTTCTGTTTCAGATGAGTTTTCAGATTCAACCTGTTTAATCTTACGAATAATACCAACGGCTTCTGCACTATCAACATCACCAGATGTGGCCTTTTTGTATACAACCTGTCCTGTTGAAATAACCCCACGTGTAATTACGTCACCAACTCTGTAGTTCTCTATTGGATCAAAGTTTGAAATATTTACAGAAATCTCGGCTGCTCCAGGTGCATCTGTAAACTCTAGACCACTTGCGTCATCTTTGATTTTAATATACCCCCCTTCAAATCCTGTGTATTCATTGGGGACATCGGCAAGGTTCTTTAAGTTTATACCAACATCACCCTGTTGAAGTGTTGCGAGTTCCGATGCCAGAGTTGACGCCGATATTGCTTTAGTTTCACCGGTTGAAGATGAACCATATGATGGAACAGCATCACGATCTACTACAAGTAAGAGATCATTAGATGATAGTGGATCTGAATCTCCTCCTAATAGTTTCTTTAAATCTGTAATTTTTTGGTTTGCCATTGATTAAGTTGTATCAGTATAAATATACATATATTTTTATATTTCTATAAATATAATCTATTTTAAACTTTTTATCTTCTTAACGATAAATTTCACAAGTTCACTACGAACAATGTCATCTTCGTTGAATTCAAAGCATCTAATTCCTTGCTTTTTTGATTCATCATCTGAAAATAATTTAGTTATTTGCGTGAATCCACTTTTGTTTCCAATATCACTCTGCATATCATCACCACATATAAAAACTTTAGTATTTGGGCCTATTCTGGTTATTGTGGTTATAATTTCTTTTTCTGTTAAATTCTGTGCTTCATCAATTAAGATAAATTTATCTTCCCAACTTGCACCTCGCAGAAATCCAACTGGTATTCCATATATTCGTTCTTCACCCTGTAGGTATCTTACATCTACCGGTGATAAAAATTCTTGTAGTTTATCTTTAAATGGTTCTAGGTACGGTGCCATTTTATCATCCTGTGCCCCTGGTAGAAAACCCAACTTAGAGTCTGAACTTTCTACAGCACTTCTTATATAAACCATTTCAGATACTAATTGCTGATTCATTAATTCCAACCCACAATAAACACTTATATATGTCTTGGAACACCCTGCAGGACCTGGTATAAAAACAATTTTTGTTTTTGGGTCAAGTGCTACATCTATAAATTTTTTCTGCTTGTCCGTGAACTTCTTATGAGATATATTAAGTGGTCTTGAGAGTCTGTTGTTTTCAATAGACTCAAGTAAATGACATTCGTTAATTGTGTTTTTTGCAACTGTTTTGGATTTTTTTCTTGACATGGTCTTGTTTAACTTTCATTCTATTAGCTAACTATTACTACTTATTAGTCTTTAATATCTATTTCTACTATTTTTATTAATTTATTTATAATATTACATTTTTCATATTCTTCAATAGAAACATAGTAGTCTAGTAAATTTTTAAGATTGGATATGTAGTTTTTCTTTTTAATTAGGATTTCCAAATTAGTATCAGAAAACTTAAAAAAGTATATTTTATCGCATACGTCATTTTCTTTTATATGCTCACAGAACACTTTAAAAATGTGATCCATATATTCTGGTTTTCTCTTTTTTAAATCAATATCGAGGTCAGAATTGTTATTTGGTATTGTAAATTTTTCAGAACTCATTATATATAAGTATATTACTTAACATTAAATTTCAGAAATGGGTGTTTTTAAATTCTATAAAAATAAAAAAGATGACAATGAAGGTCAACAGTCTAACGAAAAAACAGACAATAAATCTAACGAGCCGTCTAAGCAATTAGAAAATAAATCTTCACAAGAACCAAACAAAACTTACTATGAATCGGAGTCAGAAAAGTTAGGTTTCAAGAAGTTGGCAAAGAATCTTTCACAATCTTTGATTGCGTGGAACAAAGCAGGACGACCTATTGTTAGTACTACACAATGGGATTATCGTCTGTCTATATGTAGAGGATGTGAGTTCTGGCAAGAAGTTGGAAAAACTCAAATAGCACGTTGCAAGAAATGCGGATGCAGTAGTGGTAAACTTTTACTTGCTACAAGTTCATGTCCACTCAGTCCACCTAAATGGAAAGCATATAAATAATATAAAAAAGACTTTTTATAATTTTTATTAAAGAAAAGTAATATTAGTAAATATTTATGTATAATGAATGATGCAAACTACAAATTAACAACGGTAAAGGTCTTATCGGAGAATTACTCAAACTTCAAAGTTGATACCCTTAATACTGAAATGACATTACAGAAACTTGTAAATCGTGCTATTCACCTATACTTAAATGACGAAAAGTTTAAAAAGCAAGTAGATGAATCGGCACCAGTAACAAATAATTCAAAGTATTGAGTTGACATTGAGGTGGTGATTGCCTACATTGGGTAGGTGCGAAAAAGAAAAGTAGTTATAGTAAGTGATGATATAAGGTATCCATCTGGAGTATCTAATATAACAAAACAAATTATATTAGGAACTCAGAGTGATTTTGATTGGGTTCAAATAGCAGCTAATAGTACGGAACGAGAAAATAACACAGTTATTGATGTATCGGAGTCTGTTAAGTCAATTACAAAACTGAGTGATGCTTATACTCGTTTGTATTGTACGCACGGGTACGGTAACTATGCAACATTTAATAAGGTAATAACAAGTGAGAATCCCGATTTACTTTTGCATATGTCAGATCCACATTATTTTGATTGGATTTATGAAAATGAATACGAAATAAGAAAAAAAATACCAATAGGTTATTATCATGTGTGGGACAACTTCCCATCTCCAACCTTTAATGAATGTGTATATAAAAGTTGTGACACGATTGCAACTATAAGTAAACTTACGAACAAAGTAGTAAAAGATATAATCGGTGAAGAGGTTTTAACTCAATATATTCCACATGGTGTTGACACCGACATATATAAAAAACTTGATGATAAAAATATTATTAATTGTCGTAAAAATTTATTAGACACAGAGTGTGAGTTTGTTCTATTTTGTAACAATAGAAATTTAAAAAGAAAACAATTACTGACTTTATTAGAATCGTATAATTTATTTTGCGATAAAATAGGACATAGCAAAGCAGATAAAACTCTTCTCTTGATTCACACAAATCCAATTGGAAAGCACACATCGAATTTATATGAAGCATCTGAGTACATAAGCACACATGGAAATGTGAAATTTTCCGAAACGGTGGTGTCGGAGCAAACACTCTGTCAAATGTATAATGTAGCAAATGTAACCATTAATATAGCAAGCAATGAAGGTTTTGGTTTATCAACATTAGAATCTCTTGCGTGTGAAACACCGATCATAGTTAACAAAACAGGTGGTCTGTCCGAGCAAATTGATGATAACAATTCATGGGGTATAGGAATAGAACCAACACATAAAGTTCTGAACGGAAGTCCAAAAGTACCGTTCATATACGAAGATTACACCAATAAAGAATCAACATCAGATGCTATTTTGGAGATGTATAATTACAGTGAAGAAACACGAAACGAAATGGGAAATGCTGGTAGAAAATTTATAAAATCAAACAATTATACATCAAGTGACATGATCCGTGACTTTAAGAATTACATAAACACAACTATTGATAATTTTTCCCCAAGAAAAGACTATACAGTAACCAAATTTTAGTATGAAAATAATTTTATTTGCACCTATATACTCAAGAAGTGGTTACGGAGATCACTCACGTGAAGTCGTAAGTTATTTATTAAATGATGATGATATTGATTTAAACATAGCACCAGTAAGTTGGGGAAAAAACTCTGATAGTTATTATACACATGAATCCGAACTTATACAAAAAATAAACGATAAAGTTATCACCACGATAAACGACAAACAATATGATGTGTGTATTACAATAGGAATGCCAACTGAGTTTAAGCACATCGGTGACTACAATATAGGAATTACGGCCGGAGTAGAAACCACTAGAATTTCTAAAGAATTTATATATCATTCAAACAAAATGGATTTGTTAATTGTTCCTTCTAATTTTACAAGAAATATTTTTGAAAAAACTAAATACATAAATGACTCCCAAAACGAACTATCTCTTACCTGTGAAATTCAAGTCGTACCTGAGTATGCTTCCCCTTTATTCTACAAAAAGAAAACGGACTTAAATAAAGATATATTAAAAGATGTAAAGGAAGATTTTTGTTTTTTATCAGTTGGTCAGTGGATAAGTTCAGACACAGATGACGGTGGACGAAAAAACTTTGCATCTCTTATTGACACATTTGTGAATGCATTCAGACAACATAAAAATAAACCTGCACTCATATTAAAAACAAATGGATGTAATTATAGTATTACAGACAAAATCAAGGTTGAGAAAAAAATAAGAACCCATTTGGAGTTATATGAAGAACGAGGTCGACCAAATGTATACCTTTTGCACGGTGACTTGAACGAACAACAGATGTATGACCTATATAACAACACCAAAGTAAAATGTTTCGTTTCACATACCAAGGGTGAAGGGTTTGGTAGACCTATGTTAGAGGCCAGTTTATCGGAGTTGCCTATAATTTGCCCAAAGTTTAGTGGGTACCTGGACTTCTTAAACGATGATAACTCCACGTTAATAAACGGAAAACTGCTTGATGTCGGAGTTACGAACTCTTTATTTTGTGAAAACGCAAAGTGGATTCATGTAGATGAAGAAAAATCAAAAAACGCAATGATTGATGTTTATGAAAATTACAAAGTGTATAAAGAAAAAATAAAAAACCACACACCGTCACTTTTAAATAACTATTCTATACAAACATCGCATAAAAAGTATAACGATATTTTTACAAAGTTGAAATAAACTTTAAGACATAAACTTTTATATACTTATAGATGAATGGACTACTATAAAGTATATTTAAAAAAATTGGTAGGTGGATTTTTGTCAACTACACCGACACGATTAAAACCTGGACAGATAGTTACCTTCAAATATCGTGACGATATTCCATCGAGAAGAAAATTAAGTCGCATGATATTGGTTCTATCTAGTCGTCCAGGTAAAAACGGAAAATTGATTCATGGAATATCATTACAATTTATACCGTGGCAATTGTTTCGGTCATTTATGCAAAAGGTTATCACATTTGATACACTTTTACTAATTCAAAGAAGACTTGAAATACAAGCACCACTAAATGAGTTCCTAGAGAAACCTATTAGTTTTTATAGTTCATATATTAAAAGATACTTAAAAAACTATGATTGTTACAGGACATATAGTTTATCCAAAATAACATCACCACGCATATCATGCCTTGATTACTCAACCATGTTTCCAACGGGAAAAAAAGAAGAACGTGCATTGTTAGTAAATCGTAGAGATTCACTTAGTGACATTTTAAAAGAACGTGAAGTTATTGAAAAATTATTAAAGTCCGATGAAAAAATTTCAATTGATAACAGAAACGCAAGACGAATGATTATTAAAAGATTCGGAAGTGTAGAAAATTTCTATGACGCAGTACGCAAACTAGATTCACTGGTTGATGACAATCAGGATGTAGATGATATATACAAAAGCATAAAATCAAATATGAAAAAATGAAACCCTCAATTAGTTTTGCCATAACCACACACAATGAATTCATTCAGTTAAAAAAATCTATTGATATTATAGAGAGATTTAAAGATGATTTGGATGAGTTATTATTTTTAGATGATTTTTCTGACAACGACAAAACATTGAAACTTCTTGAAAGTAGAAACACATTTAAACGTAAATTTGAAAAAGATTACTCGGATCATAAGAATTATTTAAATTCATTATGCAATTGTGATTATATTTTACAACTAGACGGTGACGAAATATTAAGTCAAAAACTTATCGCAAATGTTAAAAATATAATAAAAGATAATTCAGATATAGATTTATTCTATATACCCAGAGCAAACTATGTTCAGGGTATAAATAAGAGTTATCTAAAACGATGGAATTGGAAAATGGATAATAAAAAAAGAATTAATTATCCTGATTTTCAAGGCAGACTTTTCAAGAATAATGAAAAACTATATTGGCATCGTTCCGTGCATGAAAGAATTACGGGAAATAAAAATTTTAGCAAGTTACCATTAGATAACGATCTTGATATTATTCACGAAAAGCATATTCAAAAGCAAATCGCAAACAACAACTTTTATTCGGAAAATTACAATCGTGACTGCACAAGAAAACAATAAAAAAAAATTAGGCATAGTAACTTGTTATTTTAATCCACGTAACTATCTAACAAAATTTATTAATTTTCTTGATTTCTATTACAAGTTAAGAAAATCAAAAAATGTAGATATTATTGTTGTTGAGTCTTGTATGAGTGATTCTGTTTATACATTAAAAAACACTATACATAACAATCTTATATCATTGAATACAAATTCCGTATATTGGCAGAAAGAAGAATTGATAAATATAGGACTTAGAAAACATAAAGACACCGGTTACAAAAACTTGTGCTGGTTGGATAGTGATATTGAATTTTTAAACGATAATTGGGCAGATGTGATAATAGAAGATCTAAATGAGTATGATATAGTTCAGGTATTTGAGTATAGTCACGAAATAATTGACACTAAAGCAAACACAATAAAACATAACTCCTATATAAAAAAAATAAAAGAGGGTAACAACCATCCATTTAAAAGAATCGGTGAACTTGGTTATGGTTATGCTTACAAACGAACATCTCTTACCGATAAACTTTTATATGAAAATGCGGTAGTTGGTGGTGGTGATTTTTTAAATATATTACCATTTGTAAATATGAATACCACAATGAATATCACAGAAGATAGATATTTTAAAAACGCAAATATAGAAATGATAGATGATTACATGGATTGGTATGAAGATAAATCTAAATTAAAAACAAGTTACTCAAAAAACGAAATAAAGGTTGCGTACCACGGAGATAGAAAATTCAGAAACTATTTAAAACGAGAGCAGATTTTAAAAAACTTGAATTTTTGTCCAAAGACTGACCTTGAAAAAACAAATAATAACTCACTTAGACTTCTTAAAAATAAAAATGTAGAGAATTATTTGAAAAAATATTTCAAGGAAAGAAATGAGGATTACTTTAATGATAATTTACAATCAAAAAGATTCTTTAAAAAAATAATCAACAGAGTGGCGTACAATTTAGATGTAGAAAATATTGAAACCGAACCTATGCTACGCACGGTTGAAAAAATAAAAAACCACGAAAATAAAGTACAAAAAAATAATAATATAGATATAAAACTAAATAGAGTATGTGTTTGGTCTAAAAATAATATTAAAGAGATAAATGTAAGTTCCTTTGATTTTATGCAAAACATAATATACGATAAATCAGATAGACATCAAATAAATTCTATAAAGTGCAATCGTAGTGATAGATTTCCACATACATATTTAAAATTCATTATTAGTAATTACGAAAATCTTCCAAGTGTGGTTATATTCTGTAATGATTATATTGAACAATCGTTTATATTAAGTACGATCAGCATACTTAGAAACATACCAAACGATGAAAACTTAAAGTTTACACAAATCATAGAGTGCAAACAACCAGTGCGATTGGATACATCTGGTCATATTTTAGGACTTTACAAAAAAACCTCTGTAAAGAAAAGTAAACATACATTCCAAGAATGGAATCGTTATCATTGTAATAAAGAAAAGGAAGGTAGCGATTTTTATGTTTATCCAATTTTTTATTTAGGAAGAAACATTATACAAAACAAAAAAATAGAATACTACGAAAACCTGTTAAGTAGTATATCGTCAGACTCACTTACCGAAGACGAACTTTATCTAAACCGCAGTTGGGACAACATATTTCAATGATTATTTTATCAATACATTTATTTCCATTTGAAATGAAACGATTCCAACGAATCGTTAATTCAATAAATTTAAATTTAAAATATACGAGATGTGAAGAACTACTCGTTCATGCTACTCTAAATAAAAATTCTAATATTCTTGAACACGAGTATGATGTTGACGAAGTCTTCATCAATCTTATGAAAACTATAAATTGCGATGTATTTTATGAAATCAAAAACGAAGTAAATTTTTTAGGAGTAAATGAACATAGACGAAAAACCATACAACTATCAGACAAAGATGATTACATCATTTATATAGATAGTGATCTTATATTCAACGACAGAATACTAGCAAATCAAATTATTGCAATAGATTATTTAAAAAACAAAAATGACTACTTTATAGTAACCCCAAATACAATTAGATTGTGGGATAAAACATGGGATATAATTACACATGAAAAGTACCTAACTGAATCATTTGAATTCCACAGAAACGCAAACTTTTACGATATAGTAAATCAAAACTATGGAAAAATATATCTAGAGAAAATAAACAAATTTAAATGGGGTGGGGGGTGGTTTAATTGTTTTTCAGCAAATCTGCTTAAATTGATAAAAATCCCAACTTCATTTAAAGGTTATGGGCCAGATGACACATTTGTCATGGAGTGTTGTAATATATTAAAAAAAGAAGGAGAGAACGTATCACAATATATTATGAAAAACATGATTGTATGTGAGGATATAAAAATTGATTCAAAAAAATATTTCAAGAAAAAAACAAAAAATTTCAGAGAATTGTGCAATAAAAACTTTAATAAAGAGTTATCAAATTTTTATATTTCTTATAAAAAAGAAATAATTTAATATATATGTGTATGAAGAAACGGCAAATTTTAACATTTGTGGTGGTGAGTTTAACTTTAACATTTACACAGGGTTGTGTAACAATTCCCTGGGGGTTGAAAGATGACAGAATTAAAATCAATTCTGACATAGAAAAAAAAGACACAGAACTTAGCCGTCATCTTAAATCTTATGTAACAGGAACTGTTGAAACACTGTCGTATGTAGATAATAAAAACAAAACACAACAAGTTGCATTAAATTTAGCACAAAAGGCACAAGAAATTGTAGGACTCCCAGACCCAGGGGACAAAATCAATGTAATTGATGTAATAAACAAAAACGGAGTTGCACTTGAGAACCTAGAAGACAGAAATGCAGATGTAATAAGTTTATCTAGGCAAAAACAGGTCCTAGGACATGAACTAAGTGACACAGAAGATAAACTCATAGAACTGGGTGAGGCATCGAGAACAGAAGATAATTTTTTTGCAAAAGCATGGGGTTGGTTAAAAACTACATTTGGCATATTAGGTGCAATTGCTATATTAATAATTGGAGGTCCTGCAATTTTACCTATTTTGGGGCAAATAATTGCGTGGGTAGTTACAAAAATACCAGGACTTGTAGGTTGGATGGGTCTTACGAGTTTTTCGTTAACAAAGAATATTATCAAGGGAGTGCATGATGCAAAAGAAAAAATAAAAATGGCAGACGAAGAACGGAAGTTTTCAAAGAATGAAGTTCTTGACTTATTTAAATCAAATCTTGGCAACTCAACAAACCACTCCGACAAGAATATAATCAGCAGAATAAAAAGAAAGTTCTAATGAAAGAAATACTTGTAGAGAATAAAAAATTTAAAGGTGATCCAGAAAAATTTAAAGGAAGTCGTGACGATAACGCACTTGGGTTCGGCTGGAGGCCTGGTCAGGAAGAAACAACAATAACTATAAATAATTGCGAAATAGATGCTAACGGAGTAGCAGAGGGTCTTAAATTAAGTTATTGTAAAAATGTAAAAGTTACCAATTGTACAATAATAGGTGGGTACGAAGATTGCGTAGATATTGTGCGTGGTTCAAATATAGTATTTCATAAATGTAAGTTTATAGCAAATAACACAAAACATCATTTCACAATAAAGTGTAATGTAGATGGTGTTAAAATAATAGATTGTGAATTTATAAATGAATTTAATAATATATTAGATGGTGCTTGCGTTGATTTAGGAAACTGGGGAGATTATGATGTGGACATACTTCCCAAAACAAAGAACATAGAAATTGTAAATTGCAAATTAACAAATTTTAGAAAATTTAAAAAAATCATAACAAGAAGATTATATGCAGAAACACCGTGTGTAAAAAGTGAAGGGTTTGCACTTAATATTCCAAAAATCTTTGTTTCTTTGTTTTTTTCATATAAAAGGTTTGAAAGTAAACAAAAAAAATAGTTTTCTTTATTATACTTATAAAAAAGGTTATATCGCATTATTAAACATGGAGATTGCGTTATATGAAAATAGGAGTTGTGGGAAATGGGTTTGTGGGTCATGCAATGACATTGCTGAGACCTTATGTGGATGTACTTGTGTGGGATATAGTTCCAGATAAAAGAGATCCACAAACATTAGATATTGAAACGTTTGTAGAAGAGTCGGAAATAATTTTTGTTGCCGTTCCCACACCAATGAATTCAGACGGAAGTGCTAATTTAAATATAGTAAGAGCAGTTTGCGAAGAAATTCAAGCAATTGATGATGAAAAATATATTGTACTTCGTTCTACTGTACCACCCGGAACAAGTGAAGAATTAGATGTAGCATTTATGCCAGAGTTTCTTACTGAAAAAAACTGGAAGGATGATTTTAAAAATTGCAATCAATGGATACTTGGTTCAACCGATCCATTCTTATATGAAAAAATGAAAAGAATGTTTGAACTTGCATATAATGATGGAAATGGTGCGATTGTAAACAAAGAATTAATTCAATGCAAACCAAGTGAAGCAGAAATGATAAAATACTTGAAAAATGTATTTTTAAGTGTAAAGGTCGGTTTCTTTAATGAACTTGAATCAATTTGCTCAGAGATGGACATTAATTATGAAAATGTTCGTTGTATTGCAACAGAAGACCCTAGAATTGGAAACGGACACACAAAAGTTCCCGGACACGATGGTCTTCGTGGATTTGGGGGAACGTGTTTTCCAAAAGATACGAATGCACTTGCAAACTTTGCAAATGAAAATTTCGTACCAACTCCTATACTTAATGCAGTTATTAAACGAAACGAAGAAGTAGACAGACCTGAAAAAGACTGGATGGCAGACAAAGGGAGAGCAGTTTCTGCTGAAGTAAATCCCAACGAAAAGAAGAAAAAGACAACATGAAAAACATTGACTTCTTCAATGGAGATGCAGACGGAATAATAAGTCTACATCAGTACCGATTATTCTCACCGACTGATAGTGAATTATTTACTGGTGTTAAAAGGGATGTTAAACTTTTAAGACATTGCGTTGGGGTTAAAAACTGCAACTTAACGGTATTTGATGTATCACTATTATCTAACATAGAATATGTAAAACAAATATTAAAAAAGAAAAATAAAATAAAATGGTTTGACCATCATGAACCGGGTGAAACAAAGTTAGGAAAAAACTTTTCAATAAAAGTAGACTCCGATCCCAATTGTTGTACAAATATATTAGTTGATAAATACATAGACGGGTTACACAGACCCTGGACAATATGTGGTGCGTTTGGAGATAATTTACACGAACAGGCAGAAAAACTAAATCCTTGTTTTGACGAGCAGACAATGAATAAGTTAAAAGAAATTGGAGAAACACTAAATTACAATGGATACGGAAACAAAGAGTCTGATTTAACTGTACACCCAAAAAACGTATACCTTGATTTAAAACAATATGAATCACCGTTTCGTTACAGAAGCAAATCAGAAATATACAATAAAATTTATACACAAATGAAGTCTGATGAAAAAGAACTAAATTCATCCGAAATTTTACATGAAACAAAAACAGGGAAAGTCATTTTGCTTCCAGACACAAAAGCATCCATTAGGTACTCTGGTATATACAGTAACCAACAAACAACCGATAATCCCGATAAAGCATTTGCAATTCTTACATTAACAAACAATGATAATTACCGAATAAGCATAAGGTCACCAAAAAACAATCCATACGGAGCAAGCAAGTTGGCATTGAGTTTTCCAACAGGAGGTGGTCGTGAAAAAGCAGCCGGTATAAACGAATTACCAAAAACAGAACTTAAAAAATTTATTGAAACATTTGAAAATATTTATGGAAATGAATAAACAAAAAAAAGTATTTATTAAAACAAAAAAACCTAGTATAATATTCCTTAATAAATCAATAAATTATAAACAACCAACACAAACTGAAATATCTAAACAAGATTTAGCGGATAGGTGGGGATAGATTATGAGAAATCAAGATGAAAGTATAAGACCTTGGGGAAATTATGAAATTCTATTAGACGCAGAATACTGCAAAGTCAAACGTATCTTTGTAAAACCAGGACAAAGATTAAGTTATCAATACCACCACAAACGACAAGAAGCATGGACGGTTGTTAGTGGTGTTGCGAGAATAACTTTAGACGATGTCACAGAAGATTATAAACCAGGAGAAACGGTTTTAATTCCTATTGGAGCAAAACACCGCATGGCAAATCCAAGTGGTACAGAAGATATGATTTTAATTGAAGTTCAAACAGGAACTTATTTTGGTGAAGATGATATTGTCAGAGTCCAAGATGATTATGATCGTCCAGAAAAACACGAATCAAATTAAAATTATGAAAACCGTAGCAGTTAGTGGATACTTTGACCCAATTCATGTGGGTCATTTAGAATATCTTGAGTTGGCAAAAAAACTTGGTGATCGTCTTGTTGTTATTGTAAACAACAATCATCAATGTGTTCTTAAAAAAGGCAAACCATTTATGGATGAAGCAGACCGAGTAAAAATCGTAGAAGCACTCGGAATAGTTGATGAAGTTTTTCTCAGTATCGATGGAGACAAAAGTGTATGTGCTTCTCTTGATGCAATTAAACCCGACATCTTTGCAAATGGTGGAGATAGAAGCACAGGTGAAGTACCCGAAAGTGTTATTTGCAAAAAGCATGGCATTGAAATGGTCGATGGACTTGGTGATAAAATTAGAAGTTCAAGTGATTTGACTGGCTTAAAAGAAAAGAAGTAGTTCCTATCTATTTATTTGTATGAATAAAGTCTTGATAACGGGTGGTGCTGGTTTTGTTGGAACTGCACTTATACGCAAACTTATACGAAAGTACAAGAATATTCAGATCATCAGCATTGACAATTATAGTAGTGGATTTGAAAGCAATCATATAAAAAGTAAAAAAGTAACGTATCTTAATAAGGATACTCAAACTTTGATTCCGAAAAAATTTGATGCAAACAATACCAAGATGGATATTGCAGATGCCTTCGAACCAGATGTTGTCTTTCACTTCGGTGAGTTCTCACGAATCGTAACGAGTTTTGATGCGTTTGATAATTGTTGGGACTATAATATGCAAGGAACTAAAATGGTTCTTGATTATTGCGTAGCAAAAAAGGCAAAGTTAATTTATAGTGCAAGTTCAAGTAAATTTGGAAACGATGGCAAAGACGAAAATCTTTCTCCATATGCTTGGATGAAAGCAAAAATGGTTGAACTTATTAAAAACTATTCAGACTGGTTTGATTTAAAATACGAAATAACATACTTTTACAATGCGTACGGTCCTGGACAAGTAAGAACAGGAGATTACGCAACCGTGATAGGAATATTCGAAGAGCAATATTCCAAAGGAGAACCACTTACAGTTGTAGAACCAGGTGAACAATCAAGAGACTTTACCCATGTTGATGATATCGTAAATGGAGTTGTGTTAGCAGCCGTCAAAGGTCAACAATGTGAATATCCACTTGGAACAGGAATTCCACACAAAATAATTGATGTTGCTAAACTGTTCAATCATAAACATATTATGATACCAGAAAGACGTGGTGAGAGATTCTACGGAAAAGCAATTCCATCTCTAACCTACCAACATCTTGGTTGGAACGCAAAAATTAAACTAGAAGATTATATCAAAAAAATAGTTGACGCCAAATAAATTTGTTTATATAATATATAGATGAATTTTAGAAATGTTGAACTTGAATATCCTAAGCCGTTTCACAACGGAAAGAAGTGGGTCTATGCGGATAGTCCAATTTACGACAACTTATTAAATTGCTTTTGGGAAACACAACATCCAGAAGACTCATATAAAGATTCACCTAGATTACGTGATCCGTTTAGAAAAATAAACAATATGACGAATCAGAAACTTCTTGGTCATAAAGAAGATACATACGAAAAAGTTGATTGGGTGGAAGATGAAAATGGAATTATTCGTGCTTGTATTTTATATTTTGATATTCCAAAAATGCACTCTAAGAAAAAGAAAATAGTAAGTTTTACAGGTCGTGAAATTACTTTAAGTGCAAATGATGCGTATATTCAAGAAGTTGCTTGCTATCCTGGTTACGAAGAATGGTTAGGTAAACTAATTAAAAAGCACGAAGCAAAAGGAAACTTCTTTGAAGAAGGAGTTACAGTCATTGAATGTGATATGCAACTCAAAAGAATTCGTGAACTTCTTGCATCTATTGGTTATACACGAAAAGATAATCTTATCAGCAGTTTCGCAGATATGTATGGATTTTGGTTTAAAGGTGGTGAATACCCACACATAGATCCTGCACAAGAAATTGCCTTACAAAGATTAGCAATGCCGGGTGTTCCAAATCCTAAGAAAATCATGGAACAATTAAATAAAGTAAGTTCCGAGTTTTCTAATCATTATTCAAATTACAATAAAAGTGATTCGTGGTCAGGAGTAACAGTATCTGGTTATGGAGGCGAATGGGATTTTATTATCAAACCAAGTGAAATGAACAACAAGTGGAAAAAGAATAATTCAGAGAAATTAAAATGGAAAGTAGAAGATACTCCACTTCGTGCAAAACTACCTGCCGTAGAAGAATATTTAAAACTTCTTCCTTATGAATTTGAAAGAATTAGAATTCTTAAACTTGCTGGTGGTGAGGGAGAGTTACAACGACACACAGACCGTCAAGACAAAGAAGCAGGTATTTCGGACAACCAATGGGCAAGAGTTCATTTTCCAATTCAAACAAATCCAAAAGTACAATTCACACTTTGGAACACAGACGGAACAAAAACGGTTGACAAAATGAAAGAAGGAGAATTGTGGTATCTTGATATGAGGAAACCACATACTGCATTTAATGGTGGATCACAGGATCGTTATCATCTGGTTGTTGATTTAAAAGCAAATCAAAACTTTAGAGATTGGTTGGTTGAAAGTAGCAAGTTGTATCCACCCACCAAAGATGCTGACAATTATATTGAATGAAAATTTCAGAAGAACGACTGCAAACTATGTATGAGTTAGCAGGTTTAAATAAACAAACTCTACATGATGCTCTTCGTATCATGGGAAAAAAGCATCTTAAAACAAAGTTGATGAAAGAAGGATGGACACACGACAATCCAACTAAAAACTATTGTTATGTAATTGCAGAATTTGTTTATTATTATTTATCACCAAGAGGGTCTAAACCATATAAGTTACCTGGCATACCAGGAGACGATGGATTGCATCGTTTTATTATGTGGCCAGATTATTCTGTTGTGGATTTGGCAGTTGACCAATTTCCTAATTTTGAAGATGTAGATTATACAAAAGCAAAAATATGCTATTTTATGGTAAATACATTCGGAGTACCTGGACCATCAAAACGAACAAGAATTTTAGCAGAACTCATGGGATATGAGTTATCAGAAGAACGAGCAATTAAAGTAAATACAAAATCATGGTAATGTTATCAAAATTTATAGAATCAGTATACGAAGACAACACAGGTAATATGTGGAGTGAAGATCAATTGTTAAATTTGGTTAAAGATTGGGAAGACCCAAATCCAAAACCTATTATTATGAACTACGAAGGAATTGATGTGGTTAGAGATGATCTTCTAAATCACGGTAGTAAAATTCGTTTCGTAGATAAACTTATTCGTGAAACTTCTGCAAAAGAAATTGTATTTGGGTGTTGCCCTGCAACAGGTTATGCACAAATATCTTTACCAGCAGTTGCACAGAAATACAACAAAAAAGTTGTATTGTTTATGGCAAAACGCAATCCAGAAAACTATCATGAATATCAAAAAAGAGGAATGGACTTGGGTGCTATATACGAGTGGGTAAATATGGGAATGTTATCAGTTACAAAATCAAGAGCAAAAAAATATGTAGCAGAGGACCCAGAAAATAGAATGGAATTTCCAATCGGATTAGAACACCCAACGGTTGTAGCAAGTATTATTAAAGTTGCAAGAAATGCTTTATCCGAAAATCCACCAAGTGAAATTTGGAGTGTTGGATCAAGTGGAACAATTAGTCGTGGTTTACAACTTGCTTTTCCTGAGATACCTGTTAATGTAGTATCTGTTGGACACAAAATGAACGAAAGAGAAATAGGACGAGCAAAATATTACAGATCAGAATATCAGTTTGATAAGGCAATAAAGGAAAATGAAATGCCACCATTTCCATCTGCCCCAACATATGATGCCAAAGCATGGAAGTTTGTAAAAGAACACGCAAAAGAAGGTGCTTTGTTTTGGAATGTAGGTGCATAATATGAAAAAATACTTTTATGAAAAAAACAATCTTGCGGAATGTAGAGTCAATATAACATTCCACGAACTTCTTCAAAAGAATGGAAAAGAATTAGAAGAGTGGATTGATGAACTTAGAAACTATATTGTTGAAACTTGGGATAACGAAGGTCTTCCTCCGAGAACTGGTAAAAACGAAAAAGACATCATAGCAAATTTAAATAAGTTATCAGGATATAATGTATATAAGTTTCAACACACAGACGAAATGGACGGAACAAATACCATCATTAAAAACTTTAATAAGTTCGCAACTGTGGTTGATCAGTTTTTTCCAACGATGCTTAAAACTAAAATAGGTTCTAGTAAGCATACATCTTGGAGTGTATATGATTGCTTTGCTAATCCAGAGAAACGAGAAAGTTTCCACACTTGTATGAGAAGAACGGTCCGACGAGATTCATTTTATGCTCACGGAAGAACAATCAAGAAAAATGATTATGATGTTCCGTGTCCAACTGAAAACGCAGAAGAGTGGGTTCGTAATTTTGTCAAAGAGAAACATCTACATCCATATAACGACTTTTGGATTATTGAGTTGTTTACAGAAAAAAAGTTTGATTCATATGAAGCAAGCAGTTTAATGTTAACGGCAAAGCAAATCAAGAAATTATACAAAGAAGGTTTGCTTAAATTAAACAACATTAGAAATTTAGAAAGAACTGCAAACTTCGGTGACGATATAGAAAATATAAATGATGTAATTATCGAAGACGAAAAAGAAGTACAATTCAAATTCAGTATTCGTTACTACAACAAGAACTCAAGAATCTTTCCGTCAGCAATGGAAGCATTTAAACTTGGTCTTAGTCAACCAGCAGTAAACTTTCCTCCGTTGACTGCAAAGTATATTTATCAGACGTACACAGATCACATTCAAGATAAAAGCAATCTTCATATATATGATCCAAGTGCAGGTTGGGGTGGACGTATTCTAGGTGCTATGTCAGTACACGATAGACAAATTCATTATATAGGAACTGATCCAAACACAGACAATTATATAGATGAACTAAATCAAAGTCGTTATGAATATCTTGCCGACTTCTTTAATGACAAAACAAACGGAGGTAATCCGTTCTTTGGTCATCGTAACACTTACGATGTTTATCAGAATGGAAGTGAAGAAATTCACAAGAATCCGAGTTTTCAAAAATACAAAGGTAAACTTGATTTGGTTTTTACAAGTCCACCATATTTTAATCGTGAACAATATTCAGCAGATGAATCTCAGAGTTTCAAAAAGTTTCCAGAGTATGAAGATTGGAGAGACAACTTTCTTCGTCCTACTTTGAAGACGGCTGCCGAGTATTTGAAGAACGATAGATATCTACTTTGGAATATCGCAGACATCGCAGACGGAGACGGATTTATGCCATTAGAAAAAGATAGTCGTGATATTCTTGCGGAATATGGACTTGAGTATGTTGAAACTCTTAAAATGCTTATGACAACAATGCGTGGTGTTAAAGCAGAAACGGTTAAGAATTGTTGCAAGATAAACGGAGAGTTGCAAAAGTATGAACCTATCTTTGTGTTTTACAAGAAGTAATTAAATAGAACTTGAAAAATCTACTCGGTCTACATCAACTCCGAAAAATTTCATAAGTAGTCTAATTGCTTTTTTACCTTGTGCTACTATAAAGTCAAATGCAGCGGATATAGCATCTGACACCCATTTCCATGCTTTTTTCAAAACTTCCATAGTTGAATCTTTAAGTTTCTTGAATCCACCTTTTACGTTATCGACACCCTTTTTTAATAAATCAGTTGCATCACTAAAAAAACCTTCACACATCAATAACCTAAGAGAGTTAAACAATTCCATTTCATTTAGATTTTGGAAATTTTCATTTAATACTTTATTTCCACCATCCACTTTATTAAATGCTTCTTTCATGATTGTAGAAAACGTTGGTATATATTTTACTCCATCCTTTTCCTCGGCAAGTCGGTTCACGGCAGACTCAGCTGCTTTCTTTGCAGTATCAGCTGCTTTCATAATATTACCACGCAGAGCAATATATGGAGTTGATCCAGAACCTGTTTTAAACGAAGCATAAAAGTGACACTTTGATGTCAAATCACTTAATCCTGCTTCGATATCAAAATACTTAGTAACTTTACCAGAGGGAGGATCAAATTCTACAATCGTATCAGCACGTGAATCAGATGCAGTACCGAACTTAACATCACCCGAAGCAGCCTCAAACACAAATGCTTCTTTTAATTTAGGATTACTACTAAACTCTTGATTCAGATTCAACGTAATTACATTTCCTGCCTGTGTTGCATCTTCAACATCTTTTATTTGGTTTTGCATATCTTCAAGTTCTTTTAAAGCTTGTGGTGATCCATCGTCTTTTAGTTTTTTTACTTTATCTTTGAATGCATCAATCGTTCCTTTATATCCTGATTTGCTTGTATCAAGCACCCCCGTTTTCAAAGTATTAAAAACTTTTTTTAGTTCTGAACTTTCGTTTTCCCCAAATTTTTGGAAAGCAACCTCAAGTGTAGCAAATGCTTCAATTCTTTTGGCACTCATAATTTGAGAACCACCTTTCTTTTTCAATGAAATTCGTTGACCACGATCACCCTTAACATCAGTTTTGGGAGTTTTACTTGGTTTATCTTTTTTACCTGCATCTGTGAATATTTTTGACCACTCGGAACTAACAGGAGCACCCCCCTTTCCACCTCCAATTTGTTGTAAAGCTCCTATTCCCTCTTTAAGAAATGCGTCTGCGAGGTTATTTGCCTGATCTCTAAGACCAGCCGAACCCCAAAATCCTTTATCGTTAATGCGTTTCCATTCATCTGCATATTCACCACTTGATAAATCTGCATTTTTGTTTTTCTTAAACGCAAGAGCAACTGCAATCATTGCTTCCCAATCTTCACCAGAAGGTTTCTTTGCACCCTTTACGGTTGACAGATCATTGAATGCTTTTCCTATGTATGCAGGAACTACACCGAACAGTTGATTTATCTTTCCTTTTTTATTACCCCAATCAACCAGATCATCTTTGTTGTTTGCTTTTAAAAGTTCTGCTTTCATTTGTTTCCACAACTTTTTATCTTTAATCTTTAACTTTTTGTTTTTGTTATCTCTAAGATCATTTGAATCTACTTTTGAAATAAACATTTTCTTGTTATCTCTATGAGAATCAATAGTAAACAGAGTTGCCAATCCACCAAGACCACCATTTTTATCAGATGCTTCGTTTAGTAACTCGGCAAAATCTGTCGGAATCTCAACCAAAGATGAATTCTTTATATAATGCTCTATAATGTCCACGACAATAAATATATATCAAAGTAGATTTATTGTATTCTTTCGGGATAATCTGTAAATACACCATTTACACCCAACTCACGCAAATATCTAATAGCACGAAGTTCATTCACGGTATATACATATATTTTCATGTTATTTTCATTACAATACTCAACGATGGGTGGTGTAATATCTTCTATATACAAATTTACAGAATATATATTTTTTTCAAAGTAGTCTTTCTTAAAATTCTTTATGTCTCTCAGTATGACATTATCTTCGTGAAATAATTGGGACACATTAATATCGGAATCACTTCGTCTTATCAAATTGACGGTTGCACAACTAAACGAACTTAATACAATATCAACATTCCTCCATTGTTTCTTTTTTTGATAATCTCTAACAATAGCAACAATATTAGTTGCAATGCTACTATCCTTAACTTCAATATTAACACCACACCTTCCATCTATGCAATCCAATGCTTGTTGCAAAGTGGGAATTCTTTCACAATTAGCATAAATTAATTTATCAAATTCATGTGATTCCAAATCACTCATTTTTTTATCTACACCAAACATTCTATTTGCATTGTAATCGTGAAATACACACATTTTCCTATCAATATATTGAACATCAAATTCAATCATATCACAATTATATTCAATTGCTTTTTCAAACGCAGAAAGTGTATTTTCAGTGCAAGTGCCACTTGCCCCACGATGAGCAATATTAACAAACTTATACTCTTCTATTTCCGAAAAAAATTGTTTTATTTTACAAAACACACTACATTCTAACCCCTTGTCATAAATTGTAAGATGTGTATTTAATTTTGTTGTATATAATTTTTTGTATGTTGATGCAATCTTTTTGAAAGCACGAACACCACTACTATAAAAGACAGTAGGATCATTATATTCTTGTATTTGAAACACAGGACACAGAATTCTATCTAATATAGTTTTAGAAACATTAGACATTTTACGAAGTTCATTTGTTGCGGACAAATTAATTAGTGGTTGATTTAGTTCAGGCATCTCACTATGATTCGTAATACACTCAAGCATTATTTTTTGTAGATTAAATTTCTTACAAATTTTATTGTAAATCATGACACCTGGTAAAAGTTTATTGAATACATTTTTAACCCCAAACGGGCAATTAATTAAAACCATACCCGCAAATCTTACATCTTTTAAAGTAGACACATAAGCACCCACACAACCACCAAGTGAAAATCCTATAAAGTAAACTTTATCACACTCATTAGAAACTTTTTCATATTTACTTTTTACGTCATCTACCCAATCATTCCAAGTCACTTTTGTAATATTATCAGAATCGTATCCGTGACCACGCAATTCAACAAGATGAGTATCCCATCCGAAATTTTCAAAAACAAAATCACTAAGAGGGACCATTTGTTCGTGCTTTGATAAAAAACCATGACACAAAATAACCCCAACTTTTTGAGTTGAGGTTTTTTTGACCTTCTTTGATGAAATGCTTTTTTGCATTTCATTTTCCATGCACATATTGTTGTGTTTGCAACTTATTGGATATTTACATTCTTTTTTTGTGCATTTTTGTGATTCCATCCTAATACAATATATATTGGACAGAATTCAAAATCAATCCCAATTTCCTTGTGCAGGATACATATCGTAGTTGGAATTTAGATAACTATTTTTTTGATCAAGATATTCTTCATACATTTCCTTTTGACGATACTCAGTAAGTTTATCATTCATACGTTTACCCATCCACAATGCCTCTAATGCCAATTCACGAATTGCTCCGAGATTATATGCTTCGTCTTGGGCATTTTCAAATATCAAACGAACTACATTACATACGGTTCTTTTCTCGTCCATATTAGACGGAACAATGTCTTTTAATGCTTGTTCTCTATCTTCCTTTGAAAAGGGTTTTCCTTTAAATTCTTTTTTATCTGCCATGTCTATAAATATTATAAAAACTGACTTTTCTTCCAACTTTCTGAGCTTTCTATGTTGATACAAATATCTGCGTTTTCGTAAAAGTTAATTGTAAGTTCATCTCCACATTTAACATCATTGATAGTAAACATATGCAAATCTTTGCCGACAATTTTATTTATACAATTATTAGTATTGCTATGATTCTGAAAATTACCAACATCGGTTGCTTCACCAACAACAACTTTGTGGTTAATCAATCCAATTCCTATATGACTTAAACCAATATCAGTATTTGCTTTTATATTCTCGGTAGCAATTAAACCGTGTCCGTGAATATAAGATTCACTCAGTTTAAACATTATCTTCCTGCGAAGTCATCCATCTTGAACTTCGTCTTAAACTTTTTGTTAATGTCATCGAGAAACTTCTGAGATTCAGGAGCAGTTACTTCACCCCAATCCAAATCACCATCAAATGTTTCAAGACTTCCGTCACGATTCATAGCAACCGACATAAGATGTCCGTTATCAACCATAAAGGCAGCCCCATACTTTTCCATAGGAATCATTTTGGCTTTCTTTGCTTCGTTCATATTCAATTTATTTTTTAAATAACCACGAACAAGTTCACGTAATTTTGTTTCTTGTTCGGCAAATACCTTACCACTATATTTATCAGATTTCAATTTATATTTCCTTACTATACTAGATAGTGCAGGTGCATTACCTGCAAAGTGTTTATTTGTTTCTTTGAAAAATGCTAAAAGTGCTTCTTTACCTTTTAAATCCATTTTACTTTTAAGTGCAGATTTAATAGCATCTCCACCTTTGATTACTTGCAAACTAACTGGATTAGCATTTGAACCTGTATTCTTTTTAATTTTGTCCAACATTCCTGTAACGGTGCTTCCGATTGCGACAATCAAAGTTTTCATTTCAAGGTCTTCTAAATTAGCAGGAAGAATACGAGCATTAAATTTTGCTTCTTTCATTGTATCTTGAAATATCTGCTCTTCCATTGAATACATTTTATTTGCTTGCCAAGTTTCAAATCGTCCGGCCTCTTTTCCGTTAACCATCCCATGCATAACCCAAGTAAATCTTTTTGAATTTGATTCGGCATCAAGGTCTTTATATTTTTTCTGTGCATCTTTTAGGTTCTTAAACACCTCAACACCACTTCCGTTAGATGTAATTTTTCCATTTTTTACACCAACAACTTGAACAGGCATATTAGGACGATACCCTTTCCACTCCTCACAAACAATATTTTCGGACTTCATAAATAATAAATATATATCTATAACAAAAAAGTTATGGTTTATAATAAACACTTGCAGTTACCATCAATTGCTTGCCTTCGTATGACTCAGTTGTAATGTTTCTTCCACTTGAACTTGCAATAATTTTTGTTTTCCCACTTGCAGAATCTTTTGGTTCTTTTTCTATCGGCAAACGAATGACTACTTCATTTGTTTCTTTGTCTATTTCTACTTTCATTTTGATGCTCCTTTGAAATGGTGGAGATGGACGGGATCGAACCGACGACCTTCTGAATGCAAATCAGATGCTCTTCCAACTGAGCTACATCCCCAATTATTTATATATAATGTATATATACATATATGTGTATATAATAAAAGTGGCGGAGGATGCAGGATTCGAACCTGCGGAACCCGTAAGAGTTCAATGGTTTTCAAGACCACCGCCTTAAACCACTCAGCCAATCCTCCAGTTTTTATTTGTGGCGGAGAGAACAGGATTCGAACCTGCGGAAGGATTTATTCCTTCAACGGTTTAGCAAACCGTCGCCTTAAGCCACTCAGCCATCTCTCCTTACTTAAATTGGCCTCCTCACGGAGATTCGAACTCCGGTTGCATGGATGAAAACCATGTGTCCTAACCTGACTAGACGATAAGGAGAAAAAATATGGCTGCTCGGGTTGGATTCGAACCAACGACCAAGTGATTAACAGTCACCTGCTCTGCCACTGAGCTACCGAGCAACACTGAAGACTCTTATTAAAGTTGTGGTCGGGATAGCAGGATTTGAACCTGCGACCTCTTGCTCCCAAAGCAAGCGCGATACCAGGCTACGCTATATCCCGATATAAAAAAATGGAGCCACCTGTCGGAATCGAACCGACGACATCCTCATTACAAGTGAGGTGCTCTACCAGCTGAGCTAAGGTGGCAATAAAATTGATTATGGAGCATCGGACAGGACTCGAACCTGCATGGTAGGGATTTGCAGTCCCTTGCGTCACCATTCCGCCACCGATGCACAAAAAGAAACATTTGCCCCTCTCGTTTTACGGTTTGGACACCCCTTATTGGTCGTTATGCCTACATTCCCTATGTAGGAAGATTTAAATATAATCTAATATATAATTGTATAAACAAAACGTCAATAAATTAAAAAGAAGAATTTTTAAATAAATAAGGTTTCCATTCCTCTCTCATGACATTACCTACTTCATAAAATGGTTTTGGTGGACTTGCTTTTAAGATTTCCCCTTTGTAGTCATAATATGGAAATATACTACCTTTTCTTGAGTTGCACTTTACACAGGTCAATGTTAAATTAAAATAATCATTGTCACCACCCTTGCTTTTTGGTTTGATGTGTTCTATTGTCAATTTATTTTGAGGAAAGTGTTCACCACAAATTTGACAAATGCCTTCGTATTTTTTGTAGAGATATTTAATTGAAGGTTTTCTTTTTGAGTTATATGTAAAATTTGCAGTAGTGAGAAGAATTGTAGGCACTGGTATAACATGGTTAACCGACCGAACAAAAGGTTGCTGGTCGTAAAAACCATGCTTGTATTCAAGCCATTTATTCCAGTCACAGGTGGTGCCGTCACTTGCAACTGCCATTACTTTTGGTCGTGTTTTGTGGAATCTCTCGGTTGCACCCATAAGTTTCTTTAAACCTTCTTTTACCGAAGTTACATTTAAAGGTGTCCAATAGTGAGTCAATAGCAACACTAAATTTTCCGATGTAGTAACGTATTGATACATTTCTTAATAATATTATATAAATATATATGAAAATTCAATCTTAAAATTAAAGTTGACTAATTTAAGTGTTTCTGTTTTTAATATAAACATGGAAACAAACAAATACACAGAGTTTATTCTACTTGAACTTATTGCTAAATCAAATAAATTCATTGAAGAATACTGCAAAACATTTCCTTCACAGGATATAAACGCAAGATTGTTTAAAGCAGATACATCGTGCTCATGTCGAAAGGAATTAATAGATTTTTACAACGAAACAAAAGAAAAAATTAATAAATTTTTATCTGACTTTATTTCTAACAATCCGAGTGAAATCAATCTTAAAGAGTTTATTACTAAAATGGAAAGTAAGTATATAGGTGGAACAACACATCGTGTAAATTGTTCTGATAAAGACTTTTATGACTTTGTAAATAAAATAAATTCAGAAGGATCGTTATACAGGTCGGTGTGTAGTTTCAAAGAAAAAGACTCTATCGTTTTTATGTTTTTTTAATTTTTACTTGCCAAATAATTCAAATCAATATAATATAATATCTATAAACTTTAATAAACACATTAACCCTAAAAATTATGAATACAACAAAAGAACTATATGAACAAATTCGCAATTTATTTGAGGAATTTGAAGAAAATCATAACAAAAACGTAGAAACCGGTGTTAAGGCTGCAGGTACCCGTGCAAGAAAAGCAATAGGGGAAATTAAAAAACTTGCTACCGTATATCGTAAGCAATCTATCGAAGACTCAAAAAAGTAATCTCAATATTATAAAATTATGACAGATAACAATAAATCAAATATCACAGTAGAAACAACTGTAAATAAAACAAGAAAGAAACTGGTAGTTAACTGGCCAACCGGTAAATTTACAATTTCTGATCTAGAAAAAAATCATCCAAGTGCCGTTCCAATCACACTTAGGTTTCGTGTAAAAAAAGCACTTGAGTCTGGTATCATTAAACCGGCCGGGAAAATTGAAGGAGAACTCGGTCGTCCTGCAATGTTGTTTGAAACAACACAATAAAGTAATCTAGTACAAATTTCAAAAAAAAATATAATAAAATCAATTACATATATATTTATATAAATATTCAAATAAGATTATGTTCGAAGACTTAGACAACAACTTTAAAAAAAATGCAGCCAAACCAATTCAGACTGACGTCAAGAAGATGGATACTGCTGAAACCTCGTATAACGATGAACCAAAAGAATATTACGAAAAAAATTTTGAGAATAGTCAAATGTCAGGATTATTATCTATATTTGATGAAAAACTTAAAAGTCGATTAAAAAAGTCAGAAGAAAAAAAAGAATCAAATGAAGATTATGATACCATTAACTTTTCTGAAAAAAATGTAGTAATTAAAAGTAATACTGCACCGAAGGAGGTTACCGAAGATCAAATATCTTCGTTATTACAATCTAATTTATCAGAAAGTTCTGTAAAAATAGTATCTTCTTCTGAAAAAAATAAGGTTGAGGTAAAGTCAACCCCGCCGAGTGAATTTTCGTCTGCTCCAACTACTACCCCTTACGAGGCAACAGTACAAAGTGTTGATCCAAATCATAATATTAAAATATTTAAGGATACTAATACCGCAACCCCTCGTTACGAAACAACTCAAACTTTGGTTGATCCATCTAGTAATTTGCAAAGTATGAATTACAGTGGAGCAACTGGACTTTCTCAAGCAATAGGGCAAGGCACTGACTCACATAGAATTTCCGATGATGAAATTGCTATGCACTTAGCAAAGCATAATCAGAAAAAAGAAGAAGAATCAGAAGAAGACAGATTAAATTCGGTTGTTGAGGTACCTGAACACTTAAAAACATAAAGTGCAACTTTCCGACCACTTTAAAAAGTTCTACAACATGAAACCATATCTTCTTATTGAAGAGGAAGAGTGGAAGAGCATAATTCAAACGTATGAAAAAGAAGATGTTGTAGAAGAATTGGCAAAAGTTTTGCACACCTATCCTGTTCCGTTACCTGAGATTACCGAAAAGCAAACTCTTGATAGTTTAAATAAGTTAAAAGGAATAAAGCATAATGATGTGCTTGTAGAAAAAAGATGGTTTCCTCGTAACGAAAGAAAAAGTAATTATCATTTAAACTATAAAGGTTCTCAGTATCTATTAAAAAGAAACAATTCAGGTAATAATGCTTCTAATCCATTTCATGTAGAAACTCGTTGGAAAGTAGATTGGACAAGAACACCAAGTGGTTGGAAAACTTGGCAAACAGTCAATGGAATCAAAACAATCGTTCGTGCTTATTGGACATTAGATAAAGTTCTCAATCGTGTTGATGTAAATACTCTTCGGGTAGCTACAACTCTTCGTAAGTATGTCGCATCGCAATTCAAACCAGCAGTTGCAAAAGCATTTTACGATCACTTTCAAAGCAAGAACGTATTAGACTTTAGTGCAGGTTGGGGAGATAGATTAGCAGGATTTTATACAGGTGAAACCACAGAGCATTATGTGGGAATTGATCCCAATACACTTAACCACCCCAATTATCAAAAGCAAATTCAGTTCTATGAAAAGTATTCTACATTTTTTGAACAAGATAGAAAAGCAGACTTAATAGAAAGTCCTGCCGAAGATGTAGATTATTCCCAATATGACAATTACTTTGATACGGTGTTTACAAGTCCACCTTATTTTAATACAGAAAAGTATTCAGACGATGATACGCAATCTTGGGTGAGATATAAAAAGATAGATGACTGGAATGAGAGATTTCTTCACACTACACTTGGTAAAATAATTCCGACAATAAAAAAGAATGGTATTCTTGCGGTAAACATAGCAGATGTATTTAATGCTCCTATCAATGACTATGTTGAAATTACGAACCCGATGAACGACTTTATTAAATCAAAGGGTCTTGAATATATTGGTTGCATTGGAATGGAAATGACGAAACGATTTAATTCAGGTGGTGCGGGTAATGCCAAGAGTGAATATTTTTCGGAAGACCTAAAAGAAATAACCGAGGAGACTAAAGATATTGCGTTTGCAGAACCTATTTGGACTTGGAAAAAGGTTTGACATCCGTTAATTATAATATATATTTATATATATATACATAAACTTAAACTTACAAAAAAATGGATTCAGACGAAAATAGAATTGAACAAGAGTCTCTTGACTTTTTAACGAAGTGCTCGGTTGATGACTTTGTTGCGTTGTATGAACATATGACACTATCTAAACTAGAAGAAGTTCAAACCGACAACACTAACCTTATTTACACAATAGTTAAATCGGAGGGTGACCCTGACGAGGTGGGAACGCAATTAACATTCAGTAAAATGGTTGAAGGTGTTGAAGCAATTTTTGGAATGACTTATGACGATTTAAAACTATTACACGAAAAAATAATAAAAATTAAAAAATAACATGGAAGTGGAAACAACAAAACTAACATCACTTTTTACAGGACTAATTGGAATCGTAATTTTGCCAATTGGATTTATTTGGGCAGTAAACACATCATTTAATCTTAATATTCAATATACATTTTTGAATTGGTTAAGCATAGTTTTTCTTCAACTTTATTTCCAAGTTGTAGTAAGAGCAAGTGTAGGTTCAGTTAACTCAAACAAATCAAAAAAAAATAATTAAAGACTTTACGTATGATTATAAATCATATATATTTATGTATATATGAAATACGATAATATAGCAAAATTCACATTTGATTATACTTGGAGAGATTCTGATGACAATCTTGTTTCAAGAACAAGACACACAACAACAGAAGAAACTCTTGGAGAAGTATTGAATGCGTTTGAATTGTTTTTAAGAGGTGCTGGATTTCATTTCGATGGTCATCTTGAGTTTGTAGATGAAAACGACAATCCTACAAATACAAGTTACACAAATGTAAATCAACCTGAATTTCAGAATCAACAATTAGAGTTTGATTTTGTAAAAGAATTATTCACCGACTTGGAAAATTTTGATAAAGATACTGATATAGATTTGGATGACGAAAAACGCAGTTAATTTATCATTTTATTCTGACTTAAAAACACAAACAAATACAACTCAAGTAGTACATTGCAAAAAGTCCAAATACGATGTTTATATCGGACGGCCTTCTTTGTGGGGCAACCCCTATTCTTCAAAAAAAGGAACTCTTGCCAAGTATTTCGTTGGAAGTAAATCAGAAGCAATACAAAGTTATGAAAAATATTTAGAATCGTCTCCTAAATTATTAGAAGCACTTAAGAATTTAAAAGGAAAACGATTAGGATGTTGGTGCAAACCAAAATCTTGTCACGGAGATGTTATCGTAAAATTAATAAACAAATATTATTCAGATGAAGATATTATCAGCAGTTAGACATTCAGGAAAAACATATCATAGCAAATCACTTAACTTTGTAGATTGTGATAAAATAATTGGAGAAGCAATTGGATGGCCACCTCACTTTGATAAAAAAGAGTTCTCCGGCAAAATATATTCTTCATCTTTAATTGACGAACATGAGGTTGCCGTTCAGTTTTCACGTGATTCTTGGAAAGTTCTCGAAAACTATACAAATGAAAATGATGTAATTTTAAGTATACCTGAGGTTTGGAGTGCGAGAAGTTTTTGGGAATGGCCTATTAAACCAGATGTTCTTGTAACTATTGATGAAGAACGACATAAGCAAAATTTGTTGGAAATAAGTCAAAATCATATGTGGGGAACTATAAAGTTTTGGAGACAAATGCTTGAACATGAAGCAAACGAAAATAATATTAGGGTTGTCAACACCTTTGAAGATGCGATATATTATTTAAATGAAAATTAAGATAAAAAATACTGGAACTATTGTACCAAAAAATTTAACGCAATACGATGTGGGTTATGATTTAGTTGCATCGTCTCATCCTGCTATCTCGGGAGAATATGACGAAGAAGCACAGGCCTGGTCACGAATAGATTATATTCAGTATCACACAGATTTATATATCGAACCATGTGTAGATGATAAAGTTTATCACACTAATATTTTTCCAAGAAGCAGTATCAGCAATAAAAATCTTATGCTTGCAAATTCAATCGGATTAATTGATGCTGGTTATCGTGGAGAGTTACTTATTCGTTTTAAATATATTACTCAACCAGAAGATATTTATGCAAAAATTAAAGGTCATTGTACCCAAGTTCCAATGCTAACCAATGTTAATATGGAAAAAATTTACAAAAAAGGTGAACGCATCGCACAACTTGTAATTGCAGAAACGCATAAAGTTGAATTTGAAATCGTAGAAGAGTTGTCAGAAACGGACCGAGGAAAAGGTGGATTCGGAAGCACAGGTGCTTGACTTTTTATATAAAATAAGATACGATAGTATTCAATGTACCAAAATATATTCGTAAGCAAAAAGGACAACACAATTTATTTGTGGGATGATAAACAAGGTTTAGTAACCTACAAAAACAAACCATACGCATACAGAAAGTCTCCGAACGGAATGTATCGTAGTATGTATGGTGACAAGTTAGAAAAGGTAACTAAGTATCGGTATGAAGATGCAGGTTTGTTTGAATCAGATGTTCCTATTGAAACACGTAACTTAATTGACCTTTACGAAGATGACGATGAACCAAGTACAGGTCATTGTGTATTAAACTTCGATATTGAGGTTAGTATGGAAGGAGAGTTGCCTGACACAGAACGAGCAAACAATCCTATTACTTCCATTGCGTATCACGATAGTTGTTCTAATAACTATGTGGTTCTTGTTTTAGACAAGGAAGATAAAATCACCGACTATTCTAATGATGAAGTTTCGGTTTATTCTTATGATACAGAACGAGCAATGCTTGAACACTTTCTTGATTTTTATCAAGAGATTAGTCCGACAATATTGACCGGTTGGAACATTGATTACTTTGACGTTCCTTATTTGTATCGTAGACTCGCAAGAGTTTTAGGGCAAGGTGATGCAAATCGTTTGAGTCCTATTGGACACGCATATTATCATCAGTTCAAGAAACGTATTGTTATTGCAGGTGTTAGTTGCTTGGATTATCTTGCGTTATACAAGAACTTTACATTTAGTGTTGAACCAAGTTATCGTTTGGATGCAATTGGTCGTAAAGAAGTTGGTATTGGTAAAGTTGAATACGAAGGTAATCTTGATGATTTGTTTTCACAAGATATTGAGAAGTTCATTGAATACAATTTGAACGACGTAAAGATTGTTGTTGAGATTGATAGAAAGATGGAACTCATTGAATTGACTCGTAGCATTTGTCACGTTGGACACGTTCCGTATGAAGACATTTTATTTTCGTCTCGTTATCTTGAAGGTGCATTGCTTACTTATCTTCGCAGACACAATCTTGTCGCACCAAATAAAGACCCAAATGGTCGTGAACGATTCAATGAAATTAAAGGTGACGAATCCAAGAAGTTTAGTGGAGCATATGTGGCTGCACCGACACCTGGCAAATACAAGTGGGTGTTTGACTTGGATTTAACTTCTCTGTATCCATCTATTATTATGTCCACGAATATTTCACCAGAAACCAAAGTGGGTGTTGTTGATAATTGGAGTCCCGAGAAGTTTTGTGACGGAGAACAAACCGAAGTTGGATTTCGTGGAGAAACATATTCAGCAGATGAGTTCAAGGCATTTCTAAAAGATAACAATCTTTCTATCAGTAGCAACGGAGTTATGTATACCAAGAATAAGGTCGGACTTATTCCTGCGATTCTTGATCAATGGTTCAACCAACGTGTTGAGTTCAAGAACAAAATGAAAGAGTATGGTAACTCAGGTGACGATGCAAAGTATGTGTTCTATAAAAGACGTCAGCACGTGCAAAAGATTCTTCTTAATTCGTTGTATGGTGTTCTTGGTTTGCCTATCTTTCGGTTTTATGATGTGGACAATGCAGAAGCAGTTACGACCACAGGTGTGTCCGTGATTAAGTTTAGTCGCAAGATTGCGAATCACTATTACAATAAAACACTTGGTGATACAGAAGATCATTGTATATACATTGATACCGACTCGGTTTTCTTTTCAGCATTGCCTATCGTAGAAAAAACGATGCCTCACGTTGATGTAAAGAACGATGACGAAATGGCAACTGCAATTCTTGAAGTTGCGGGTGATGTACAAAACTTCATCAATAAAAGTTATGATGTTATGGCAAAACGTTTCTTCAACATTGAAGAGCATCGTTATGACATTAAACAAGAAGTGATTGCCAAAGCAAGTATGTGGTTGGCAAAGAAACGATATGCACAATGGATTATCAACAACAACGGTGTTACTTGTGACGAATTGGAAGTTAAAGGTCTTGATGTTGTGCGTAGTAGTTTTCCAACTCGGTTTCGTAAGTTTATGACGGAAATCCTCAAAGATATTTTGAAGGATGTGCCGAAAGAAGAAATTGATGAAAAGATTGTTACACTCAAAAAGCAAGTTAAGAACGAGTCGGTTGATGATATTGCAAAGACGAGTGCAGTTAAAAATATATCCAAGTATGTAAAGATGATGGATAAAGGTGCAGTTATGGGTGAGTGTGCAAAAAGTACACCCGCACACGTTAAATCAAGTATCATTCACAATCAGTTTCTCAAAAAGTTTAAAATACAAAGTGAACCTATTCGTAATGGTGAAAAAATTAAGTGGATTTATTTGAAGAACAATGAACTTGGTTTAGATGCACTTGCGTTTCGTGGTTATGAAGACCCACCACAACTTATGGAGTTTATTGAGAAGTATGCAGATAAAGATAAATTGTTTGAACGAGAACTTGAAGGAAAGTTGCGTGACTTTTACGATGCACTTAGTTGGGACTTTGCAAGTGAGAATCTTGCAACTGCTCAAAAGTTTTTTGCTTTCTAATGGCAAACTATAATCAAATACTTCCAATCAGAAAAGATTGTAGAATTGATGAACAATTCGGTTGGTTGCCTTTGAGTGTATTAGAACCAAGTCGTGATCATCGTGAACAATGGCCGGAAGCATATCTTGATGATGGAATTCGTGAAACAAAAAGAAGTAAAGATGCAGAGAATCTTCCTGGTCTTAGATTCAGTGAGTTTCACGCAGGATTAGCAGAGCAAATTCTTCGTTATTGGAGTATGCGTGGAAGTGTAATCGTAGACCCATTTTCAGGTCGTGCTACACGTGCTATGGTTGCAAGTAAACTTGGTCGTAACTATCAAGGTTACGAAGTATCAAAGCAAACATATGATCGTTGTATGAAGCATTTTAAAAAGTTCAAGGTATCACCCAAACTTTTTAATTGTGATGGAACAGAGATGTTATATACACGAAATGAAACTGCGGATTTGGTATTTACTTGTCCTCCGTATCACAATCTTGAAAAATACGAAACTGCAAAAAATCAATTAAGTGAATGTGAAACATACGAAGACTTTATGACTCAAATTCAAAAGTGTGGTAAAAATATAAATCGTGTTTTGAAACCAGGAGCATTTTGCGTATGGGTTGTTTCAGATTGGAGAGATATGACAGGTAGTGGTCTTCGTAGTTTTCATTCGGACTTGATTACTGCATTTGTAAACGAAGGAATGATTCACCACGATACAATTATTATGAAGAATCTTAGTCCGTTTGCTTATGTTCAATGTGCGAAAGTAGCAAGCAAAAGATACACAAGTAAAATACACGAATATATTATGGTTTTTCGCAAAAAAGGTGAATATGAAATACCCGATTATTGTGAGCAGGACGAACTGCGTGTTAATTCAAATAAGTTTTTTAGTTATGAATAAAATAATCAATGGAGATAGTTTGAAAGTCCTCAAGAAACTTGAGGACGAATCAGTAGACTTGGTGTGTACAGACCCACCTTATGGATACTCGTTTATGAATCGTGATTGGGACAAAGCAGTTCCTGCATTAGAAATTTGGCAAGAGTGTTTACGAGTTTTGAAACCAGGAGGATTCTGCTTCGTTATGTCAGCACCACGTTCAGATGTACAAAGTCGTATGATGGTTCGTTTAGAAGATGCAGGATTCAATATCGGATTCACTCCGATTTATTGGACATACGCAACAGGATTTCCAAAAGCACATAATGTGGCAAAGACGGTGGACAAACAACTTGGTAAAAAAAGAAAAGTTATTGGAAAATACAAAACTCCCGAAGGCAACCAAGAACTAACTACATATAACAATTGGAAGGATAGTGACACGCAAGAAAGAAGAACACCCGATATAACTGAACCTGCATCCGATGAAGCAAAAGCACTTGAAGGTTCTTATGTAGGTTATCAACCTAAACCTGCGGTAGAAGTTGTGCTTGTCGCAATGAAACCAATTATAGAAAAAACCACCACTGAACAAGCAATGAAAAATGGCAAAGGAATTACTTGGTTGGACGATTGTAGAATTCCAACAGATGAAAGTTTAGATGGTGGAGCATATGCAAAAAATCCAACACCACGTGAAGGAAAAGATATGTGGACTTCCGACAGAAAAAAAGAAACCAAGTGCTTTGAACGAGGTGGTGCAGGAGAATATAAACAACCAGACGGAAGATTCGCAGCCAATCTAATTGTACAAGACGATGTACTTAATGATGGAGTAAAACGAAGCAAAGGAAAACACACAGATAGTGGAAGTGCATCTGGTGGTATTTGGCAAGAAAGCACAGGCAAACCAGCAGGAAGAACTTACGGAGACGAAGGATCGTTTTCTCGTTTTTACGATTTGGATTCTTGGTGGAAATCACAAATACATAAATTGCCCGAAAGTGTTCAAAAGACTTTTCCTTTTATGATTGTCGCAAAAGCAAGTAAGGCAGAAAAAAACAAAGGTCTTGAACATCTTCCTAAAAAGAAAAGTTCTTCAATGCCGGGAAGAAGAAATGCAGAAGATATGAGCAATAGCAAAATCGACCACGATGTTACTGGTAGATTTGTCACGGAAAAACAAAATGTTCATCCAACCGTTAAACCAATTGAACTAATGAGTTATTTGATAACACTTGGAAGTCGTGAAAATGATGTGGTCGTTGATCCGTTTGTTGGAAGTGGAACAACTTGCATAGCAGCCAAAATGCTTGATAGAAAATACATCGGAATAGAAAAAGAAAAGGATTATGCAATCATTGCCAAAACTCGTCTTAAAGATGCAGAATCTCCCAACCAAGCAAGTGAGAAAAACAAAAGCAACGAGTTCTTTGCTTTTTAAAATGAAACAAACTAAAGTATTTATAGAAATCGGAACTTCTAATTTTAATACACTCGAAGTATTAGCAGAACAGGGTTGGTCTGGTATATTTGTAGAACCAGATAAATGGTATTTATCTCAAATAAAAAGATTTAAACATTGTCTATATGATAATAGTGCAATATTAGACTTTAATGGTGAAACAGAGTTCGTTAATTACGATGCCGACTGGTTATCAAACAATGAAGCAGGTGACTTTATGTGGAAACGTGGTGTCGGTAATACACATCCTACTATTAATAATATGAAATTAAATCCAGAATGGCCTACTATTAAATTCAATGTACAAGTTAAAACTTTGAATAAATTAGTAGAAGAATATGATGTAGAACAAATTGACTTTTTAAAAATTGATATTGAAGGACAAGACCCAAAAATATTGTACGCATATGATTTTTGTGTAAGACCAAGTAAAATTAAAATGGAAATTATTCACGCAAATTCATATGGAATTAATACAACAGATTTTAAGAACTATATGTTAAAAAACAATTATTCTGTTTATTGTGAAGATGATTACGATACCCAAGATATTTGGTTTTTTGACAATTTAAAATAATAAGAATATGGAACAAAATTATACAAAACTAGCAGACCTTCTTGTAAGACATAGTGTGTCGTTACAGAAAGGAGAAAAGGTATTAATAGACAACACAGAAGTGCCGGAAAATATGACGATTGCACTTGTTCGTGCAGTTCGTGAATACGGAGGAATACCTTTTGTACAAACATCGCAAAGTCGCATAGGTCGTGAAGTTATGCTTCATGCAACCAAAGAACAAATGGAAACCTTTATGAAGTTCAGTATGCCTAAGATTCAAGAAATGGATGCTTATATTGCTATTGCAGGTTCTCATAATATATACGAAACAAGTGATGTTGATCCTGATATCAAAACAATGATGTCCAAGATCACTAAACCATATCTTGATTATCGTGTAAACGAAACTAAATGGTGTATTTTAAGATGGCCACATCCTGCTATGGCACAACAAGCAAATATGAGTACCGAAGCATTTGAAAACTTTTACTTTGATGTTTGTACATTTGATTATGCTAAATTTAATCCTGGTATGAGCAATCTGCAAAAAAGAATGCAGAACGCAGATAAAGTTCACATTAAAGGTGATGACACAGATTTGCGTTTCTCTATAAAAGGAATTAATGCAGTTGCGTGTGGTGGTACTCATAATATACCAGACGGAGAAGTATTTAGTTGTCCAATTAAAGATAGTGTTGAAGGACACATTCAGTTTAATGCCCCAACAATTTATCGTGGAATTGACTTTGACGGAATTCGGTTGGAATTCAAAAAAGGAAAGATTATCGATGCTACTGCAAATAGTGATACAAGCACCGAGTCATTAAATGAAATTCTTGATAGTGATGACGGAGCAAGATACATTGGTGAGTTTGCTATTGGATTTAACCCATATGTTACACATCCAATGCGTGATATTCTGTTCGACGAAAAAATAGGTGGTAGTTTTCACTTTACCCCCGGTCAATGCTATGATGATGCAAGCAATGGAAATGATTCACAGGTTCACTGGGATATGGTAAAAATACAACGACCAGATTATGGTGGTGGTGAAATTTACTTTGACGATGAACTTATTCGAAAAGATGGAGAGTTTGTTGTTAATGATTTGATACCACTCAATCCAGATAAATTACTAAAATAGTAGTTGACGAATGTATACGTATTTAATATAATATATTTATGTTTTACGAAGATTTATTTGAATTAGAAGATGAGTATATAGAAAAGCATAATAAGTACACCTCCGGGTTTAGTTCTATATTTGAATTAAAACGAGAAAAAAAGTTTTATGCATTATACTCTGCACTTACAACGTGCCACGGAATCATGATTGGAAAAACGTTATGTAATTATAATTTATGCGATATTAAAAAAATGAAACCAAGTGAACGTATTTTAGAAGTTTCTTATTCAGATATAATTCACTTTTTTGATATTGAAAGTTTGATGGATGCAAAATTAAATGACCACTCATTTTCAATTAACAATACAAAAAATGAAAAAATTGATTTAATACCCGTACAGATTAGGAGTATGATAACAGATGGAAAAATATATACCTAACGAAAAACCAAATATACACATACTCAGCATAGAGGACGATGAAAACGGAAACCCAAAGTTTTCGTATGAAGTTAATGATGCTTTCATCGAAATGATTAAAAAAGAAAAAAAACTTAACAATATCGACGAACAATCAATAACAAATTACATAACGGAACTACTAGAAAATTGTTCTAATGAAAAAAATGGTTATGGGTATAAAAAAGTAGATTTAACAGATAATAAAATTGACAATTAACAATTAAAATAATAATATATAAACTATGAAAAAAGATAAAGTACTACAATTCATTTCTCGTTACAATCTTAATGGTAACGTAGAATCAGTTAAGTGGGAAACTAACGGAGACAACGTTTGCGAAACCACCTTCATTACCGATGACAAAAGTGTTCTCGGCAAAGTATCTGCAAAGGACTTTGAACTCACAGAAGGTGAAGTCGGTGTTTATGATACTGCAAAGTTGAAGCAGTTGTTGTCAGTCGTTGGTGACGAGATTAATGTTGAGGTTGTTGAAAAGAACGAAAAGAATGTCAGCATTAATGTTTCAGATGACACAACAAGTGTTAATTTCATGCTTGCTGATTTAGCAGTAATTCCTAACGTGCCTGCACTAAAAGACTTGCCAGATTTTGATCTGCAAATTCCTTTTAGCAATGACTTCGCAAAGAAGTTTGTTCGTTCTGCAAGTGCATTAAGTGATTGTGATACATTTACAATTGTTCCATCTAAGGACGGAATTCAATTGGTAATTGGTTATTCTACTATCAATAGCAATCGTGTTTCTTTGAATGCGATAACAGAGGGTAACGGCACAATCACAGACCCCATTAGTTTTTCCTCGAAGTATTTCAAGGAAATTCTTAATGCAAATAGTGACTCTGAAAAGAGTGTTCTCAATGTTAGTTCAAAAGGAATTGCAAGCATTGATTTTGAAGTCGGTGACTTCCGTAGTAGTTATTACTTGGTTGAAATTCAAACAACCGATTAATGAATTTCTTAGAAGAAGCAACAAAGTCTCCAGTTGAATCGGAAAATAGTCTTTGGGTTGAGAAATATCGACCCAAAGACTTATCTGATTATATCGGAAACGAACCTTTAAAGAAACGAGCTGCTTCGTGGATTGAGTCGAAAGACATTCCACATTTGCTTTTGTATGGTAAAGCAGGTACAGGTAAAACTACACTTGGTAAGTTGATTACAAAGCAGATTCCGTGTGATCATTTGTATATCAATGCAAGTGACGAAAACAATGTTGATACCGTGCGTACCAAGATTAAGTCATTCGCAAGCAGTATGGGATTCAATGATCTTAAAGTTGTATTGCTTGACGAGTGTGACTTTCTTACAGGCAATGCTCAGGCTGCGTTAAGAAATCTAATGGAGCAGTTTAGTATGACTACTCGTTTCATTCTTACTTGTAATTACCACGAAAAAATCATTGAACCGATTGTCAGTCGTTGTCAAACATTCAACATCGTTCCTCCTAATCGTAAAGATGTTGCAGTTCATCTTGCCAAGATTCTTGCTAAACAAGAAATCAAAGCACAACCAGATGATATTGCATTGATTGTAAACAAAGGTTATCCTGATATTCGTAAGGTGATTAACAATGCTCAACAGAATAGCATCAATGGCACTCTTGAGATTATCAAAGAAGACCTTATTGAAGGTGACTATAAGTTAAAGTTGTTGGACATTCTAAAGAATGCAAGTAAAGACAAAAAGAATGCTTGGCTAACTGCTCGTCAACTTATTGCAAATGAAAAGATAAATGACTTCACAGATGTTTACAAGTTTTTGTTTGATAATGTAGATGAGTATGCTCCTGGTAAAAGTGCAAACATTGTTATTATGCTTGATCAACAAACTTACCACGATAGTTTGGTGGTTGATAAAGAAATTACATTTGCATCAACCATCGCACAAATCGTTCAAACACTATGAATAAAAATCTAAAAGATAGGTTATATGCAGTTTATGAACTACTTGGTGGAATGGTTGCATTTAGTTTTATTATTTGTTTACAAGTTTGGTATATTCTGACCGGTAACGAGTAATACAAAAACAAAGGTTATGTATAAAAGAACCAGTCTTAGGATTGGTTCTTTTTTTGTACTTATATAAAATGTATATATTTATGCGTGGTTAATATTTATACTTGATGAATAGCACCCATATAAAAGAAGCAAATGTAGAGCAAGATATGTATTACACAGGTATTGCCGAAAAAGCATATGATAAAGTGGTGCGATTTTTAACTAAACATAAAGATAAATTAGAAGGTGAGGGTGAGAATAGTATAGTCAACAAACCATTTATACCACTTACACAATGGAAAGGTGTTGCTCTTAGAGGAACAGACATAGATAAAAACTTTCCGTCTTTAAGTGAGGTAGTATTATTTTTCATTCCAACAAAAAGTACATCACGTGGTGGAGTAACAATCGCAGGTGGTTTCACAAACAAAAGTTTGAAAGTCGGTGGAATATCATTTAAAGGTGTAATTGTAAATGCTAATCTACTTGGTGATTACAATGGCAAGTATATGGATACTCGTCTTGATAAAGATACATTCATTCACGAATATATACACTTTCTTGATCATTTGAGGTATCGTAGTCGTGGTTTAGGAAAAACAAGTGCCAAGTACTTAGATACACAAGATATAGAAGGATACTACAACACACCAGAAGAATTTAATGCATATTATCAAGCAGGACAATCTCAGATAGTTCGTGTATGGAAAAATCTATCTGATCGGTTTGCACATCGTCCGGAATTTCTTGCCGACTTTAAAAAGAAGAAATTAGAAAGTTACAAATCATTTCAAGATTGGGCAATTGATGTAGAGTTTTTTGATAAAGACTTTCTTACATATATAAACAGTAAATATCTCAAAAAGTTTAAGAAACGATTAGCAGGTTTATATATGTATATACAAAAAGGTAATCTGTCGGAAATCATTTCAGAAAGCAAAGTAAAGGTTGATAGCAACTCAGTAAAGAAGTGGGCAAAGGATTTAAGAGTTCTTACCAAGGCATATAAGCAAATTGGTAGTGATAGTGAAGACCCACAGGCAATTAAAGACTTTAAAAAAGTAAGAAGAGCATTTGGTACATTCCAAGAAAACTTTGAGAAATGGGTTTACAAATTCTTTTTACAATATAAATGGCAAGGTGCTAGTGATAAAACAGAATCTTGGGAGGCAAAAGAAGTTCGTGAAAAGTGTTGGAGAGCAGTTACAAGTCTTGGTGGAAATTTTCCAGAGTTTTGGGACTTTCAAACTAAAAAGCATCGTGTAAGTCCACAAATACTTGCAAGAGAACGAGAAAAGAATATTCGAAGGTATCGTGCAGAATTTCGTGAAGGAATCAAAGCACTTCTTCAGTATGTTGCCATATATGGAGATCAAGAAAGAGAAAAACCAATTGAACAAGCACAAATAGGACCAGTTAAATTGGTTATTCACAACTTCAAAAGAAAAGGTGGAAGTGAACAAGGAGAAGCAAGTCGTGAAAAAAGTTTCAAGCAACTTGTAGATGGTATTAAAAGTTGGTCAAAGAAAATTCAAAAAGCAGGTTTTGGAAAGTGTATAGAAGGATTAACCGTTGATTTAGATTTTGGGTTAACAGCAGATACGGGAGAAATGGTCAATGGTGAGTATTATATGAATAAAGATATGCTCAAGTTGTACGGATGTGGAATGACGCAAGATACATTCACACATGAACTTGGTCATCGTTTTTGGTATCGTGAACTTCCCTCTAATGCAAAGAAGCATTGGCAAGATACAATTAAAAGCAAGAAAGTATCTATTGAACGTAAAGATGTAGAGGATTATGTAGAAAAGTATTTTGATAAGAATGGAAGCAAGATATACAAAAGACGAGCAGGATTAAAAGTCATTGATAAAAACGAAGACAATGTCGAGACCAAAGCAAAGTTCAAGGCACTACAAATGACATCAGTTTACTCAACCGAGAACAGAAAAGAAGTTGTAACAAAATTAGCAGATAGGTGGGTTGGTCCTGGCAAAGAAATTCCGATTGAACACATTACTAACTACGGAAATACAAATCCAGAAGAAGCATTTGCAGAAGCATTTAAACTATATATAATAAGAGGTCCTGGTAAATTAGGAGAATGGACTCGTTGGTTCTTTCGTGAAATCGTTAGAACAGGAGGAGCAACTATCAAGGAAATTAAAATAATGAATAATAAAAAAGCATTAAACGAAGTCGCAATGAACAAAGACAATGTTCAAGAGTTTATCAAATTTGCAAAAAACGCATTACAATTAAAAGAAAAAGTATCAGTAAAACTTTTAGAGAAACGACATGAGCATATGACGGCTGCTTGTTATGATCCGAATACCAATGAAATTTCTATATATACAAAAGGAAGAGCATTTGCTGATGTGTGTCGTAGTCTTGCCCATGAAATGGTTCATCAAAAACAAAATGAACTAGGTTTACTTGAAGCAAATAGTGGTGAAACCGGTAGTGATATAGAAAACGAAGCAAATGCGTGTGCTGGTATTATTATGCGGAACTTCGGAGAAGTAGTTGGAAATCTTTACGATTAATTTTTAGGTGGGGCAAGTCTGCGAATAAGTGTTTCTAACAATGTGTATTTGTTTGAGGTAAGATCATCTACATTAGAAACTTTCCATATTACAACCGAGTTTTTTTGTGTATAAAGATATGATGGTGGACTCTTTGGATTCTTGTTTGAAGTAATAAAAATCATTAGTTTACTGTTACTTATATCTTCACCATCAATTCTACGATACTGGTGTGTATAACAATCACTTGTAATGACTTTTTGGTAAATCCTTTCGAGTACAGGATCACCTGCTTTCATTTCTTCAATCAATGGTGCATTTTTTTGCATAAGTAATCTTGATTGTGCTTCTTTATCTTTGGGAATAGATGTTACATACCTGTCACGTGTCCATGTTTTGTAACCATACGTTAAATAATTGTAAAACCCTTCACAATACTTTGCAAGTTTTGGGTTTTCGGGACATATAAAAAAAATAAAGTTCATATCTACATCATCGTTAATGTTTATATAACCTTTATTTTAAATAAATATAATATATATTTTTATTTACCTTGAGATTTCTTTTTCTTTTCTGATTTCTCTCCGTCTGCAACCCTTCTTCTAAGAGCAGAACTACTATAATCATGCTTTCTGGAATTATATATGACTTTATCTAAGTGTCCGGGGAGATCATGACCAGTGAATGGTTTATCTTTCCAATCATCTCCAACGAAACGAACATCATAATCAATGCCTTTTAGAATTTCCAACAAATCAGATTCAGTTTCGTATGGAATAATTTCGTCCACAAATTTACTCCCACGAAGTTGTATATATCTTTCTACAACCGATTGAACTGGTTTGTTTTTATCTGCTCTGTCTAATTGTGGATTGGTATGTAACCCTACGATTAAATAATCGCAATGACGTTTACAATCCTCCATCATAAGTACATGACCTGCATGAAATACATCCATTGCTCCACACGTAAATCCTTTAATAATTTTGTTACTCATTCTAATTTGTTTATTCGTCTAGCCAGTTTTTGTTTAATATTTCACTTTGAGTTTTTGCATCAAGTTTATTATATAAGTATTTAATCTTTTCAACTAATTTAACAGAACCAACGGATTTATCAGAGAATCCCTCAATCCTTCTATATCTTAATTTATACGAAAACCCTTTTATAAAGAATACGATTTGTTTATTATTGTCCATGTAAATAAATATTATAATAATTAGTTTTTATAATATTATTATAATAATAATTAAATAAAAAAAAGGAGGGATAAATCCCTCCTTTAATTATACATTGTAAACAATGTTATTTCTCGTCTACAACTTCAAAATCAGCATCGACTACATCTTGTTCTTCTTTATTGTTCGTATCTTGTTGCTGAGATTCGGTTGACTGAGAAACTGACTGCGAAATTTTTTGAATCATTTCACCCGAACTTGAGACGATACTCTGAAGTTCCTCGGTGGATAAATTACCATCTTCTAATTTGCTTTTAGATTCGGTTAAAAAGGAATTTATCTCAGTCGTTTCGTCTTCAGATAAGTTTTCTTTATTTTCATCTACAATTTTTTCAAGTTGATATAGTGAGTTATCTACTATATTACGTAACTCTATGCTTTCTTTTCTCTTTTTATCTTCATCGGCATATTTTTCGGCATCTGCTTTCATGCGTTCAACTTCTTCTTTATTAAGGCCACTTGAATCACTAATTGTGATCTTTTGGTCTTTGCCAGTACCCTTGTCTGTTGCAGATACATTTAGAATTCCATTTGCATCAATATCAAATGTAACTTCGATTTGTGGAGTGCCTCTTGGTGCAGGAGCAATACCATCAAGTTTAAAATTACCAATTTTTTTATTATCAGCAGATAATGCCCGTTCTCCTTGTAAAACAACAACATCTACTCCCGGTTGATTATCAGAAGCAGTAGAAAATATCTGCGACTTCTTTGTTGGAATTGTAGTGTTACGTTCAATCATTGGTGTAGACACCCCTCCCGCCGTTTCTATTCCAAGAGTAAGAGGAGTTACATCAAGCAACAAAACATCACTTACACCCTCGTCTCCTGCTAATATAGCACCTTGAATAGCTGCACCCAAAGCAACTACCTCATCTGGATTAACTCCTTGGTGTGGATCATTACCACCTGCAAGTTCTTTTGCTGTCTCAACAACTTTAGGACTACGAGTCATCCCACCAACAAGAATTAGATTTTTAACATCATCCATTGTGATACCCGCATCATCAAGACATTTTTCAAATGGTTCTTTTGTACGAGTATAAAGAGAATCACAGATTTGTTCAAACTTTGAACGAGTAACTTCTACATTTAAATGCTTAGGACCACTTGCATCCGCAGTAATAAACGGAAGATTAATTGTGGTGGAAGCACTTGATGATAAAGCAACTTTTGTTTTTTCTGCTTCTTCTTTAAGACGTTGCATTGCTTGTCCGTCACTACTTAAATCAATACCGGACTCTTTTTTAAATTCATCCAACAAATATTGAATAAGAGTTTCGTCCCAATTGTCACCACCTAATTGAGTGTCACCGTTGGTAGACTTAACTTCAAATACTCCGTCACCGATTTCTAAAATAGAAACATCGTAAGTTCCACCACCAAGGTCATAAACTGCGATTGTTTCTTCGTTCTTTTTTTCTAATCCATAAGCAAGAGATGCAGCCGTTGGTTCGTTAACGATACGCAATACTTCAAGTCCTGCGATTTCCCCTGCATCTTTAGTTGCTTGTCTTTGTGAATCGTTAAAGTAAGCAGGTACGGTAATAACTGCTTGTTTCACTTCTTCACCAAGATATGCTTCTGCATCTGCTTTAAGTTTACTCAGAATGATACTTGAAATGAATTCAGGTGCATATTCTTTTTCTTCATCACCTTCTTTACACTTAATATAAGCATCTCCGTTTTTACCCGAGACAACTTCATAAGGAAGATTTTTAACTTCGTTTTTTACTTCCTTGTATTTTCTTCCGATTAAACGTTTCGCAGAAAAAATTGTATTCTCTGGATTAGTGACTGCTTGTCTTTTTGCGGACTGACCTACAAGTCTTTCTCCGTCTTTTGCAAATCCAACTATACTTGGGGTAGTTCTTGATCCCTCCGAGTTGGTAATCACTTTTGGTTCTCCTGCTTCTACCACCGCAACACAACTGTTCGATGTACCTAAATCAATGCCAATTACTTTAGCCATTTTCTATTCCTCTTTTATTTTGTTAGTTTTGTTTGAATCTCATTTGAGCATTCTAGATAATCTCACTTGAGCATTATCTTTAAATAAATATAATCTAAAATACTTTTTATTCTCCTTCTTTTCCGTCACACGGACCTCCGGCTTTTTTTGCAAACTCGCAATAACGACAATTCTTTTTGTTTTTACCGGGTGTTTTTGGAAATGAACAATCCATATTATATTCACCACCTTTGGTAAATGATTCATTCAAAAAATTATTGAAACTTGACCATGCTTCTTTGCTACTCATTGTACCATGTGGTGGAACAAATCGTTGAATACGATCACCACTCCAAGGATCATCTGGATCGTGTTTGCGTTTAAGAATAATAAACTCAACCTCTATTTTATCCAAAGGTACATTAAATTCTTTAGCATAAAATACTTTATACAAAAGCAATTGATGAGTTTTACTTTCATCTGCTTTTTGCCACTTGTTCCATCCACGTGTAGATGTTTTCAAGTCAATGATTTTATACTTTTGATTGATTTTATCAAATAGCACAACATCAAGAAATCCGATGTATCCGACATTGTTACGAACTTCCAAATCAATTGAAGTTTCAATGCCAGATAATGAATAACGAGTTTTAGAAAAGAATTTACTACGAACTTCTTCTGACAACAAATAATCAAGTATTTCATTACCATCTTGAATAAATTCATCAAAGGTAGCATCGTCCATGCAACGTTTACCATCAATAAGATTCTCAGGTTTATCAGCAAGTTCAGTCATTATTTGCAATAACTTTGCTTTCCAATCAACACTCTCAGTATCAAGATGTGGTTGATTATACATCATTTCAAGGTAATCTTGAATAGTTTCGTGCATAGAAGTTCCAAACACTAAATGTATATTTGCTTCTTTCTTACGAAGATTATCAATATATGCAAGTTTCCAACTACGAGGGCACTTGTAATACATTGAGTATTGTGAGAAACTCACATACTTATTAAACCGTCTTTCTTTTACTTCTTTTTTTTCTCCAGTTGCTACTTGTGTCATAATAAATTAATCACTCCCATCTGCTTTTTGGTTTGCATCGTATATATTGCACCTTAGTAGGTTATCACCTCGTAAAACACCCATGTCAACAGAATCACGCATACTTTCATATAATTCACGGTCATCATAACCAAAATGTCCTAAATCTGCTAGGTGGGTTAAATATTGCTGGTGATTCATTCCTGTTTTTCTTTCAATAACTACTTTTAAATATGCAATTGCATGGTCAGCTGAGTTAAATAATTTAACAGGATTGCCTTTTATGGTTGGGTCTTTTATGTAGTATTTCATTGTTACTTATTATAATAGTAAATTCTATATGTAAAGTCAAGGTATATTTAAGTGGAAATATATTATAATAATGAAATATATACGATATTTATTCGTATGAATAAATCATATACGGAGAGTGTGGTCGATTTGGTTGATACTAAGGATAGACATCAACTTGAATTTAGACAAGCAGTAAATGAAGTGCTTGAAACATTATCACCGATTGTAGATAAAGACTCTACATATCAGGATTTAGGTGTGCTTGAAAGATTAGTAGAACCAGAACGAATTATTACATTTAGAGTTCCGTGGGTTGATGATAATAATAAGGTTCATGTCAACCGTGGATATCGTGTTCAATTTAATAGTGCAATAGGACCATATAAAGGTGGTTTGCGGTTTCATCCATCGGTAAATCTTAGCATCATCAAGTTTCTTGGGTTTGAACAAACATTTAAAAACTCTCTCACTGGGTTACCAATGGGCGGTGGTAAAGGGGGAAGTGATTTCGATCCAAAAGGAAAAAGTGACAATGAAGTAATGAGGTTTTGTCAGTCATTTATGTCAGAACTTAGTAAACATATAGGTCAATTTACCGATGTACCAGCAGGAGACATAGGTGTTGGTGCTAGAGAGGTAGGTTACTTATATGGCCACTATAAAAGACTTTTAAATGAGTCTGTTGGGGTTTTAACCGGTAAAGCATTAGACTTCGGTGGAAGTTTAGTAAGAACAGAAGCAACTGGTTACGGAACTTGCTATTTTATGCGTGAAATGTTGAAAGTTAATAATGATGATTTTGATGAAAAGAAAGTAGTCATATCTGGTTCTGGTAATGTTGCAATATATGCAATGGAAAAAACAATTAAACTTGGTGGAAAAGTAATCGCAATGAGTGATTCAAGTGGATATATTTATTCGGTAAATGGTCTTGATCTGAATTTAATGAAACATATCAAAGAGGAAAACCGATTACGAATAGAAGAATATGTTAAATTAGATAAAGACGCAATATTCAGCAATACAGGTACTATTTGGGATGTTTCGTGTGACATTGCATTGCCATGTGCAACTCAAAACGAATTAGAAAAGGATCATGCAGAATTACTTGTTCGTGGAGGGTTACTGGCTGTAGCAGAAGGAGCAAATATGCCATGTACACCAGAAGCAATAGAAGTATTTCAAAAAAATAAAATCCCATTTGGTCCTGGCAAAGCATCAAATGCAGGTGGTGTAGCAGTAAGTGGTTTGGAAATGTCTCAAAATAGTATCCGTGATAGTTGGAGTTTCGATAAAGTAGATAAAAAACTTCAAGGTATCATGAAAAGTATTCACGACAATTCATACGAAGCATCCGAAAAATACGGTGACAAAGGAAATTATGTAATGGGTGCTAATATATTTGGATTTCAAAAAGTAGCAAATGCAATGATTTCCCAAGGAATTGTTTAAAAGTAAATATATATTATTATGAGCAAGTATGTAGATGATGTAATCAAGAAAGTAGAAGAAAGAAATCATTCAGAACCAGTATTTATACAGGCCGTTAAAGAGGTCTACTCAAGTTTACATACTGTAATGGGTAAACATAGTATTTTCAAAAAAGTTAATTTATTAGAAAGACTTGCGGAACCAGAAAAGCAAATTATATTTAGTATTCCTTGGATTGACGAAATAGGAAATGTTCATGTTAATCGTGGGTATCGTGTACAATTTAATAGTGTACTTGGACCATATAAAGGTGGATTAAGATTCCATCCAAGTGTTAACTTGGGTACGATGAAGTTTCTTGGATTTGAACAAACCTTTAAGAATAGTTTAACAGGGTTGCAAATTGGTGGAGCAAAAGGAGGAAGTGATTTTGATCCAAATGGAAAAACGGATTTAGAGATAATGAGATTTTGTCAGTCGTTTATGATAAAACTACATGATCACCTTGGACACAAAACCGATGTACCTGCAGGTGACATTGGTGTGGGGTATAAAGAAATAGGATATTTGTTTGGTCAATATAAAGCACTTCATAGTAAATATGAACCAGGACTAATTACAGGTAAAGCACCACATTGGGGTGGAATACAAGGAAGAAAAGAAGCAACTGGATACGGAGCAATTTATTTTACAGAAGAGATGTTAAAAAATCACCATACCGACTTAAAAGGAAAGATTGTAACGGTAAGTGGATTTGGTCAAGTGTCTTTTGGTGTTGTTAAAAAAGCAGTAGAAATGGGTGCTAAAGTTGTAACTATATCAGGACCCGATGGATATGTTTATATGAAGAATGGTATTAAAAAAGATCAAATTTCTTTTATGGAAAAATTACGTGAAAGTAATCAAGATATAGTTAAACCATTTGCAGAAAAATATAATTACGATTTTCTTAAAGGTAAAAAACCTTGGGAAGTTCGTTGTGATATTGCAATACCAAGTGCTATTCAAAATGAAATACATGAAAAAGATGCAGAGAATTTGGTAAATAACGATTGCAAATTTATTGTAGAAGCAGCCAATATGCCGTGTACAGAAGAAGCATTAAAACAATTCCACAATAATCTTGTTGTAGTTGCACCCAGTAAAGCAGTAAATGCAGGTGGAGTTGCGGTATCGGCACTTGAAATGCGACAAAACGCAGGATGGGAAAAGTGGGGTTTAGCACAAGTTGACAACAAACTGCGTCAAATTATGAGAGAGATTCACGATAATTGCTTAAGAAATGCAAGAATATATGGAGATGAGGGTGATTATACACTTGGTGCTAATGTTGGTGGTTTTTTACGTGTTGCTCGGGCTGCTTTAGCACACGGAATCATTTAGACATAAAATATTCAACGATTGCTTCGTTTTTAACTTTTTTTAATATATTTTCAGGTACATGAATCATATTATCCGTCATAAACACATGATCATCAGGCTTCGGTTTTTTATAGCCTAGTAAAGTTATACTTTTTTCAGAAAAACAAAGTAATTTATATGGCATTATCCTACCATACACACCTTTTGTAGCACTAAACTTGCAATCGTAATCAGTATCTGCTTGTTGTGAAGTATATCTTGCTTCATAAATTCCATGAAGTACCCAATCAAGTGCAGATTTCAAAGAATCTGTTTCATATTCGGCAACAAAATCATCTTTCAGTAAAACTACTTCACATTTAAATAACTTTTTCTTAAAAAGTTTTGATATAATTTTTGTAAGCATATATAAATAAGTATATACTCAAAAGTTTTTATTGTAAATGAAAGAATTATCATAAACTATTATTTCATAAAATTTTATATGTATATATTTATATATTATGAACGAAGATTACTACACTTTGCTTGGTGTAACACGCAACACAACAGAATCGGAAATAAAAAAGGCATACAGAAAACTTGCTATAAAATTTCACCCAGATAAAAATAAGGACGACAAATCGGCTGAAGAAAAATTTAAAAAAATAAGTGAGGCATATGAAGTATTATCCAACTCAGATAAAAAACAAAAATACGATACACTGGGACACGATAACTTTGTAAATTCAAGAGGTGCAGGTGGGTTTCAACCAAACACAGACCCGTTTGATGCATTTAATTCGTTTTTTCAAAATGGATTTCATAAAAATGATCCGTTTAATCAAACCACTTCACCAAAAGTTGGAAGCAATTTGAAAATAGATTTAGAAGTAAGACTTCAAGAAATCATAAACGACACAACAAAGGTAACAAAATATAAAAGGCACGGAAAATGTAATAGATGCGATGGCCATGGGTTAAATGATAATTCAAAAATTCAAAATTGTAATACTTGTGGGGGCAACGGTGCAGTATACAGACGCATGGGACCTATGCAAGTACAACAGGTATGTCCCACTTGTCGTGGAGCAGGAACTTATATATTAAATCCATGTGGTGGTTGTAATGGGAGTGGTGTTACAGAAGAAACTCTAGATATAAATTTAAAAATACCAAGAGGAGTTCATAACGGAACTCGTTTAAGGGTGAGTGGGCATGGAAACTATGTAAAAGACGGAACTTTTGGTGATCTTTATGTCCATGTATATATAAAACCGGATACAAGGTATGAAAGAGATGGTGATGACATCTTATGCTCGGAAGAAATTGACTTTCAAAATTTAATTTTAGGAACTAAAAAAAATATAGAATCATTATACGGAAAAATTTCCATTACAATCCCACCTTTATCTAAACCAGACCGTGTTTTAAAAGTAAAGGAACATGGATTACCTAACTCCCGCACAGGAAGAAAGTCATGTATGTATGTTGTTCTTAAAGCAAGATTTCCAGAGAAAATATCAACAGAGCAAAAATCAATTCTTGATCTTTATAGTAAAACTATAAAATAGTTACCTTTTACGTTTCTGAGAACCAACTCCTCCGGACTTTATTGGAATTGATTTGGTTGATGACTCGTATGTTTTTTTGTTTTTAAGACGATATGTAATTCTACCTTTAGACATATCATATTTGCTTATCTCAACAAGAACTTTATCACCTATTGTTAACTTAATAAAATGTTGTTTAAGTTTACCAGCAAGAGAGCAAAGTAAAATTACTTTAGAATCTCCTTGAGATAACTCAACATCAAACATAGTTCCTGGAAGGAGTTTTTTTACGACTCCTTCCATTTCTATTATATCAGGATTATTTTTGCGTGACATAATTACTTAAGTAAGAATTTCATCAACCATTCCGTACTTCAAGCAAGTTTTGGCATCCCACCACAAATCATGTTTTAGAATTTCATCCATCTTTGTTTTTGGAATCTTAGTTTTTTCTTCGTATATTTCTTTTATACGTTTCATAAGATTATCTGAATTTTTCATGTCATCCTGAAGTTCTTGATATTTTCCCCAATGCTGAGAACTAAGTTGGTGGACAAGCATATATGAATTTTCACCAATGAATCGTTGTGTTCCACAGACACTCATAATTGTACCCGCACTAGCCGCACATCCATCAATGTATGTATATATGGGTGTTTTTGACTGATTCATGTAATCAATGCTACCAAATGCAGCGAATACACTACCACCATAACTATTAATTCTTAATCTAATCGGAATACCCACATCAAGACCAAGTTTCATAGAAATCATTTGCATTTCTCTGTCTAACCTAGATATTTCTTTATTAAGATTAAAATTTTCCTTCATACCAACACTCGAATAGAAGTAGATAATATTATCATCACCTTCTACAGTATCCATCGATCCTGCCTCGGCATTTTTTGACTTTGGACTAACCTTCTTTTTTGGAGAAACCTTTTTTTTAGGTTCTACATTTTCATTAAATTCCCAATTATACATAACTATCTAATTTTTCTTGGTTTGTTTGTTTTGACAATGGATACCTTTGACGAAGGATCGTGGTTTTTGCAAATACCAATCCAGTATTGTGCTTCACGTTTAGCATCATCTTCATTGATGAAGTTTCTATCGGAGGTTCTACGTCTATCACGAGTAACCACATAAACTTCGGTTTGAGGGTCGTAGTCTTGCTTCTTATTCATATATATTTATGTATATTTTTAGTTATTGTTTGGAAGAATAATATTATCAGGTTTTTCAATCTTTACAATACTTTCTTCGTTAGATTCTTTAGAGTCGTGTCCGACAACGTCGGAAGATTTTTTTTCAGTAGTGTTCTTTGCATAACAAGATGTGTCTTGAAACATTTCATCGAGGAAATTTTTTTGACCCTCTGATTCTTCAAGGGGATTGCCATGCATATCAAATCCAGCATCTTTTAAATCACCGATAATACTATTAATAGTAACACTATCGGCAACACTTGTGCCATACTTATTTTCGTAGTATTCAAATATCTCACGTGCTTTGGGGTGCATATTTTCACGTCTTTTATCATTATTGATAGTGTGAACAACATCCCATTCGGTATTTGCTACTCCGTGCCAATCGTAAATAAAACAACTATCCGGTTCATTTGTCTTTTCGACGGAGTCGAAAGAATTTTTTTCGGAAGATACTTCATGGAACTCATCAGTAAAACTTTCATTCGTTTTCGGTTTTTCACCGTATTGTTCAGCAGCCACTTGAATTGGATGTTTATTTCCATTTTGCCCATCAACGTCGAAAGAATTTTTTTCGGAAGGTTGTCCATTTGCATAATCGGTATTGTTGTACATCACATCAAACATATCCACATCTACATCACCAACAATATCGTAGGTTTCGAGAGAATTTTTTTTCAAAGGATTGTCGGTACTTTGACGAATACATCCAGCAATGATAGATTCTTTGCGATTAACGGCATCAAAATCAATAAGACCTTCACATGGATTACCAGGTTCACCTTCTACACCCCGTTCCGAGTAAAGATTATAGTCATCAGGACCATCCACAGGTGTCCATTCATCCTCATCCCAAGTTTCATCATCGTATACATTACCTTCACTATCATAATATACAGGTGATTCGTATACAGGAATCAAATCAAATGGATTTTCAATTTCTTCGTGAACAACATAACGATAAACACGAACTTTTTGACGATCACTATCTTCCGGTACACTAACTACATCCGATGGATTAACTTTAACGGAAACAAGACGATCACCAACCTGTTCACCGTTTTCATCAATTTTAAAACTTCCGTAACTACGAACATATTCAATGCTACCACAATGAAGACCACTTGAACAATGCTTTGTGGGATCAGCAGTTACTTCTTCATAGGGCATTTTTACTTTATTACCAACTTTATTTGAAATCGTTCCAGTATACTTGTCGGTATAATCACGATTAATTGCTTTGTAAGCAAGGAAACATCCGTCTTCGGTGATAGGAAGGTTCTCGTGCTTCAAAAAGGTATAAAGTTGATCTATGCTACCTTCAGAGGGATTATCCATAAGATTAACAAGGAAGTTAATCATGGGTTCTACCGCATCACCGTTTTGAATCATATCTACGATTCGTTGAGTAAGTACGTTGTGTACAATTGTTCCGTTGTAAATTAAGTTATCTCCATCAACAACAATTTGCCCATTGGAAAATTCTTTGTATCCATTTTTGACATCAAGAAGATTGTCAATGTCGAGGAAATTTTTTTGAAGCAATGCTTTTTTAATTTTATAGAAATTAGGATGAGTTTTACTAACAACCGCAGGTCCCGATTCGGATATTAGTGTAATTGTTGAGTCGGTGATTATACTTTGCATAATTAATTCTTTTTAATTAGATTAAGATTGTGGTTGACCGTCTTCTCCAAGAGGAGCAAGGCCTTGTTTCTTTCTTGCTTTGTTTTTGTTTGCAATTTGCGAACGATTCATTTTAGGTGTAACCATAGTTCCATAAATTCCTTTTACCAATACACCGGAACTTCGACCGGTTTTTTTTGAGACTTGGTATATTTTTGGATGCTTTTCTTTATTAGGTATGTTAATTCGTGCTTTCTTGCTCATGGTTGTAAATCCCGTTCTTGATTATTAAAATTACTTTTTTTAGTGGATTCTACGGAAGAATATTTATATTTCTTTGTAAGTTTAGATTGCTTTCCCATTCCAAACCTTTTCTTTAAACGATGTTTCCAATGTTGTGATGATTTCATGATTTATATATATTTGTTTGTTATTAAATTTATTTATTATAATAATACTTCATAAAACGTCTCTCGTCAACTTTTTTTTAATTTCATGCGAAATCAAAAAAAAACTTTCCTTAGACTTGTTAGTATCCATTGATATTACTTTTTGGTGGAATTTACCAATTCCATGTATTCAATAAGATTTTCCATAGAGTTAGTGTAGGAACCAGAACCATCTAAAGCACTTCCCATGAACCTTACCATTGGATACTCTTGGGAAAGCATATGAGGTATGTTCTTGAGGGTATATGACACCTTAGAAGTAAAGTAGGAATACAAGTTTCTTTCACAATGAATATTTGTATATCTCGTAAAGTTTTCAAAGTCGTGAGACGATTGAGATTCTTCGTCAGAAACATTTTTTTCAGAATGATTATTAATGTTTATGATTCTACGAATCTTCATTAATTCTTTTATTGTATCAGTATTACCAGATTCTTTAAGAAGAACACATACTCTTTTAAATACACGATTGTTAAGTAGATTATTAACAACCTTGTAAGAACCATCATGCTTGAAGTGATAAAACTTTCTTGCAATAACAGATTGATAAAGAGAACCAGTTTTATTTTTGAACGAAGATTCAATGTAATCGGAAATTACATCAAATACATTCTTGAAGTTATCATACTTTGTGAGTTTCTTGGTTTGAGCATACTTGATTCCGTAAATCTTAACATCATCTTGTTCAATGACCTTGTTAAGTAAAGTATTAAGTTTGCAAGTATTAGAATATTCACTATCATGGAAATAAATTTTCCAATTACGAATAGGAACATAATAAATAGTGTCCTTGGTATTCAAAGCAATTTCTTCTTCAGAACTCCAATTGCCAGCACTATTCCAACCATAGTCATTTATTTTCTCGTAAGCAATCACACTATCTTTGGTTGTAGTGGAAGAACTACGATTGGTGGGAGGTTTTTCCAATTCGGAAGTAACACTAACTTTATTTGGATAACCGATGAGTTTTAAATAGTTGCGTTCTTTGTCGGTAAACTCGTCAAATACAAGAACAACTTTGTTTTTATTCTCACGAACATAATGATTTATACGACTAACACTACCAGTTGGTAGATCGTTTTGAAAGAACTCTACATCAGCATCAAATGGAATGATACCATTAACATCACTTCTACGATTTACTTTATCAGCACCGTGGTATCTATTTCTTTTAGGAGAACCCAACCAAAACAAACGATAATCCATTTTTTCAAGATTAGGATTCTTGGAAACATCTCCGTATCGTTCAGATACATCTATTCCATTCCAAGATAGTTTTTCAGTCCACTTGAAGTGTCCAATGCTTCCACTTCCGTTGCGATCAATGTCAGAGTAGTATTCTTCGTTGTAACCAACCATACTATTAAAAAGAATACGAGCATCCCAAAAGTTCTCACAATCATTTAATTGCTCGTTCATAATATCCTTAATTTCGTTGTAAACACGTTCAACGAAATTAACCATATACTCACGACCTTCACTTGTCCAACCGATTTCTTCACGACTTGCAGTAACATCTAGATTTCCGATAGGAACACGAAATACCAAGTTACTAACCAGTCTACGATATTCGTAAGTGTTGCTCCATCCGTGCTTTTTTTCAAAGTCATCAGAAACATCAGAGAAATTGAATGGATAAGCAACATTACCCATAAGAATAATAGAATCAGAATAAGTAAGTTGTGAATCTACATAATACCAATCTTTTCCTTCAAGTCTCTTGGTAGGAACTTTAACTTCTTCTTTCGTTGATCCGATAGTAAGATTAGGAGTTACATCAAAGTAACCTAGAATGCGTTGTGCAGACTCACGAAGTTTATCGTAAGTATTTGCTTCAGTAGGAGTAAACTTGATTTCAGTACCAGATGCTTCATCAGTATTCTCTTCAGAGATGATAGAAAAGTTTGGGACATCCGCATCAAGATAATTGATAACCGTAGTCTTCTTACCATCCTTTACAGAAGTAACCGTAAACGCATCACTAAGAGTAAAAGGAGTTTTACTTCCTAATCCCATACAGCCCACAAAGTCGTTGCTATGAGTTTTGTTGCTATCAAAGTAAGTAGTATAAGTAGTTTCAAGTTCTTGTTTGCTCATACCAATGCCATAGTCCCTAATAGAGAACCAAGGCTCTGCCACACTAGGCAGGTGTACATCAAAAGGTGTATGGATATTACCTTTGGCTACGTGAGCATCATATGCGTTAGTAGATAACTCACGAATAGGAGCAGCTATTTTGTCACTATATAAACCATCACTTAATATCTTAAATGCTTTTGCTGATGCCTTGATTGAATACTGAGTAGTATTAGGTAATGTATTACTTACTACGTTAGGAGCTGTTTTAAGTTGCATAATAGATGATAGTTGATGTAATATATGTTAGTTGATTATTAGAAACTGAATAAGGTCTACGATTTATTATAGTTATATTATAGTTCTTAGAAAAAAATGAATTCCTCTATCTCTCGTATTTCTCATTATGATATCATCTTACCATAATACCCCTTAGACGTCAACATCTATTTTTATAATTTTTTTATAATTTAGAATTATTATGTAGGTTGGGTAAATATTCCCCCAAAAAATTGATGTATGCTACTTAATACTACTTAGTTAGGATACACAGGTTCTACAATGCAGTTTGCTTCTAAAGAGATTTCATATGCTTGATCCATGTTTACACGATCTCCTACACTAACAACTCTTGGTTTTGATCCTGAGTTTTTGTTTATTTCAAAGCATACACCATTTTCAATTTTCATAATTTCAAAATGAGCATCACTAGCCAGCATAGCAGTAGGATGACTTTTTACATATCTTTTTAGATACACATATGTAGTGCCTTCTGATGATTTACTATTAAACATAATAGGGAATTATATAGTGTCCCCAAAAATTAGTCAAGAAGCATTTCTATATTATCATCTTCCGAGTACACCGGTGTTACTACAACAGAATAAGTTCTTTCAATTTGAGTGGCTTGAGATAAAGTAATTCTTTCTCCTACTTCTAATTGTAGTTGTGGTCCATCTCCATCTGCTTCTTTAGCAAGTTTATTAACTTTAACTACAACCAGATTTTCCAACTTTCTTATTTCATAGCATTTCTCAGGATGCTCAATTGCAATAGGATGTTCTCCTACATAACGAATTAAATATATCTTTTGATTATTGTTCATTTGAAGTATTCCATTTCCCAAGAAACGGTGAAACATAATCTGTGATTTTAAGTTTTGATTTTCTTCCGAGCAATTTTGATTGTTCTGGAGTAATTGTATCACCTACACACATTTCTATTTGCGGTCCTTCTCCTTGTTTTAAATTGATTATTTTGTTTATTGCTACCGATGTAGCATTTTCAATGTCTTTAATTACAAAAAACTCATTTTTAGTTTGAGTAACGTTTCTTTCTAAGTGTACTATTGGTTTCATATATTAATCGTTAAGTAAATCTAAATCTTTAGAATCCCTTTCCACTATTTCAACAGTTTCATAATTGTTTTGATAATTACGGGTTTGTTGTACCAAGTGCTTTACTTGGAGTTCGTTAAGAAATTCCCCCACTCTTACTTCTTTATCAGTAAATCCGAAGGGATCGTCTAAACTTTTTTCAGGAATAACAATAGATGCTTCGTTGATAATTTTTTTTATCTTATACGGCAGAGTTACACTCTTAGGGCAATATTCAATAGTAACTTTTACACCCTTCGGTCTGTTTTTTCCCAATCCAAGTAAATTAATCATATAAATATATATATTATATCATCGATAATTTTACGATTTTTTGATTTCATTTAGAAATATTTTATGTCCAATTGAATTTAACCAATTTTCGTATTGTTTTAAAACTTTAGATGTAATTGCAGGTGGTGATAACAACTGGTATGAATCAAAGTCCATTGTTTCTGATACAGGTACTTTCAATGTATCGTGTAATTGATTAATTTTAGTGTAATTGATAGCAGACTCTGACATAAATTCCCACTTAAAAATGTTAAACAGAGAATCCATTCCAAATATAATACAATCACGTTCTTCAGTATCAAGAGTATGAATAAAATCTAATTCATTGTGGGAATAAGGATTTTTAACAATTTCTTTGCTTAAAGTTAGAATTTCACTTAAATCTGGCAAAGTATAGTATTTTTTTCCGTTTAATATCTTCATTTATGCTAATTTTATATATAAATATTAAATAATTCGCACAAAAAGGTGATTACAGACGGTGTAGTACACGTATTCATAGGTTTTTTATAGTAAAATCTTGGGAAAAAAATTTATAATCTGGATTTTTTGAGATTTTGTCCGAAAAAATAAAAAATCTGGTGTCTAAAATTCGATATGAGTAAAGATCTGACAAAAAAATGGTCATCCACACAAGAGTAGACTAGGCCGGCCCTTTTTTCGGCTTTAGTTGGCTGGGTTACAAAAAAAAATATTAGTATTTCTAATAGCACTATATGCACTATATGTTGTGTATATAATACTATATGCTTATGAACATATACAATGACTTATTATATCAACTATATAAGATATTAGTATAATACCTACTACGTAAATAATAATATTAACAAGGATTTCCACGAAATTAACCAGTACAAAGCATTGTAATGGCTATTACACTTGCAAGAATAAGTGCTTTTTTCGTGATTTTTACTGTTTTTTCCGAAGAAATTATGTTTTTTGTTGATTTTATCACCTTCACCATGATAATAAATATTATAAAAACTCATTTTTTTGCATTATTATATCATTAGAAGCACTAATAGCCGTTTATATGCAGTTTTTGGTTGGAATTTATATAAGTTTATGTAATAATAGTATATAAATGAGCATACTCAGACATCATACTTGTAATATAATAAGATTATTTGCAATACTAAATATTTGTATTGCTTTAAGTGCGTTTATATTTGTTGTTAGTATACTATATGCTATATATGGTATATTATCAAGTATGTCCAGCCTTTTTGTTCGGATAGTAAATTAAGTTTTACTTTGAAATTTGTAATAAACATGAACAATAATCAATAAAGTGATTATGCCCACGAAACCGGCCATGCTATCTAGCATCTCTTGAATGTTATATACTACTATATTACCTAAAAAGAAATTGTCACCGAATAATATTACTCCTAATAATAACAAAGGTATAACACTAATCAATAACAATGTTATATGACGAACATATTCATTAACGGTTTTAAAAATATTTTGTATATTGATTTTTTTCATTTTATTGGTATTTGGATTTTCCGCAATTTCTTCGTTATCACGGTCAATTGCATAATTGCTCAACGGAGAATGAATTTCTATATAAGGTTGTTGTCGTTGTTCAGGATACTCAGCATAAAATAATTCTTGTGCTTCATCCGGTGAATTTGCTTTATAGGTAACCGTTTTGTTGCTTAGTGGATTATCCGGGTGTTGTTTAAATGTGATATTATAGGTTTTTAATTTTTTTTGGGGATTCACGTTTTTTTCGTAAGTTGCGTATTATCAACACTTTAAATTTTTTTTTTGCAATACTTTTTTATCGTGTAAGTTCAACGATAATACATACCACGAATAATACAATCATTGTGTATGTAAAAATTTCAATCATATTTTTCTATGCGTTGCTTCACCTAAATATCTTGATATAGCATTACCAATAACTTGTGCTAATTCTTGTTGTGTTGTATCATTCAATAAATTTGGACTTATAACATTATAGCCATTGTCCGCAAGATATTTTTGTATAGCATCATATACTACATTGTTTATTGTTTCACTCATAATTTAATTGCCGAAATGTTACTTCATATTTTTTGTTGTTAGAATCAATAAATGTAATATCACGTTTACCACTACGAAAATTATACCCACTGTCTGATTTAGTGTAACCTTGTGCTTTCATAGCAGATACAATAACATCATCTACTTCCATTGTTGTATTACGATTTAATTCCGCATTATCTACAATAGTATTTTCAGATTGTTGTTGATGTTCAGTAATTGCTTTTTCTACTTTTTGTGCAATCCATGTTCTTGCTACATTACTTTCGAGATTCAATTGCATTCCAGATAAGTTCTTTAATGCATCTTCTATTATTTTAATCATATCTTAATATTATAATATAATTTGATATTAGTCAAATACTTTATGCAGAGCACACAGAGCACAACAGCATTTAAGCAGGGCTTGATATTTCAGTTGCTAATATTGGCTATAACCAGTATATGAACCAGAATATAATTTCTAATTTGAAAATTTAATTCACAATGTGTGTATACACCAGGTTGCGTAATATAGTACATGGATGTAATCTGCGATGATTTTAAACTGCTGTATTCATTGCAAAAACATTTGGTACTTTTTTTGACTTACGATAAACTTATATGTAACCCACCCTCCCACTCCTTAGAGTGTAATAAAGTTTTTATAATTTGTCAAGACTATTATTATAAAAAAGATATAAAAACTTTATTTTTTCATTAGTTCCGACCATACCCAAATACAGCCAGTTACTATCAGTATAATTGCTACTATAATCCATTCGTTCATGTTATATAATATAGTATGATAATGTGAATAAGTCAAATTATTTTTGTCAAGTTTTTTATGATATATTTCCCCAAGAAAAATGAAGGCATTTTGGGTCTGGTTCTGTTCCCCTCCCACCATCCCTTGATGGTATCAAAAATTTTGCGAAAAGTCAACTCATAATAATGATAATAGTAAAGCTATAAGTAATAGTAATATACGCATACATAGTAATAGTATAACGCAATAGCAATCAGCACCTACTTTCAATAATATGCACCTAGCAAAAATATTTAACTGCCATATCGTAAGTTGCTATTATTCAGTATGTTGTGTAGGTAATGAATATAAGCAATTATTTTTCGTAGGTGCTAATTGCTTTTTATCGGCCGTTGCTAGTGGGGGCAATGCATATTATCATTAGTAATAGTAATAAGGAATGTGTATGAAATGGCTTGACAGCAATAGTGTTTTTTGCTATGAGTAGCTATGGCATAATTAGGATGCCTCTGCGAGAAACCCCTATATTAAATTATAGGTGTGGTAGGCTCTCAGCCTTTATCAATCAGTATTTTATTATATTATACATAAATAAATGTATATGACTATCAATATATCTACCTTGATACCTAGAACGCATTTGACACCTATAATACAAGGTTTATCATGCACACAAGGTTAAAAGGTATTTTTGGGGACATATAGCCCTACCTAAACGTATACTATATTTGTCTATTATGCTATTAGGCTATTACTATATGAATATTATCAATTAACATCAACTATCATCAACTATCATCAATTATCATCAATTATCATCAATTATCGTTAGTTGGTGGATGGGGACAACTAACCTGATGTTATACGCATTTAGCATTTATAGACGGGTAAGACGACGTTCATGCTATTTCATTTAACCTATTACTATTACTATTACTTATACTATGTTTATTACTATTATGCATTATGCGTATATTATCTACTTTACTATTACTATTACTATTATTACTTGTATAGCTATTATCATTATCATTATGCTATATTTCCGCAAAAATTTATATAACTTTTTCAGGCCATATCTAGTTCCCTTTTACGGGTAATTCGGTGGGTGGAAAACGAGGCCTAATAATAGATGAAATGAAGAAGAAATCAAATGGTTGCGAAAGCAAGCATTTATTTCTTTTGAATGAAATCTGAGTGCATATAATACTCTAAATTTTGAGGAGGATTTTTGTCCTCAATAGTATACCGATAATCATCAATTTTGGTAAGACCTTTTCCACCACTAGAAACAACAACACCATTTGAAAAATGAGAAGCAATAGTAGAAAAACAACTTGAAGATTTAATCAAAACATCTGCACGAAACATATAATATAAGTCCTGAATAGCATCTTCATTTATACGCAATTCCACATCCTTTAAATTTCTAAATCTATACAAAGAATCAATATGTTTAATAAGAGAATTAGCAATATCATCATTACGTTTGCCATCAAAAATTTTTCTCGAATCCTCGGTTATTATAATGATTTTAAGAGGTTTATTCTGATAATTGCACAATGTATTATTGCGAACAAATTGAATAGCATCAAGAAAAAATTCATCACTATTTGCTCGTTGTTTAAATCTATTATTAAAACGAAACAAATCACCTCTGCGAATATGAACCACTATATTATAGTAATCATAATTCAATGAATCAAGGGATGAATGAACGACACTTTTATTAAACTTTTCAAGATATAATTCTTTAACCATATTAAAATGATAAGGATGTTTTTTGAATAATCTAGGCACACAATTTTCACCTTTTCTACACATACCCATAAAAGTAATTTTATTATACTCAATATCATCAATGTACAATTCGTTGTATCCAAGATTAAAAAATTCCTCGACTTTTTTTCCGTATTCATAATCATCTTTATGATGAGAACTTTTTACAAATGGAACATGAACATACTCAACATCATCTGTAATTTTACAATACCCCCAAAGAAAAAATCGCCGTATCATTTGAGCACCTATGCCATCTCGTTTTTTATCATCAAATGCTAAATATTTCATATCAAAAGGTATAATCCAAATATTGAATATCATTAGCATATTTTGAAACAAGCAATTTTTTTGTTTGTTCTGAATAATACTCTGAATAGTGATTATGATAAGTAGAGTTTTTAATCTTTAATTTACTTTTAGGTTTATTTATCATATCGCACAATGTATCATAATCATTTTGTAAGTTTTCGTATCTTCCCACAAAATTCATTTTACATACATCATTCATATAAATAAAATCATAATTGGGTAATAAGTGCTGGTGAATAGATTGTTGTCTTTGTGTATATTCAAGATCTTGTGCAATGAAATGATCAAATGTTGGATGTTCGTTTTCATAGTTCTTATGAATTTTACAACGATAAAAGTATTCTGAAACCGCACGTTCAAATGGATTTCTAATAAAACTGAATTTGAAATAATCATCAAATTGTTTCGTAGAAAGATAATCATATTCTAATAATTGTGATATACTATAATGTTGTCTATATAACATATGTGCCTTACTCCAACCAATAGGATTTCTTTGATCTGTAAATTCCTTGGTAATTGTTTGTGTGGCAGTTTTTGGTATTTCCACAAACACTATTTTTAAGTTATGATCAATCACACATATAAATATGATTTTGATGATTTATCGTTTCCACCAAAAATCGTGAGCATATAACCAATATCTACGGTCATACCAATATAGAATATAACGATCATAATACCACATGGAATAAAACCAACCATATTCTTCACTGTATAAAAAATTTTGCTCGATTCCGAAACTGAATACCCACCCTAAATCTTCACGATATATCCATGTATCGTATGTGGTACTTTGTATAGTAGTAGAATAAGTCCATCCGTGGTTATCTATATATCTCCATTCATAGTCATCGTAAGGATCATCAATAATACTAAGTTTAGGTTCTTTTATAGTAGTATCTACTTTATGAACATTATTTGGTTCTTCCGAAAAATTTTTCCTCGATGGGTCTGGCAACATATCTCTTGCTGGAATGCCAAATGGATCGGGTTTGCTTTCATTCAAGATATTCATTGTTTTCTGAAATTGTTTGTTACGAGATAAACATCTTGAGAAATGAATACCAATATCTAATGGTTCGTGAGCATTTACGGTTTTGCAATATTTACATCCGCAGAGAAAATCTGAGATTTGAGGATAATATCTACCAGCAAATAAATTACATACAATCAATAAACCACTGTATATTAAAAAAATTTTGCTCGACATATGATAATATATATCATACTGATAGTATAATCAAAAACAAACTAAATAGATTATACACGGAATAGTAGAACCTATTATCGTATAAAACGCATCTAATATTTCAGGGTTTCCTTTTTTAGTCTTCGCATCATATATTTCTTTAGTTATTCCTGCTATAAATCCAAGAGAAAATAATAAAGGATGAATAAATCCGAATGAAGATAATACCAATCCTGCTATAAAATGCAATTGTTTGTCTAGTGGTATTTTCATATTACAAATAAAGTTTCAGTAAATTTTCCAAAGAACCATCTTTGATTCCATCTTTAACTGTTGTACTAAAAAATGTAGTTGAACCACATTCTATATTTTCATAGTGATAGTAATTATGAAGTTCATCATCAACAGTAGCAGACTTGGTGTTTATGTGAAAATGAGTATATTTGTTTTCTGCTACGATGTTTTTTAAATTCTTGTACAATGAATAAGTTTTTAATTTTGATGTTCTTTTCAAATGACCACACATAAAATCACCCCAACTTCTTTCGCATATCTTTTGAGCATAATCAAGATCAGTCTGTGGATTAAATGCAATTACCGCATCAGCATTAAGTTTGCTTCCGAATAAAATAGATGCGTAACCACCTGCACTAACACTCATCGTTACAACTTTGTCGTGTGATTGAAAATATTTTTTGAAAAATGCAAGTGAGTGTGTGATATTATTTCCAACTCCTTCAATTTTACTTAAATACCAATTTTTGAGATTATCTCTGACAAATAAATAATTTGCATAAATATTCATATTAGATAAACTTTTTCTAAATTCGAATACTGATTCATTATCAACGAACTTAGAAATATTACTTGCAAACGCAATAACAAGATTTTTACTTTTATTGTCGTAAAACTCGTATCCACATGAACTCATTTATATAAATATAAACGGAATTATTATTTGAATACTTTACATTTATTGTCGTTATATGTGAATCCCTCAACAGTATGAGGAAAGTTTAAGAAAATAGTATCACCAAAATCTGTTGTATTATTGATAGACGGAGTATTTGTAAAGTAATGAAAATGTTCTCCGTTTGATCCTACTAGAATATCACATAACTCATTTTTATTTCTTATTTTAATAACTACACCTGTTTGAACATCATACATTTCTTTAAATTCATTATCATCTTCATGATCTAATACTTCCGCAGAAATTTCCAAAGTAGTTGGTTTAGTTATTCTAGTGTCTAGTCTTGGTTCATGGTCATTTTTAAAAAGCAATGATACTAAAATTCCTTCATTCATAGAATTTCCAATTGCTATTTCGTGTGGATTGCAATATTCGTTTCCATCAGGATCTTCGTGGGAAATTTCACATATTACAATATCATCAAACATATTCTTACTTTAAAGCAAAGCATTCAATGGTGCAACGATAAAAATATTATAAAAACTAATATTTATATAACAAGGAGATTGATGATGAAATTAAATATAACAAATAAATTAAAAAATATTTGCTGGAGTTGTTTGGCATTTGTGGCAATTGGTATAACGATAGTTTTTATGGCAGGTTCAAGTTGTAAAACAAAAACAGATATGCGTGAGTTAATTGATATACCAGTTATGAGTGGAGAAGATATAGAAAATTCTTTCCAAAATAAGAATTATATTGATCGTCATACGATTGGTAGACACTTTTCAATGCAAAAATCAGCAAACTGGGTTCAAACGAAAGTTCCTACTGACTTTAAAGTTGTAATGCTTGATACTCGTTATCGTTATGTTGATTATTATCATTTTCGCAAATTTAATAATTGGTTTAAAAAACTTATGTTTGAAGCAGGAATTCAACCTGGTATTGAAAACAATCATCAAGCACTTGATTGTGATAACTTCGCAATGTTATGCAAATCACTTATGGGTGTTAGTGCATATAAAAGTGGAGATAAACTTGAAATGGGAGTAGCAGTAATTGTTGTTCGTCAAGTCAATGAATTTGGTGGAATACCAGGAACCGGTGGACTTCATATGCTGAATTTGATATTTACACCAGGTAAGTGGCTCATTTACGAACCACAAACCAATGAATATATTCGTCTTGAAGATTATCCAAATCAAGAATTCGTTCAATATATGATTTTATGAAACCTCATAAATTTAAAAAACTAGGAAGACAAAATTTATTGATTATTTTTCAATCAATGAATGCACATTTATATAAAGAAGAAAATGCAAATAAATTTGAACTTGAAGGTACATTTTCAAAACCAGAAAATGATGTAAGTTCTTGTGATTATTTATTTATCAAAGATGAAATTAGGCCTGCTCTTGGTGGTGGATGGTATTTAAATCCAAGTGAATCTGTATACGAACTTATAGATTTTTTAAGTAAGCAGAAAAAAGATTACAACAAAATTTGTGCAACAGGTATTAGTGCAGGAGGATTTGCTAGTATACTATTTGGTAGTTTGTGTATGTTTGATTTAGTTCTCGCAGTTGACCCTCAAACAATCTTATATGATTTTGAAACTAATAAACCTCTTCATAATGCAGATGATACCTATTTAGACTTAAAACCACACATTAACAATACCACAAAGTATTATATGTATAATAATGGTAAAGAAAAGTATAAAGAGTGTGACTTTGATGGTAAACTCCACCATAAAATTAATTCATATAGACTTAGAAAATTTGATAATGTATTTGTTGAAAGATTTGGTAATGTAGCAAGTGGTAATTGGAAATCAATCTTAAAAAACAACGGGTTTTAAGAAATTTAATCTAAATCACTTTTCTTTAATATTTTTTTATTTATCATGACCAAAATTAAACTACTTAATTACGGAAATTGTCAACTTTGTGTTGTCAGTAACTACTTAGAAAAATACTTTTCAAACGAATTTGATATAATATCATGCGAAGATTTTAATTTAGAAACTTTTTGGAATAAATCAAAAACCTTTTGTGTTTGGAAACGAGGATATAATAAAGAAAATCAAAACAAATATTATAAACGTGTTCACGAAAAAATTGCAGAAGCAGATGTTTTTCTTTTTCAAGATCATAGTGGAAATAATAACATTGATTATTTAAAAACCGAGTATCTTCAAAACGAAATAGCAAAAAAACATAACACTCGATGTATTGCAGTTCACAATTATTGCGAACAGGATATTTATCCGGATCGTAAATGGATGATAAAATACGCAGTTTCACAGGATATTACCGATGCAAATGAAATTGATGCGTTTCTTCGCAAAAGTAGTGATTCTTATTTTGCGGAATATATGAAAAAAAGTTTTAAAAAATCAAGAATTCAAAATAAAGAATGGGAAAATAAAGCAAATAATATTTACGATGATTATATTTCCATGAATGATTTTATTATGGATAACTACGACAAAAAATTGCTAAGTCATTCATTATATCACCCAACTGAACATTATTTTGCGGAATTTACCACTAGAATTTTAAACAAATTTAATTTAAAATTTGATGAAAGCACGATTTGTGAATTTGATCAACCAAATTTTATTGGGCATCCGTATGAGTATGAGTTTTTTAATAAAGCATTTCCTAATATCACTGACTCTTGTATAAGAAATGATGATCTTACTGCTAAAAAAATAAATTCTATTTTAAGAAATTTACTCTAAATCACCTTCTTTGTGTGTTTCTACAACACAATCTTCAAGAGGTTTTGCAACACAACTAAGAAAATAACCTTCTGAGATTTGCTCATCATCAAGAAACAATTGATCTTCTTGTTCTACACTTCCACTTATTAGTTTGCAGGTGCAACTTGAGCAACTTCCATTTCTGCACGAATATGGTAAGTTGTGACCAGCATCTTCTGCTGATTCAAGGATGCTAATATCCTCATCGCATTCAAACCCAGATTCATCTCCTTCAGGAGATTTAATTGTTATTTTGTATTCTGCCATAATCTATAAGTATTTAGTTACCAACTACAATTATATTTTTATTGGTTTGTTATTTAAGTTTCTCGTATCCATTCCAAGTTTTAATACCATGTATAGCAAATGCTCCGTTGCTACGACTATCAAGTGCGTGTTTTATATCTGTTTCATATATATGATGTTTACTAAATTGATTTCCTTCATTTTCTTTTATATTTGCCAATTCAACTGCAAGAGCAATAAATCTATCAGGTGATGCACCATATGGATATGTCATTGTATTGTATTTGTTTAATATCTTACAAACTTTGAGTAAATTTATAGCATTGTTTTTTCCACAAATAATTAATGGCCAATGCCACCACTTCAAATTCAATTCAGTATTTACTTTTTTGCAACCGGTGAAACCTTCATTTTGTGGTGGATAATCCCAAAACCAAACATCAGGTTCTATTAGGATAATATGTGCATTTTCAGGATCATCTGACAATGAAATACATTTATCAAGAGTTCCAACTAAACGATTAATTAAGTTAAAGTTAATATCTTGTTTAATTTCAAAATTAGGATAACTATCCGAACCGATAGATATTTTATATGAATCAGAATCACTCCAAAATTCTTTATCACCACCTGAAAATAG